CCCCGACCCTTTTTTTGGCGCCTGACCCCGGGGGGCAAAAACTTGGGGGGCTATGACGTCATCACTCTGACGTCACAACGGCACTTCCGGGTATGACGTCATCGATGTGACGACAACAAACATGTGACGTCATTGTGACGTATATCCTCCCGGAAGTGACGTCACCGGAAACTATAAGGGGCATACATTAACCGGAAGTGACGTCACACCCCATAGGGTCCCCCATAGGGGTCTGAAGGTACGGGGTCCATAAGGGACGGTGGTCACGTGACCCTATGGTATATACCACGTGACAGGTGGGCGGGGTTTAAATGACCTCCCATTGGTTAATCTAATGAGCAGGAAGTGACGTAGGTATCCAGGCAGACCAGGATGTGACGTCAAAGAACAGTCTATGACGTCCCTTCTGCCTCAGTTTCCCTTCTGCCTCAGTTTCCCTTCTGCCTCAGTTTCCCTTCTGCCTCAGTTTCCCTTCTGCCTCAGTTTCCCTTCTGCCTCAGTTTCCCTTCTGCCTCAGTTTCCCTTCTGCCTCAGTTTCCCTTCTGCCTCAGTTTCCCTTCTGCCTCAGTTTCCCTTCTGCCTCAGTTTCCCTTCTGCCTCAGTTTCCCTTCTGCCTCAGTTTCCCTTCTGCCTCAGTTTCCCTTCTGCCTCAGTTTCCCTTCTGCCTCAGTTTCCCTTCTGCCTCAGTTTCCCTTCTGCCTCAGTTTCCCTTCTGCCTCAGTTTCCCTTCTGCCTCAGTTTCCCTTCTGCCTCAGTTTCCCTTCTGGCACTCATTCACGGCGGCGGTCCAGATCTGCCTAGCGACAGTGACGTCACTGGAGAGCAGCCAACCGTGACCGCGTCAGGCTATCGCTATACCGCCCACCCCTTACCTACGTCATCAGTGACATCGATACCTTATAGCGGCACGCCTACCCGATTTGCATTAACCAATGAGGAAGGTGAGGAACCCGGCACCGCCCAGAGATAGACTTAATCTGCCCGGAGACCGGAGGAACCCCGCCCACTAGTGCCTCGATTTACCCAAATCCAATTAATTATTTATTTTATGACTGTCATTCTAATAGCAGCCTCAGTTTACCCCTACTTTTTTTGCAATCATCAACCATTCAACAGACTCAGTTTACCCAAAAGTCTCAACTGCCTCAACTTCCCCCGGAGAGTCCCTCTCAGACTCAGTTTACCCCTTCTCGGACTCAGTTTACCCCTTCTCGGACTCAGTTTACCCCTTCTCGGACTCAGTTTACCCCTTCTCGGACTCAGTTTACCCCTTCTCGGACTCAGTTTACCCCTTCTCGGACTCAGTCCCTCTGCTCCAAGAGCTGTAGCCTCGCGCGCCCATTTTTTAAAAGAAGCCCTCTCTGCCTCAGTTTCCACAAAAGCCGCAACTCTGACTCAGTTTCCCCTTTCGCTTTCCGTTTCGGACTCAGTTTCCCCTCTTCCATCCACGCCCTCGGTTAACCACACAAAAACCCCTCTCATCCGGAACCCTGTGCCTCAGTTTCCAATTTTCGGGTTTCAGCCTCAGTTTCCCTTCTCGGCCAGGCCTAAATAATTAAATAACTGCCGCCCAGTGCCTCAGTTTACCCAGTGCCTCAGTTTACCCTGTGCCTCAGTTTACCCAGTGCCTCAGTTTACCCAGTGCCTCAGTTTACCCTGTGCCTCAGTTTACCCTGTGCCTCAGTTTACCCTGTGCCTCAGTTTACCCAGAGCCTCAGTTTACCCAGAATCTTGTGTATAATAATTAAATAAAGTCACTGCTGCCTCGATTTACCCTGCACAAATAAATATTTAATTAAATGCACCCTCTGCCTCAGTCTCCCCTTTTTTTGCGTCACCGTGCCTCAGTTTACCACTACACACAAACAGACGACCACCACCACTACCAGAGACCACCGGGTGCACTCAGAGTTCAGCCTGCCTCGACTTACCCTCACACGTCCCTTGGCCCAGGGCCCGCTCCCCCTGATGCACCCCCTCCCTTCAGGGCAGAGAGGTGAATCTCCGGTCACCCTCGGCCTCAGTTTACCCTGAGACTCAGTTTACCCTCCCTCGGCCTCAGTTTACCCCTTCTCGGACTCAGTTTACCCCGTGGACCGGCTTCCATCTTGAAATTGACCAGAGTGACTCAGTTTCCCCGCGTCTTCCATCTTGAATTGGCCTTCCTTTAAAAAAAAATCCCCCTCGTGCCTCGACCTCCCCGACCCATCCATCCTGCCCGGCAACCGATGACCGTGATGATGTCAATGGTGGCCTTGACCAGACTGACTCAGTTTCCTCAAAGACATCTTTCCCATTGACTTTTAAAGAAACCAAGATGGCGCCACTCATGTCAAGTCTGAGTTTTAACTGCACCCCCCCCCACTAGTCAGCCATCTTGACCGGTACCTGAACTTTCAGGTCAAGATGGCGGACCCCACTTCTTCTTGGAAATCCCCTACTTACTTTTACTCCCCCTTCCCAAAGGACCCCATTGTTCCTTTGTTTTTCAAAAATAGAAGACGGGAAATCGGGAGGGGTGATTTTTTTTTTGACCATCCGCCAGGTGTTGCTGATAAGACTTAATGATGATTGACGTTGGTGGGCGGGCCGGTGGGGGTGGTCTGGAATGTACCCAGACAAATAAATAAATAATAGACCACCCCCCTTCTCGGTTGCCCGTGGCTACCGTGACAACAAACATAGATGCAGAGCCCCTCCCCTCATCATCCGCCTCCTCCTCCCCCTAGAGTCTGCCTAGCGACGGCTGATGCCGATGCTGCTGATGCCGCCGCCCCCTCTCTGTTTATTAATTACTTAATTCATGCAGATGAGCTTCGTGACGCGGCTCCCGTTAATTACTTGATGATTGATTGACGCGCGCGGCGCTGACTTTTTCACCAATCCTAGGCCTCGGTGAGCGCTGGGCCCGCCTCCCTCAACCAATAGCAGCTGCTTCTGCCTCTCCCCCTCATCCATTCCCCCCACCCCCAGGTAAACCCCCTCAAGTCATGAATATTCAAAACAATAGATAATACATTTGTGGATAGATTTCCCCCCCCCCACAGGCCCACCCACTATAACAAAAAAATTAAATAAATGAAAATTTAAAAAAATTTTAAAAATTGGTTAAAAACTAAAAAAATTATTAAAAAATTAAAAAAATAAGTAATTTAATAAAAAATTAAAGTCTGGTGGTCTCTCTGTATAATTATTATATAATTATTTAACTCTTATTCTACCTAGCAACAAAAAGTCAAACAGCCAATCAACTGCCAAGGTTCCCCTAGACCCCTCTCAATAATTTTTTTGGGTTAAAAAACCTTAATTCATAATTTTTTAATTAAATAAACTCCAGAGCCAACAACCAATCAGAGATGCGTGTCCATACCACTACGTCATTTGTATCCAGCTCCATACAAGTCAATGGGTCCCTAGCACCCCCGACTGTCAGTCACTTTAAAAGGACCCTCCCACTTCAAATAACGGATCAATCGCATATTCGCCGCGGCGAATCTCCTCCCCCCGAGTCCCTCTACCCATCCCGCCATTGGACGCTGACCTCCGCAAGCCCCGTCCACCCGAACTGTCATTTACTTTCACTTTAAACCAATGGCCGTCCGCGACCACCCGATGGGCGTATCGGGTGGGCGTTGCTGCGAAACAGCTAGGCGGGGCCCGGCCCACCACCTCGTGACCCACGTGGGGTACCATGTTCCATCATTGGTCGGCGGCACGGAGACCCGCTCCTCCCAAACTGCACCCCCCACGCATCTCTCCGCCCTCTCCCGTTATCTCTAATGGAACCAGCGGTCCCGCCTCCGTCCCCTCCTACGCGCCCGCAAATGCCAAAAGGCATCCTTATACGGGCGGCGAGGGGGCTTTCCCCGCCTCCCTTCTGACCTATTGTATATTCATAACTACTTAATTAGGAAAATTTAAATATAGCAGCGGGTGCCAAACCGGTAATGAGTTTCCCTTTCCCCTTGTCGGTCCGTTTCCCCTAAGGACCCCGAGACTTGGCAGGCACCCCCGGGTTAATCATCATTAAAAGGACATTACACACGTAATCAGGATACCGGGCCGGATGCCAAGTTGGCCCGAGTGTCAAGATGTTAATCATAGGTGGAAATTTTTTTTAAACCACCTGCTTTCGATTCCCATTGACTTCTATGTGATGGCATGCTAATCCAATTAAGATGGAGACCGTGAAGTTCTCGGATGCACCCCCCTCTCCTGCCCCCTCCCAACAGACCCATATCCTAATACTAATTGGTCCACTTGACCCAACGACCCTAGCAACCTGCCCCTAGACTTTCCCTTATTGGTCGGGACGTCCCCCTTCGGTCCCCCTCCTCGGCTCCTTCTGGGACGTCAGCCAGCATCTTGGGCCAACCCCCCTCCCATCCGGCTACCTCCTTATCTCAATGTTCCCATACAGGTCTGTGAATCAGATTAAGTCTCCATGCAATGGGTAAACAGGATCCTTCAGACAATGGACAGCCCCCTCCCGACCACAAGGACCCTTGGAAAACAGGATGTCTTATCTCAAGTGGGTGCCAAGGAACCGCACCTTATCGTTTCCTTGCCAAAAGGGGTGGTATAAAAACTAGGTGCTAACGACGTCCCCCCACCAGTCTAGCTTCAGCAGCCCAAGGTGCCGCATCGCTAGAGCTCCTTCATCTGAAGAAAAAAAAAGAAAAAAAGAAGAGGAGTGGTCTTCACCCTCATCAATACATCGCAGTGAGTACCCCTCCCCTATATTATTAAATAATTAATTATCAATAAGTAGTATTAAATATATATTTAATAGGCTTGCACTATGCAACCAATATAACATATTAATTAATGCAAGCCACTTTTTTCAATTTAAAACTAAATTAGTTATTTTTATAAAATTACAAATTTGAATATTGATTAATTATTAGATGGAGACTCCACCCAGAGACCCAAGACTCAATTCAGAACCAATCATCATCGATTCTGATGATGAAGATGACATCCAACAGCCACAGAGGTAATTAATAAATTAAAAAAACAATAATAATTTTTTTTAATTCAACAAATGAATTAATTATTTTGTTTGTCTGCCATTATGACAATTGTAAATTAATTATTTTTATACCATTCTATTTTTAAACATCCAGCGCCGGAGCCACCGAAGACACCGGGAGCAATCCAGACTCAGAAGCCGAGACCGGAGCGCCTCTCCCGGCTGCCGGGCCGCGTTCTCCCCTGAAGAGAAAAATCAAAGAAGAGCCCTTGTCCAGCCCAGAACACAGCGCCGCAAAAAAGTAAGCTCAAAAAATTTTTTCTTCTTGCAACTCTTTACTTTGCTCCTCTTTGAAAAAAAGCACTCTGCACACTTCTTACACATTTCCTATACATCACAGCTTCCAGAAACCACGTGCTCCCCCTAGAGCACGCCCCTAACCTTATAGACACCCCCTCCTTCCTATGCCACATCACTCACGTCACCAACCGCGACCCCACTAACCTATACACAGTCATACACTCCTCATCACCTCTCCATTAGTCCCTATGGGGAATGACACATAGCACATAGGGGCGTACACTTCTCCCCCTCCCCACCCCCTACTCATACCTGTCACGTCACAGAGACCACCCAAAAAAGTTCACTAGGACCCTCCTCTCTTTAAAAACCCACCTACTCACTTTACATACCTCCATAGAAACCCACCAAACACACCTGTATGCACACTCAGACATCCACATCTCTGTCTCTAGGTGACGTTGTCGGTTGCTAGGCAACAGAGGCAGATCTTAAAACTTTAAAAAATTCTGGGTTGCTAGGCAGACACACTGCACTACCCTTAAATGTGCTCAGGAGGGCGCTAGCATAGAAATTGGCAGCTGCATGCTTTGATTGATTGTTTATCAGCTAGTGATAGCTCACCAATAGCTAATCAATTCTTGCTCTTGGCACCATTTCAAAGTCAGCCATGGCCTACAGTAGTAATACTGTCTAGCGCGACACTCTAATGAAACAGGCTGACTGACTGTAGAGCAACTTTTTAAAAATCTAACTTTTTAGTTTGTGCTCTATAGCGCAACTGACAGGCCAGGATAGTGTATTGCAGCGGCAGGGACTTGTGTGGCGGGTCCTACAAGCCCCCTCTGTGGCACTGGTCCAGAGGAGGAGTGGTGTCCTCTGATGGCCCATCCCATCAGAACCACCCACTCTGAACAAGTGCCAGAGATGGGCAGTCCTCAGACCATGAAGGGAGGGACCTCAGTAGCATGATTGACAGTCTAAAATAAATTAATAATTGCCTGCAGTTCACTCATGAGCGCCACCGATGGCCTCTTGGTGTACAGCAGGCAATTTTGGACTTAGAAAAATTTCTGAACTTTGTAGGAGGTGGCCAGCCACAGTGACTGACGTTATGGAGTAGGTGGTACCCACCGCCATGACAGCTAGTTGATTGACATTGGGATGCAGTGTTCTCAGTAGCGCCCCTTCAGGCTACTGTGAACACTGCAGGCAATTTTGGACTTAGAAAAATTTCTGAGACTGAGTGGGGGTGCAGTAGCGGTATGGTAGTGTAGTGGTTAGTGATAGTGACTGGAGATGGGAGGGGGAGAGTGTAGTGGGTAGCGGAGGGGGTGCAGTGGACCCACGGGCGCCCCTTTGAGGCACCACTGACTCACTGCACCCAATTTTGGACTTAGAAAAATTTTTCACCAGTTCCACTAATTGGATATAAGGTGGAGCTATGTAAATGACTTTAAATATATTAATAAATTATCTTTAGCAAAAAAAAACTTGTGCTTGAATTAAAAAACAAGTCAGGAGAGGAGGGGGTCAATTAGGGGGACCTGTTTATTTTTAGTTAGTATTCCCCAGGGGATTAACATGCTAAGGGGCACACTAGATCACATGTTAGTTGTTTACAAACATACAAGTAGAGATGAAAAATAAACAACAACAAGAAACTGATCACATGTTTGTAAACACAGGCCATGCACATCTCAGCAACCCATGTCACCAGTCAAGCATGAAGACAACAACACTTCAACAAATAACAACAACACACAAGACAACAGCGACATGCAAGAAGATGATGGAGAGCGCCCCGGACCTTCTCAGCCTCGCGCGCACACCCCTTCTGCATATGAGACCATCTCTGGGGAACAGATTGCCCAGCAACGCGAAAAAGGTAGATGCAAACGCGCCGCACACGCTAGATACATGGGCATGGCTTGTCTGCCATGGATGATGTGGATCTCAGGCAGGAAACGCAAGGGGCGGGGGGATAAACACAAACATAAACAAAAACAAAATGTAACACAGGACCCTTTGTTGTCACCCAGCTTCCAAGTGTGTGCGAGAAGTCATGAGTGCACTGATGGCGCCGCCGATGGTGGAAAACCAGCAATTCAGAGACTTCAGCAAAGTGTGGGAGGTGCAAACCAAAAAGAGGGCGGAGCTAGAGATTCAGACACAGGGCAACATACTAAAAGGAAAGTTAGTGAGAAGGCTGAACAGACAGATGCATGCATACATAAGAAGAAACACAGAAAGGTTGAGGGCCTTCCGCAGAGGTCACGTGGAGACCTCCAGGGATCCATCTGCCATGATGCTCTGCAGCAACCTGGATCCAGAACTCATTCAGTCCAGAACCACAAGAACAATGAGGAGGTTTATCAAAAATGCAAAACAGGAAGCAGATCTTGCAATCCTGTGTTGCAAAAAACAGATGAACACACAGGTAAAGGAAGTGCAGGAAATGCTAATTCACATGGCCAGCCTGGACATGGAGATGTCGCGACACGGGGCGATACAGGAGGCCAGCACACCAGTGCAGATCCTAGAAGACATAATAGAGAATGCAGAGACCAGGGAGGCGAGGGGGCAGTCCATGCCCAAGGAAGCAGTGACACAGGGGGTGGAGTCTGTTACCAAGGAAGCCAAGATTGCTCTTATGAAGTGGGAGATGGACAGATGGGGCGGGTGGACAGACAGGGTGCACAAGTCAGGAAGGATGAAGGATCTGATGACATCAAAGAGGTTCATAGCCAGTCAGCTGGGACCATACATGGAGGGCATAGAGGAGAGGTTTCTGACATTCTTCCAAAACTGCACCCTTCTGGACATGGAGTCCACGGGGCTGGTGATGCATCACTCCTGGGCCATGATCCAGAGAGGTCTCATGGGCAAGGGTCAGCCACTGGGCCGCACCCTCAGACCCAGGAAGTAATCTTAAGGGGTGCCCTTGTCACCCAGGAAGCATGTTCAGCAGCCATTACTCAGATAATCACACAGACTTCACAAGACATTAACAACACAGTCACTGCCGCCACTGAGCTAATCCAGGGAGTGCAAGTAGCCAGAGGAGTTGTAGCCTGTGCTTCTTCCCTATATAACATCTGTATGAACGCATGCATCAATAAAGCTATCTTTGATGCTGACAAAGAAAAGAGTGTCTCTGGTCTTAATGAGGGTGGGTCGCCCCCGGGAGGGTCTCCCTCGGGTGGGTCCCACTCCCATTCAGACTCAGGGACCCCAGTGAGTGGGCACACTGCCAGTACTGGCATGTCCCCAGGGGGTGATGTCAACATGGAGGGTGGGACCCCAGGTGATGAGGATGTGACATCTTCGGGGATCTTTGATGAGGAGGAGCTAGAGGGACTTAGTGAGTTAGAGGATCTCACAGAGATCAGTTTTGATCTATTGGATTCCCTGCTGGACATTGAGGAGGATGGGATCTCTCCCACTAGCGCCCCCTCTTCTTCCACACAGGGTCAGACACAGAGTGTTGGTGTTGGGGTGGTGGGTGCAGGTAGTCAGCCACAACAGCATGGTGCCAGGTCAGGGGGTGAGGGTCAGCAGGGTCATAGGTCACAGGAAGCAGTTGGTAGAGGGGAGGGCAGCACAGTCCCCAGTGCCAGTCATGATACCCAGGTGCCATCCAGGGCTGCTGCTGTTGTTAGCAGTGATGGTGGTGCAGTGGAGAATCCCAACAGCACACCCCGCCACCACAGCACCAAGAGAAAGTCTAAGTCCAAGAGCAAGAAGAGCTCAAAGAGGTCCTCTTCCTCCGGGTCTGGTTGGGCCAGGGGTCCCCATGGGTTCAGAGGGGGCCTGGGCAGCAATGTTAAGAAGTTCCCACTCAAGTGTCTTAATGACAACACATCATCAGAGGATGAGAGTGCCAGTGAAGATGAGCTGCCCACTCTAGCTGAGATCATGGGCACTTGCTCCAGAGAGGCTGGTAGAGATGGTGGCCCACATGACAGGACTGGTAGAGGCCCCCCTCCCCCACCACCACCCCCACCATCTTCATCAGCAGCAGTCATAGCTGCCAAGGATCTTAACACCCCACCTCCATCTGTGGGCGGTGTTGATGGGGAGGAGCCAAAGAATGGTGGTCCTGACCACGTCACTGAGGATCCTCCCCTTGACCACCACCCAGATAAGACTTCCCCAGTTGAGAGGAAGATTGATGATGGACCCATCATCATTGATGACTCTGATGATGATGACAATATGGGTGCTAATGCTGATGATGAAGATGATGATGACTATGGTGATGATGAGGAGGATGAGGATAATGACTTGGAGGATGGGGAGATTGTGTCACGTGGGTCATCACCCCTTAGAGGCCAGCCAGATAGTCAAGACCACATGAGTGGCACAGCACCTCACTCTGGTGACAAATGGAACAGCAACTCTGCTGCTGATGAGGATGATGATGTGGTCTGCACTGGTGCAACTCCACCAATCACACCACCATCCCCATCAGCAGAGACCCAGGCCCCAAAGTCCAACAACACCACCACCACTTCTGTGTCAGCTGACCTTACTGGGTCATCTCCTCCCCCCCGTACTCGCCCCTGCAGACCCCCCACAGTCAAGGCAAGCTCTAAGTCCGCGGCGCCTAGGAAGGGTGATAGCAGGCACGCCAGGAGGCACAGTAGCTCCTCGTCTTCGAGCAGCTCGAGCGGCTCTGGGTCATCCTCCTCCTCCAGCAGCAGCGGCAGCTCCTCCAGCTCCTCTGACTCGGACTCTGACTCTGACTCAGGCTCCCGCTCGAGCTCCTCGAACACGTCATCAGTCTCTAGGAGGGGGGGCAACTCAAACCCCTCCTCCCCCATACGGGGGGGCTCTGGCGACGGGCCAAGCCCGCGGCCCGGAGACAAGCGGCCTGCCTATGCCCAGAAGCGCCCCAGGTTTAGCGCGGCCGAGAAAGTTATGAGGATGCAGAACAGTGGAAAGAATCAAAAGAGGTCCTCGAGGATATTCACCTCGAGCTCGGACGATGACAGTGGGGATGAAAATACAAATGCTGAAAATGAAACCCCCAGGAACCCCCCCGCCCCAAAACCCACCCGGAGAAAAGGTCTCAGGTATGTCAAGGTGCCTAGGTTCATGACTGACACCGGGAACAATATGCTGAGGAGTCTTAGAAAGCACATAAGGAAACCCGAAGATGTCGCTAACTCTATGATGGTGATAGCCTGTGCTAGCAGAAAGCTGTTAGATGACATGCGCGGCAACCTGATAGATGTAAAGAATGTACAGGTGTCCAGGTGCTTTACCTATGACGTTGGACCACCTAAGGAGATAGAGGAGAGGGACATCCAGGACTTCCAACCAAATGTAATCTTCCCCCTGCCCACGAACCCAAACCCACAGAAAGGCTATCACCATCTTTTGTACCACATGACCGTGTGTTGTGCCACCCCTATCGAATGGATGATGGTGGGACGGTATATAGTTGATTGTTGTGTAAAGAACTCTGATACCATGACTGTAAACTTTGCCACGTGTTCTGGCCCCTCCGTCGCCCAGAGCATGTACAACACCAATGTACATTTCTCAAGAAAGGTTAGACAGAACCGGGATGTGGACTCTGTGTTTGATGTGGACGCTGACGAGGGTACCAGTCAGCAGTCTTCAAGATAGATAAGCTAACAGGGACAGCCAAACAAGGCCTTTGTAACCAAAACTCAGTGTTCTCTTTACAAAATTGTATCTGCCATTTTGTCAACATATACCCCCAGCCTATGTAAATCAACGCCCCCTATAAAAATGTAAATACTCTGTGTATATGTAAAAATGTAAATATACTTTTGTAAATATAAACAAAGCTGTGTGTTAAACAAACATTGTGCTCTAATGAAACTGTGAAATAAACACTTCAGCAAGATATATTTTGTAACTTACACATTAAGCATTTAGGAACAACACAAAATAAATATTGATTAAAATAATTGTTACATGTTAATTAAAAATAGATCACTTGTGATATACACTTAAAAACAAACTTGTGTTTATTCTATAGGTATCAACACATAATCAATAAGCACACATTAATCAAATAGTTTGTTTTTTATTATGTAGCATGTATCATGTTTTCCACCCCATACTTCAACTATGTAGTTGACTTCTGTGCTATGTAAATAAAATTTTATACTTTTTTGAATAAATAAAGTTTTATACATTGTTTGCATAATACATTATGAATCCATGACTCTTTTTTTTAACTATTTTTATTTTTTCTTGTCTTTCTATATATCATCTCACCTTGAAAAAACTCTATAGCGGGTTCCAATGCTGGCCCAACTTCAAGAAAAATATCTCTTCATAAATTAGTTTCAAAACTATCTGAGGTGAGTATTTTCTTCAATAATAGGGATAATGTATATATTTTATTTCTGTAAAGTTAGTCAAATTGACTAACCTGATCTTGTCATATATCCTTTTCATAGTTGGCAGAACGCCACAAAGAAAGGAATGCTTGCATCCAGGTAGGTAATATGAACATAAGGCTCCTGAAACCGGACCACTCTGCAAGACCCAGGCTGCCTTTTCGGCGCACCACGGAGGTGTGTCGCTCATCCTCTACAGATAGTGATGACATCATAACGGAGCTGGTGAAAACACAAGCAGACCCTCCTGCTGATAATACCATTGATGATAACAATAACACTATTGATCAAAACACCAATAACGATGATACACGTGACCCTGAACGTGATACTGACAGTGATAACACCATATACGTCATCGATCCAGATAAAATAAACGCAGTGGAAACCTATACACACTTTAACGCGCGGGGTATCAACGTGAACACCAATAATAGTACCTCAGCAGAAAACACTGTTATATGTCACACTTCTAATGACAATACCAAAAACGTAACTGACACTACTACCGCCCCCATGGCCCGTTCTGACGACGTCGGGCTAGATGGTCCCTGTTGTCGTCCCGGCCCCATCATCGCACGCCGTGACAGTTCTATACTACCCATGTCTGGACACTTAGAGGAAGAAGCTTATGAGCCCGTGGACCTGAGCACCGTGAAGGTGAACACTCACTTATTTCCCTCCAGGGGGGCTCGTGACACACGGTCGCCCGATAACACTCTGATAAGCGACGTCGGTGTGCGCGAACCTAAGACTACTACTTCATCCACCTCCCCCAAAGTCCCCATGGTGGTTCTGGGCAGCGATGGCACGGTACCAAACCTTCCCTCGCTCTGCGCATCCGCTACTCCGCCCGTCTCGGACCCGGCCGTGTACCGAACCGTTCCCTACATACCCCCCCAACCCGCCTTACACTACCAGGGGCGCTTTCTGGGACAGAAGATCTTTCAGTACTCTTCCGAGACCATCGCCGCCGTGAGCACCCCCCAGTTGCGAGGCGGCGTTCACGTAGGAGGGGACATATTACGTCCGTCAAGTCTGTCTCTGAAACACGTTGTCTGTGAGAATAATTTTTCTCGGACCCCCCCGGCGGGTACATCTGAGGGGGGCTCAATTACACCAAAACCCTCATCGGATGCATCAACGCCCGGCTCCGGCGGTAATAACAACACTAAGTCTAGCAAGTCTAACGGCGTGAAAGGCGATACTGCTGGACGTAAGCCAAATAACCGCGATGGAGGAGGGGGTGTATGTAGTAGCAGCGCTCCCGCTACTGCTAATGTGGCGACGAGTTCCGTATCGGTTACCGCTAGATCGCCCACCCAGCCTACTAATAATAACACTCAATGTACTACTGGCTCTGGTGACAACGCTACACAGACAGGAGGACATGGCGGTGGTGGGTCTGTTGGCTCGGGGGGTCCCCCTGAACCCGAGGACCCGGCTACTGTCGGACCCGGTCCCAATCCAAACATGCCGAAGGCTACCCCGGAAAATTATCTCAGCTATGCACATCACTCCGTCGACTACATAGTGAGATACATAAGCATGGTCCAGGTCGGCCTCAGCGACCTCGTGCAAGGTCTGAGTAAAATTCAGAGGAAGAGGGGTGGGGGGAGTAAACCCGAGGGGGCAGAAAATGAAGATGCCGTTGATGCGAGAACGGCGGTGATAGCCCGCGCCAACGCGGCGCACATACTGTGCTCTAGCGCCATGAACCTCGTCACGGATCTGAGAAACACCGTGCTCGCGGCGCAGACCGCTATGCGAGACGAGGAACTGGGACAGGGATACGTGAGGAGTAACGTGTCGGCGCTGCACTATGTGGAGATAGAGACTGATATAATAGATGTCCCCTGGAGCACTAACACGGCGTTTATAAACGCCACTATCATCTCCCTGCCGGAGCCCGCGGTGCTAGAGGTGTATAGGAACACCGTCTACTACTTTCTAAACCAGATGCGTCTTTACGGGACCTCCTGTCAGATCTGTATAAGCTGCATCAAACAGGAGCCTCTCTATCAGCTACGCAATCAACTGAAGAATATACAGAATCTGTGTGTCACACTTATAATCAAAAACCATTCCTTTGCCGCCGTGCCGAGCTACTCGAACCGCATCGCGCGCCAACTGATATGCGACGAGGAGGGCTTCATTCAAGCGCATCCCTTTCACGGCACCGTGTCTAGACCTCGCCAGGGTTTTGCGTCGTATAAATATGCGATGTTAGTTTCGTCGTCTAATTTGGGAGATCTGATATGCGCGGGACACCTGTGCCTTCAGGCGTGTTACAACTGTTGGCCCATTGTACATGTATATACGAGGAGATGTAGAGGCCCAATGTAGATTTAGTATTTTGCAGTATAAGCAACAAATATACGTAAATGAAGACAACCATATAGTTAAGGTTATATTGTATATAGACATATTATATTGTTATGTATGATATTAAAATATCTTCCCATATATGTTTTTTAACCACAAAAAATGCTGTTGTTAATTATCACATTACTATTGTACACTAGTACATATTGCGGTGCTAATACTACTACTAGTAACTATTTATTAGTATATAAGTTGTTACCGCCACGCCCATACGAGTATGCATTTCTTGTATCGACTCCTTTAATAAACTGCTCTACACCACCATCACGAGACGAACATATGGTGAACTTGTCAGTATGGACTACCCAAGATAATTGTTAGCATTTTCTTAATAGTTAATTATTTCATACAAATGTAGTTATTCAACGTAGATTTTGATAATATCTTTATTTTCTTTTAGATACTGTGATTGCTACAAATAACAAAACCAATACTATAATTTATAACATAACATATGTAAAAATTCCTAAGAAGAATAATAAGACAAAGAGTAACGGCCCAAATAATATTTTTACAGTAAATAACGAAAACATATCAAAAGATTTTACAAGTAACCTTTCTGTTGACAATTATATATCTATTGATGGGCATAATATCACTGGAAATCATACATTTATAATATATGGATTACCAAATATAACTGAGAAATACAAGGATTGTGTTAAAAATAAAACACGAACTCTCAGAGTAGACGAAATTCCATCTGTGTGTCGAAACAATGATACCAAGAATGGAACCTTTTACACAGGAATATTCGATTATAACGGTTTTCCTGTTAATTCTTCGACTATAGAACAACACTTAATATCTAATTATGGTACCAGAGGACATAGAAACTGTTCTATACGACAGTTTATAAGAAACTACTTATATAACAATATTAGCTACGAGTCATCAATATGTTCATTAAATAATACACTATCTGATAACGTTATGTCAACGTTATCTTCCACATTTTCCCAATCAACATATAGTAGTGGATTTACATCAACATTAACACATTATAGTTCAACTAGTGTTAGTATGCAACCTGTTTCCACATCATCAGTAGCGACAATTGCCGGTTCGATGACATCACACTCATCGATAATAACCACAGCGTCTCAGTCGACGTCATCGGAAGGCATGTTTAGCAAATCGACAGGTAACCGGTATGTACAAATTAAAATATATGTACCGTTATGTTTATTCAACGACTGTTATATACACATAACGGTCACGCTATGTGTATATTAAAATAATGGTTCCTTATAACAGTTGTCAGCTATATTGGTTTACGATCATGAGGCTCATAATATGTGTTTTATTTCATGCTAGCGTTACGTTCGCTACGACGACCGTTGCTCCAACGTCACCTTCAACTAGATCTAAACATGAGTACTTATTAGTGTATAAAATTGAACCTAAACATCCTGACCATAATTATACTTTTTTGGTAACATTTCCGTTAAGGTGTTCAGGATTTACAAATAAAAGTACCACAACGTACGAACTCAATACGACATCGATATGGCATTATAGATACGATAATTGTCAGTATGCATATTTTTATGGGAATGGGCCGTAAAATATAGTATTTGTATTAACATGTTGTCTTTTAAATTTTCAGATACTTACATCATTGAGACTCATTTTAACGATACTGGTCTTAACAAATCAGATCCAATTAAACACGGTAATGATTCGTTTATGCTCAGTGAAATGTTAAAATTGAACAGATTTGAAAACTGTACCAACAACATTACTATGGTATTTAGAAATAAAGAACATCACAGTCACGATTTAACATACGTCTACGATAATGACACATGTGATGGATATATATCTAAGCACTTATTCGCTTATTCGGATCTACCAATTAACATATTAAAGGACCTGGAATTAGTATTAAATAATAACACACAGAATTCACATACACGTAGAGAAAAGCGGTCCGATAGAGCTAAAAGATCGATATTATGGTTGTTACCAACTCTTGCTGTACATGAATTGACGACGTGGTTACGAAATACATTTTCAGGATCACCTAACACGTCATCGCCTTCTCCGACTTCTAGTTCTACAACATTAGGATCAACTACGAATTATACATCTACTAGCACACATGTAACCACCACAGCTTCATCACCACCAGGGACATCAAGTACCAACACTGGTTCTCTATCTACTGTATCAAAATCTACTAATACGCTAACTTCATCCGATACAACAACAGAAGGTAGTACAAGTACATCGTCCATAAGTACTAGTACTAGCCCTGCTACGACACCTAGCAGTTCCGTTACGACATCACAGACTACAAAAAAACCAACCACATCTTCTTCCTCTTCCACAGATTCTAAATCATCCACTTCTTCAGCTAGTACGACCCCTACACAGTCTAGTTCATCACCATCCACCAAAACTACTTCAATTTCAACTCCTAAAACCAGTTCAACAATTAGTAGTACGGTGCCTTCTACTACAACTTCTAGTACTTTAACCACACCACCTATGTCTTCTTCTTCTATAGATACTTCCACATATTCTACTTCGGTTACAAGTAAGTTAACTTCATTGTCACCATCAATGTCTTCTTACAGTAGTAGTACAATTCAATCAACCCCTAGTACACAAGATGTTGCTTCTACATTGACAGTTACGTCTTCGAGTGTTGTATCAGACACGAGTTCACAATTATCATCTACAGATACGTTAAACACAACACCGTTAGACAACACGTCTACTATAACAGATACAACAAAATGGTCCACATCCTCCAGTGTAGGTAGTTCAGGAACGCCGCTAACCAGCAAGTCTTCGTCTACATCTTCAGTATCAAAAGGAACACGAACACTTCAATCATCTACGTCGATAGGTAAATACGTCGTTAAAAATACTCAGTACTACAATATTATAATAGTCAGTTTAAAAGGACACATATCCATTCTGACATGACCTCTCTAACCCTACTAACATGTTACCTAACGCTCATATCAGTTCCATCAACGCTCACTTCAACTGTATCGCCAACTGCTAGTACATGGGAAACTTCAGATTATGTTTCACTTGAAAGTCATGTAACCGAGACTAATTTGTCACCCAGGCCATCACAGATAACGGTTAATAATGTTGATTCAACCAGCTTGTCATACAGTTCTAAAAATTATCTCTCTTTTGCAGGTGCTTCCATACAAACCACTACGGTTAAACCGTCGTTCAACAATACAGCACCATTGCAATCTATGTTCAACGGATTACAAAATACGTCCATATTACTCCATAACAGATTAATGAGTAAGTTTTTACATATTTTAGGTATAATACGTAAGACAATGACATGTGGTATATAACCCTGGGTCTTTGGTTGTTCTTGCAGTTACATTGAACGTGACGAATATTACAACTGGATGTGAAAATATAACAAATACAACAAACTATCCTAATAAATCAACAACAGTTCAGACGCCTACCACATCAAGTCCCAGTAATGCTAGCCAATCTTCTCGTGCGCCCTCACCATCTAGTTACTCGTATTATACGCCTTCATCAGTTACACCGACATACTCAACTGCTGCAAGTTTGACACCTGCCTGTAATGTGACAACTATCTTCCAAATGGCAAATGTATATTTTCGTTTTTATCTCTATACTGTATATAAATGTTATTGTCACCTCACATGCCCATTAAACATTTTTACCTCTCTTACAGATAACATATTCGTTTGATCCGGTACATACCGAAGGACTTCGGTTTATAATATTTCCAGAACAAAGTCCATTTGTAATAATCTTAAAGGAGTTGGACCATCCACAAGAAGTAGAAGATACAAGACCCAATGTAACACACCAAGGATTCTGTCAACAATTTTCATCACACCTTGAGCACGAGAAACATTTCAACTTTAGCTCGTCGTTTAACCGTACTCATTCTGTCGTGTCTCTAGATCGATGTCAGAACGATACCTCTGTCATAATTTTTGAAAATCTCCAAACTTGGTACAAATATCCACAAGGACCATTTCTGTATGCTCTCGAGAAGATATTATACTACTACGGGTTTAATCGCCATTTAGTGAAATTCACGGCGCTGTTAGATGATCACAAATGTAAATTTGATGTACGGTCCAGGGTGCAATATTCGAAAGATGGAGAGTACTATAGTCACTACAATAATAGACACGCTACGTCTTGGGGAGTGTGTAACAATTTTTACCAACATGTTAATAATATTACTCTTAGCGGAAAGTCCCAATAAAGTTTGTGCATCATCTTATCCTCATATAAGTCCATCGTGTTATAATAGCACGTTAACATGCTTGAACGGGGGAAACCTTTCCTTCCCTGGAATGCCTCAATATTCCTCAAACTACTCGAAACTCATACGGTACGGTTACGGTCCCAACATAAGAACGTCAGAATATCCTATAGATCAGAAGGTGTACGATGTATTATCCCTTTTTTACAAAAACGAAGAGGATATAAGAGTGTTTCTATCCTTAAGAAAAGACAGTAACGGTACGTGGGAAAAAGGTCTTATTGGTGTGCCAGAGCTAAAAACGGTACAGGAGGATGAAAGAAAATACGTTTTTTGTGATAAAGTCTATTCAACTTTTTATTGTTCCCCTTATACTAAAAACTGTGATAACGGCAAGAGAAATCTAAACGAACTGCCGTACGTTGATTCCATTTTTACAGAACATGTTGTAGAAATAGTATTTCACGGAAGGCCACATTTGAGAGTAGAAGTAAAGATACTATTATACAATTCAGTCACTTTGGAACATAGAATCGTAACGATCCCTCTGTTCACTCCAGCACTCCTGGATGCGACATTTAACATCCTATATAGGACGCTGTATCGCGATCCTACTAGCCACGCCCTTTTGAGAACGTTTAAAACATTTTTCGACCAAAACATAGAGGAACCATATCGAGGTCCCAAGAACGATAGGTTTGTCAGAGTGTGGCAGAAGGATGGCTTTGCGAGAGTGGGTGGCCCAACTCTATGAGAGTCACGGGGAGGATAGTGCTGGGTTGACTGACTCTGAATGCAGACCTACACATACGAGTAATAATACTACTGATAAAGGTATCAATTCAAACATTTTACCGTCCGGTACGCCTAAACGTAAGCTTGTTACAGAAGACAATAATACAGATGGCTGCAAAGACTTGAAAAAACAAAAATACGATCATGAGGTTACACGAACTACGAAAGAGAATTTGTTCCAGAGAATGAATTTAGACCAGGCCTGGGTTTCCTTTATAGATTTCACAGAATTTGACATGGAAACATTGATTCGAGTCCAAAATTTTGTGGAGGAGCAGCGATCACTGGAAATAATATACCCTGCTCCCAAAAATGTACACAGATGGAGCTATCTATGTGCACCAGATCAGGTAAAGGTGGTTATCGTTGGACAGGACCCGTATCCCCAGCCACACAGGGCCGACGGCCTCGCTTTCTCCACAGGTGACGGGTGTGTATCTCCATCGCTTCGAAACATATACAAAGAACTACACAGATCTGTTGATGGGTTTGTGATACCTGCACACGGGCATTTGGAAAGCTGGGCTAAGCAGGGGGTCCTGTTATTGAATACGGCCTTTACCGTAGTCAGGGGTGTACCAGGATCCCATGCGAGCATAGGATGGAAGACCTTGAGCGATCGCGTTATCATGCAATTGTCGGCGAGAAGATCTCACCTGGTCTTTATGTTATGGGGAAATCACGCGAAGGAAAAGATGGGCCTCATAGACAAAGGCAAACACTACATTCTCACCTCTGCTCACCCCTCACCTTTAGCCGCGACCAGGTACGCAGGTTTCGTAGGAAATAACCACTTTATTAAAGCTAATGATTACATTAAGGAACACGGATACGATCCAATCAACTGGAATAGTTTAATCGATCACACAAGTGCTTAATAAAAAACCGATCACCAATTGTGTGTCTATCTAATCTAGAACTATTTTTTTGATTTCAATAAAAACTAATGAAACGAATATTTTGTATTTTTCTAGTTATTTGTATCGCTGATACATATCTCGAACCACAGATTCCATTTATCATTCAGAGTATCGATGACCACAATATGCGCAAATATTCTTGCCTATGTAAACGCTATACAACTGCAGATGTCCTGACATGGAACCCGGATCCAAATTTAGTACATACGATCACACCCCACAACGACACTAATGGGTTTATGTATACCACTATCATAGTAGATCCTAGTAATGGTAATAACCAATTTAACGAGCCCAGGTGTGTTCTAACTACACCATACTATAGACAAGAAATAAAACCATAAATAAAAATTTTTTTTAAAGAAAACACAAATCATGTTATGTAGTGTTTATTAATTTTATTAGTCAAAAATTAAGTTAGTTTATTGAAATAACCTGAAAATTAAAAAGAAAAGTTAGTTAAAATACTTTAATATTTTTATTTTTTTATTCATTTGTAATATTTTCATCGGACCCAGTCACGGGAGTAACTATCGCCGAGATCGCGTCCTTTATCTCATCAGATACCACCGTTTTGTCCGTCGTCTCTTGAACACCAGACGACGCTGAGTGTTGTTGGGGTTCTACCACCATCCTCTTAGGTTTCACGGCACCTATAATCGGTCTACCCGGGCGCTTTTTAGCAACCGAATTTGCCCCGTTGTTTGAGCCACTGCAACTCGTGCTACTTCCATGTGTACGATTGTACTTATCCTTATAAGAGGAGGAAGAGCCACCGTTTTGCTCGTGTTTCTTATCTCTTGACTTTTTCTTTTCTCTCTCTCGTCTTTTCTCCTTATCAGATAACTGTAGGTCTACAGAGTGTCTGGGGGATTTTTTGTCAAAGAGCTTAGTGTAATAAAAGTCCATGCTAGTGTCTACAGGAGGTTTATAAGCTACTGTAGTGTTATGATGTCCTCCTGATGATGAAGAGGATGATGACGAAGACCCGTGAATACTCCCGCCATACCCCTGCATCCCCCCACATTGTTGCTGGTGGTCCGATGAGACCTCCGCGTGTTCTTTAATCAGATCGTCTAGATTAGGAGCTATTTTCGGGTGTAAATTGGAATGTATAGTATCTCCTACGATATTTGATCCTGTGATACAGGATGAAGAGGCCTCACCCGATTTCACACCGGTGTTACTTTCCAGGGATTTCTCCAGTTGCTGAAAAAGAACTTTCAGCTCCGAGCCGTGCTCGATAAGTGTTTTTGAGAGGTCGGTGGCCTCGGAATCGTCTCCGACATCATGGCCAAAAGCAGAAGAAGGTGGCAGTATAACAGCGTTGGCGCCGACAGCTGTCGCGTTGCCGGCGCCGCCACTGGTCGTGGCTATTGCCAAGGTATCATTTTTATTAGTACGAAGATCGTCACCGCCGGCGGTGACGGGCTCCCTCTTCGGGGAGGCGAACACCACGGCGTTCGTGGCCGCGGCGGCAGCATTGTGTAAAGCAGATATCATTTTGTGTTTGCATTTTTCCAGTTCGCCAAAGGCGAACCCTTCGTCGCTGTGTGGGTCGACACAAGCGGACGGAGAGACCTCTCTGTGGAAAAAAGATAGATGCGAGCTCCTCGTCTCCTGTGGTATTACCACGCTGTAAACGACCACCTGATGATCCTTCAATCTGACGTATACAACACCTGCTATAGGCCCGTTAGGTCCAGAGTCCTCGAACCCACACGCTATGCTCTTCCTCTGTGTTTTAACCGGTCCCTTAAAATCAAAAAGCCGCCTCTCTGTCCCCGAAAAAACGTCTATAACTAACATATGATCAGAGTAAGTAACGTTTAACTCACCGGCCCCAAGAGCTTCGTCAGACTCAGACCGTAACTCAGACTTAAGAATCCTACACGAATTGAACGAGAACGTCATCATACGTATGCTCGTCTTCTTCTGACAATGTATCTTTACTACCTTTTCAAACGCGAGATACGTGCGTGTAATGTGCGGCGGAGGCATTGTTAAAAAAAACGTAATTTGTCCTGATTCAAAAGTTAACAAAAGAGCCGCTCTGCTCACGTAGATTCGCGTCTCACTATAAAACAATCGCGTATTTTCTAACTCTCATATATAAACGAAGATTTTAAAAATTCAACTATAATTTAATTAGATTTTAAAATGTCCATCCACACAGCCCAAATGATAAATCTCACCTCTCCTTCGTACATAGATTTAAAGTTGCGGTGGAAAACCACGTCGACAATGATCTCGATCGATTCGTGCGTTCTGGTATTTAAATAAGATAAGCGGATACAACACATGGGAGGTGCTTAATATTTTTAATAGATGACATACGTATGGGGATTCTTCAGTCCCATGGCGATATATCGCGTGATATGATTATTATTTATGTATTGAGATCTCAGGGGATTAATGTTTAAAATTAGATTATTTGGATTGGTTACCCTAGAGATTGCCACGTAAATCTGATTCAGTTTCAGGGGCTTGCTTCCGTCCCCAAAATGGACTGCCACCTTGTCCAAAGATAAGCCTTGACTTTTAGTGATCGTCATTGCTATCTTTGGCGAGATTCCATAATCTATTGCCGTGCACATGGAAAAAGACCGCCCGTTGGCTATATCTGTAAAATAAGAAATGTTATGCTCGAGTACCTGCATGAAACCCAAGGCGTCCTTAAGAATCAATCTGGGGACGTTTTTTTCACTCACGATTTGCATGGCCTTATTGTTTTTTACACGTGAAAAGGACATGACCGTAGCATGCGTGTACCCCTGCAGCGTATATACCCTTGCAGGAGACGTGTACGACAGGAGTCCTATAAAGCTCTTACTGTGGGACACTATCTCACACTTATTCCTTATGCTAACGTTTCTTCTGTTGTACGTAACAAAGGTTCTATGTCCGAACTCGTTATTCGTATGCTTTTGGGATACGTAATATCTCCTGAGAAATATGTCCTTGAAAGTTGTGTACAGATGAATCGTCTCCTCGAACGTAGAACAGCTGACAGGTGGATTATCGTACGATTCGTAGAACATGTCATTGTACAAGCCAGTAGCGTCGCACATCATCCGGTCCAACTCAGCATCTGCATCCGCACCTGCCCCCGCACACTCCTCCCCACCTTCACCCCCAAAAGGAATTTTTGAGTTATTTCTGGATATCCCGTCAATATTGGGGAGCGGAATCTGTCGAAGCTCCACCAGAAGTTCGTGGGTGAGATCCTCATGGGTATAGAAAGCGAACATGCCAGAGTATAAGAGCCCGGTGAGAAAGGAATAGGCGTAATTGATCTGTTCGTAGGGTACAGATTCGAGGAAAAGATCCTTCTGGATTATTTCCACGAACTCGTTATAACTTCCCTCGAACCCAATTATACACGACTTAAGTTTAGAACTGACAGAGACCGCGCTGTTTCTGATATAAGTAAACTCGCATTTGAATATCTGATGTTGGGTATCCTCGTCTTCGTGTTCGCGATCCACCGCAATGACTGTCGTGTTAGAGAGATCCTGATCTGCGAACTGTGAGTAGTTCCAGATCCGTGTCTTATTGGCTTCGAACCACGTCTCCTTCTTCAGGGACGGGTTCCCTATAGCATCTAGGTACTCGTCGAACTCGGTGACGTTCAAGATACAGTAGATGGGTACGGTAAAGAGCTGCCGCTTATCGTCTGATGACGTTAGAAGCTGACCGTGCAGCGTTCGATAGTACTCCTGCACCTCGTTGTGCGATATAAACAGCCTTGTCATATCTGGTACGTTCTGCGGGTCCTTTATAAACGCACCCGGCCGAACGAACCTGTCCACATAGGCCAGATGCTCCGGGGTGAGCGGTAACCCAAATTCTATATGTTTCAAGAGGTTTCCGAAATCGGGATCGGTGCAACGCTTGTTGTTTATAAATAGGACCCAATTATTTTCTATCTTACAGTACTCGACCATAACAGGGTCGCATATGAGGGCCGATAAGATATCTCGGCCGCGCCTCACAATATTGTTCTGTTTACTATGATCAAATGTAGTTATGATCGCCTCCGATTGTGTCGGAGAGCCGATACAGACCACGCATGGGATCATTCCTTTTTTATATTGGGGCGTCTCACACAGCGCGTTGTAGAACCAATACATAAACACTACTGCGTGTAACATGTGTTCTAGTATAACGCCGGCCTCATCGATCACTATGATATTGTGTTTACAAAGCGGCAGGGATCTGATTTTGTGTATGTTTTCGGTAGCCGAGTTAGTTATATCAGACACTACCGTCCAGTACCTAGATAACTCATGTCGTTGTTTCTGTTCGATATTTGAGACATTTATATTGCTATCACGAAGTACCATAGAGACGTGTCGACTATTAAATCCGATCTCCTTGTGTATAGTTCGAACTTGTGCAGCCTTGCTTCTGTTGAGTACAGAACTCAGGTTCTGAGCTGCGATAACGGTAGCTCCGGTGCACAGACATTTCAGGTTAGCGGCAAGGACCTGTACGCTAGCAGTCTTCCCGGCTCCCGCCGTACCCGTGATAGCTAGCGCGGTGAACGGACAAAAAGGAAAGTCCTCCGCATTCTCAGGATCGTCCATTACACCCACCCAGTTGTAGGGAAAGTGCTTATCCGGATCCAGTGTCCGTCCCGCAAGATCACGTACCTTGTCGACGATACGTTCTACCTTGCTGGCGGAACACATGTTCAGGAAAAATCCAGTGTCGAACATCCCAGTGGATGCTTCCATCATATTCCCACAAGATACCACTGTAAAGTTTATACAGTTATTACATGGAACCCGCGGGTATATCTACGGAAAGACCATTCACATGGCGCTCCGAGACGGCCAATATATCAAGAAACAGCTGGTATACACCATGGGAGTCAAAATACTACAAGCGGTCACGCTCAAGTCGGTCCTCGACTATTGGACGGAATCGACAAACAAGAACGACATGCTAGACTCGTACGAATTATCTGTTCACTATCTTACCATGTGGGCAGCGTCATTGAAGACGACCATCCTTGCGGATGTGACTCACATAATCAAGTACTGTATAGAGAACGCAGAATATAACTACGAGCTATACGTTGACTGGCTGAGCACCCTAGGGATGGTTCCATTTTACTGGAGAAAAAATAAGGTCCCATTTGACGTAGCGGCTAAGTGCGCACTACACCCCTTCACATCGGAGATGATCTCTGATTGCGTTCCGTTCCTCACCAAGATATATGAGAATTTTGCCAGTATTCGCGTCTGTAATTTTTCAAACGTATGTATTTATTTGAAAGAGGCTCAGTTCTACGCTTTCCTGAACGATAAACTCATAAATCTGGCTGTCGTTAAGCAACCTGTTTTGTTAGACACAGAAGTCATATTCTGTACTCCGGTTCAGCATCTACATTACGAGCTCCGAAGGTTCGATCAGCTGAGATCCCATAGAAAGTTATGTCAGTTGTTAAATACAAACCCGGTAAAGGTAGTGACGACCGGTAGAGATTATGTAGATAAGAAACGTATCATGGAGCTCCTCGAGAGACAGAATAAACCCTTGGACGCGAAATCGTCCATAATTAAGTTTTTGTTAAATCTGTCAGACAGTAAGTCGCGCATAGGTCTCGACGATAGCATAGACGCGTTTATGCAGGAATTGACCCCCTCGATTATCGATCAACAGAGGATGTTCCCAAACAGATTAGTTTCGTCCGGCGTCCCGGTTGGAAGGGACGTCAGAGACATGTTTAAAAAACAAATCATAAAGTGTTTGGAACAAGAGATAAAACAACAGGCGACAGAGATACAAACACTGAGAGAGATAAATGACTTTCAACAGGGAGAGATCTGCGACCTGAAAGTCCTGGCTACAAAATATGCCAGGGATCACCCGGAATATCAGCCTAATCTAGATATAGAAGACATGCAGATCGCCTTAGACTCCGTAGCCCCTAGAGCACACAGGGAGGTGGAAATTTTGGAACGCAAACATATAGCGAACAGTTTCTTTTCACAGTATGTTCCAGACATAACTCACGAAGAGAGTCGGTTGAATAAAATATTCGAACAGGAATATCTCCGCACGTTTCATCTTAGAAAGAAATTTAATTATCAAGGACAGGACGACTACATAATGTACTCATCGGAAACGATAGACCTTGTGGTAATACCATATTTAACGGAAATCTACCCCGTAGATGACATAGTTGTGATTCCGGCGGAGCTTCTCCACGTAACGGAATCCGAGATCCTCTCGCACATCTACGATGGCAGCATGATTCCAAAATTCATAAATTTTATTCAAGCCAATATAGACTCCTTCTGGGGACGGGCGGATATATCCACCTTAAACGACGATAACCCTTACCAACCCTCTCCGAATTCATCACGGAGACAACAACTATCGAGTAATAACGATAATGATCATCCTCCGACACGCGATGATGATCGATATCAGTTCCAATACCGTGAGGGATATATGCGTGGACGGTATCGAGAACATAGACAATGAGATTGCATTCTCGGTGGGACACCTCAAGCTTGGGATTCAGGCTGTCTACGAACAATACCTCGAGTGTCAGACGGGAATGTTTTATGTACTGCCCGTTCAATGTAAAGAGGATTGGGTGACATACTACCATATGACCGGAGTGGACATAAAAAGCAGATCGATATTATGGACCCCAACCATGGAGGAACTGAAATACGTTCTATGTCTATATGTGTTGGAACATAAGATCCTAACAAAGGACGCGGTCCATTTTCTACTGGCCAAAGCAAAGAGCGAATCTACCGGTAAAGATGGTACATTGGCCTTACTGATCCAATCTATATGTGTCTTGTGTTATATTTATCTCTACATGTTTTTCGGAGAACCTCTTCCAAAACCGCTCGCCGCGCGTCTTAAGAACTATCAATTATACAAACAGAGCGCTGTGGCACCGATGCTGAGAATCTTTTTATTTGGGAAAGAGCCACAGAAATATAAACTATACACAGATCATTTTTTATATACACTTCTGTACAATGTAAAGTTAACAGAGTTTGTTCTAAAAAATATAAAATCTTTAAAGAGCCCGGGTTTCAAAATTGCCTTAATTAAAGAAAAATAAATGTCCGTATTGATTAACTATTTCAGATTTTAGTTCTTCCAGCATATCGACGCATATCACATCTACGCTTTCCATGTTGACCTCGACCCTGAGACATTCGTTAACAACTAGTTTCATCATATCTGCCGCTTTACAAAAATATTGTGTAAAATCTATGCGCTCCGACAGACTAGGCAGATACTGAATCAGAATATCGCTGTTCTTACCATAGATACCGGAATAGGGGGTACAGTCGAACGTTCCATCGCATATGACTTTAAACTTATTCGGAGGAACGTCGAAGGTCCAATAGGACAGTATGTGTCTATTCTGTATCATCGTCACTATGCAACACCTCATGTACGCCTTAAGAGTTTCCATGCAATTGACCGGGTTGTTTCTCACATCCCTGAGAAGGTTGACTAGTAACAATTCAACATCTGCCAGCCAAGTGTGTTGCGCCGAGTGGGTTCCAAGGGAACTCATGACCTGATCTCTTACTATCATAACATAGTTCTCCCCAACGAAGGCCTCGGTCAGTACGCTGACATATTTTTTGCACTGCATTACCGTTAGCCAGCATTCCCTAAAAGAGCTTTCTATAAACTGAGCAACTTCTTGCCAGTCTCCCTGTTCGCTCGCCACGAACATCCTCGTGCAGTTATCAGATACTAACCACTTACATTTTGGATTTTCGTTTAACTTTTGTTTTAACAGTGTAAATACCATGCTCCTAGTCTTAAAGAAATCTACGTACAGAGCAAAGTTATCATTTATCTGCCTCTTAACAAATTTGATGATTTGTGAATCCTTGTTCTTGAAATGACAACATTTGATCGGAAGGTCAGACTCGCCAATCAGTCTACATAGTGTTCCGAAGTTAACATGTTTGAATTTAGCACAGATCAGCGCGCCATAACGAACGTATGCATACCGGACATCCACCGGTAACAGCATATCATCGTCTACGGTATTCTCGTTTATTCTTAACCCGTCCTCTGACAGGTATAAATTGAATGCAGGGTTTTTATCAACTGAGCTGTTCGTATATTTCTTGATGGCATAACACACCTGAACGTTTCCCAACGCTGGTGATAGTCCCCCGTGACATCTGACATTATCTAAAAAGCAAACATTGCAAGGTATCGAGGTATCTCCGTTTTGAGCACACGCGGTAGGCAAGAACGGGAACCCCACGAAACAAATCTCCTTTTCCCCTCCTCCGGTCACTATATCAGGGCCTAGATAGTTACAGAGCGGCAAGACCACCTGCTTTTTATAATTCCAGAATAGTTTCTCATATAGCATTTTTATACCGTCCCTCAACAATATGGTACACTGGGTTTCTTGAAACCACAGCATGATGGTCTTGGGCACAATCCGAAGCACCGGGACGCCCCGTATTCGATGTGGCTCCACTATAAATGGCGCTTCCAACCGGGCCTTCTTGGTCCTTGTGTTTGCCTCCGAGTATATATATTTTTGGTTATCTATAACGATGGAAAACATCAGAGACTCCCTATCCGTGTGATATCCATGCCTGACCTTCCACGTGCCCCGACACATCCCAGGCGGCGTGCACGGCCTACTGGGTTCCACATAACTCCCCACCGCAGCGACCTTACTCATGGCTCGCATGTGTAACAGATCGTACTCGTAGCCATTCTCGGATATGATCGGAGTGGCAAAGACTATCTCATAGTTATCATTGAATACGATCTCGGATGGATGAAACAGTCTCATCAGGACGTGGGCACATTGATTACTGTATATCAAAGATGTCGTGGATATTCTTTTTAGGTGTACATTCTTGTCACACGAATCGTCTAGCCGTAAGGTCTGACACAGAACTTGACTGATTTCATCCCCTATGATAAAAAAGGTTTGTATAGAAGATGATAGCTCCTTTCTGTTAGTAACCAAGTATGTGACTTGAAATAGAGGTTTAGGAACACAGTTTATTTCGATCACATTGTAGAGCGTTATGTTGCATGACATCCCGTGTACCGCGGTGAATTTTCTACCACCGGTGCGATCCATCTTGGTATCCCACCAGATCGTTGCAGTGATAGTATTCTGTAGTAATATTGATGTTTTCTACAGAGGAACACAGGTGTGGAGACGAATCTTGTGTGGTAGTATCATTCACTACTATATGTCGATACCTAGATATCCACTCTTCTGTTCCCACGTGTGCAGAAAAAAGAGAGCAGAGATCGGTCCCTCTCAGTTTATAGACTATACTGTCCCTCTGTCTCTCCGCAGCTGTGGATCGCAACAGATCCCTTAATTGCCTGTGCGTCTTACAGTGACTGTGGTTAATCCCCCTCTTATCCAGTTCTGTTATTATTTGCGCTTTCGTCAAACGTGACGATCGTGTTTCCGTCACGTATCTAGGCGAGCATCTGATCACGCTCATATCGTACACGAGCTTGAACCATGTCTTTAGGAGTATAATACAATATTCTTTCATACATAGCATGGACACAGATATCCCTTTCAGAGCGTAGTATAGCTTTATCGTTTTTGGGCTCAGCGATTCGAAACATTGTATATGCGTATTAAAGGCGCACTGTAAACAATTTAAGATTCTACGTCCATATTTTACTGCACAGTATACGACGTTGCTCTCCGCGACGTCGGAGGACGTATCCGTGCAAGATTTTAATTGCATGTCGGCAACTATATCCCTTCCGAGTTTGGCCAGTACCAAGGAAAAGCGGGAATCGTACATCACAGAGCTTTCGCTCAACGTGTATGTGTAATTGCACTCCTCATCGGATACGACGGTTATGTTACATAGGAGGTCGTACGTTTTCATAAAGCTCTCCTCAGACACCCCCATTTTTAAAATATGACAGCACAGAGAGTTTATGAAACTATGTTTTACATTCTCGTACCTCAGGGACTTAACTATCTTCGTTATGGTCCTTATAGGGGTGTCTTCGGAAAACAGACATTCCGTGATACGACCGACCGTCCTAATAAAATCTGGGTGGTATGGTATATTTGGAATCGTAACTTTTGCCTGACTTAAGGGTTTACAGTCCATGACCGTGGTTTTTATAAAGTTCAAAAAGGATTCTGATGTCAGGGCCCGGCCTTCCAGATTGTCTTCTATGTTAACTGAGATCTTGTTATTTTTTAAAAGGAGATATAGTAAAGTGAAACTATCTGAAAAGTTGTTCAATACAGTTTTTTCTAAGATATACTTTATTTTGAACGTATCCCTTACAACAGATAGAGACTCTCCCGAATAATAGCTATGGCTACTATCGCACTTTATCTTAAATTCATCCACAGATCTGTCGATAATATCTAGATCTACGTGACTGTAGGAATCGGTTATAGATGGAAACAGCGATAAATGGCCGTCCAGCTTATTTTTTTTTACCATAATGGGGTTCATGTAGATATACATAGTATGGTCTAATAGATATCGTACTCTACCTATGGACTGGTATACTGACATCATGTCGGGACCGTTCCTAAATAGGTGAATGTAAACAAATAACATGTGAAAGTGCTGCTTTTCAAAACTGATGCCGACAGTAATCACAGTATTATACACTATTACCTCATAGGAGTCCCAAGACTCCGATTTTTCAAGTTTATCTTTTCCTGTCATTCTAAGAATCCTCTTTTCGGGAAAGTGTGTCCTTATTTCATCTGCGATAAAACAAGCGGCCGATGCCGTACTAGCGAACACACAGATTCTCTTTCCCTCTAAAAGACTTTCGAGGAGAATCTTCATAAAGTTTGTATGTGTCTCGCACGTGAAGCAGGATAAGAATATAGCGCGTCTGTTTGCAAAATTATCCCCCACGTACGAGTTTAGGACCAGAGAGGCGCGCACATCTCCCTTAAACCGGGTCAAGAAGTGTATGAGAGGCTCGTTAATCGTAGCGTCCATAGCCAGAAGGTGTTTACAAGAAACGATACAGTTTATGAATCTATCGTCCACCTCTCTCAGGTGTCTCATCGTCGATGAGTAAAATTGGTTTATGATAGATACAATCTCGTCTAGAATAAGAACGTCATAACACCCATCTAGTCTATATAAACTTTCTATCTGTATTATTATGTGATTCTCCGTCAATGAGTACTCGTCTATATCAGAGTATAAGCGAAAGCACCCTAGGTTAGCGGTTTTGAATTTACAGAGTAGTTCTTCGGCGAAGGATCTGCGGCAAGATATAACTAGCACCCTGGCAGACTCTATGTTTATGGTTTTCAACCATGCTATCATAGCAGCCGTTTTTCCAGATCCCATAGGAGCTCGTATAATCTTAACGTTCGAATGTACATTATTAACTGATACAGGCGCGTCTGGCTGTAAGATAGTTTGAATCCCCGATACGTCGTCTCCGCCGTATTTGGTATACAAGTCCAGGCCAAACCATTTCGTGAACAATCGAGTACACTCTCTGGCTGCGGTTGCCGTCGCTACAGGCGCCGCACCGAACCTCATATCCGTGTACTGACATATCGCGGACGCCGCCATGTTATTATCAAGGATAGATAAGACAAATCTAAACTTATGGGTCGCGTCGATTTCGTTGTTGACACTAATATACCTCACGACGGCTACAGGTATCGTAGGATCGCACTTTCCCGGTCTGGGGTTTCCATGCATATACTCCCAGATAGTGGATTATAAAGCCTTGAATATGAGTCTGTTCAACGTCATGCATCAGATGACCCCACAACTTTTTTTAACGGATATGCAGATGAAAACATATGTAATATGCACTTTGATAATTTTTACCTTTTTGATTTTTTATTATATAATATCCGGTACACGCGTCTATCTTAATAGACACAACGTAATTAATGTAAATCAAAGCACCAAAGATATAAAATGTGTCGGCGACGTATCCACTTGTTACATCTCCGATCTAATAATGATATCATTTTTTTCGTTCGTAACATCCATGTCGTTCAAGTCGCCACATCTGTCGGTCTTCTGCCACACCATATATCTCATACTCTTTCTGGTACTGGTCGTAATGCTGACCACCAGATATAAGTCTTTCGAGACGTTGAATTTTGACCTACAGAAGCTACACCCAAAGTTGCAGACAACACTACATCTCAAACTGATCGTAATCAATCTTCTGCAGGTGGCCCTGGCTTTCGCGACGCTGGTAACAGTTTTGACATTCACTCTAATGATGGGCAACACCCTGTACATACGTACATCTACGGTACTCTTCTCTGCCCTAAATGTATTCATGGCACTGTTCGTAGTCATGTTTCTGATAGTTGAAGTCCTGCTAGCCCCTTACATGCCCATGCAGATAGGCTATCATTTTGGAATCTTCTGCACCCTAATAGCATTAAGTATCGCGGCGTTTCAATATGAAAACATATACGCCTCTAACTACCACATGTATATCATGGGTAACATATGTGCTATGTTTGTGGTATGGTTTGTATTTATGGCCATACGATGTATTCGAATCTTCTATCATCATAAATCTAAATATCAGACTCTAATTTCCTCCTCGCCCCCTCCGCCCTACGAAGAGGAAGAACAACCTTCTTTTGACGACGATGAAGAAGAAGTTATTTACGAGACGCCAGATTAATGAAAAGTACATATAATTTTGTAATGATAACTTTTTAATAAAACTTACATTATGAAGGCGATATCAGCTATTTATTGTTTGCGATTATACGGTTTCGGTTGTTTTTTGATAGGTTTTTTATTTTTACAAGAGGAAACACTCTCCGGTGTTTCATCGTGATTCGTGACTAAGGGAAGCGTGTCCATGTCATCGTCATCGAGCTCTTCAAAGTTTTCATCGTCCAATATTATTACATTGCCATTGGCGTCATGTAGTCCCGCAGCTGGAGGGGACCCGCAACACCAGCAACCAGGCTTTAGGGAGTTTTTTCCAGCTCCCGATGACTTGCAACAAACCCCCTTAGAAAGTTCGGATCCCATAGTCTTATTTTAGATTTATTATAAACCTGCTGTGCGTAATTATCAAACGTCTCCCTCAGAAACACGGATAGGATCTCGGCGTCAAACGCCACTGGCGTAACTATTAATGCAAATGGAATGGCTGAGTTTGGATATGTTTTACGGTTGACCTCAAGAGAGTGGTGTGTTCCAATAGTTCGTGTTTTAAATAGAGCCGTGACTACCGATACACGCGGAAGAGTATCCGGTTCTATACACTCCGGATCAGGGTGATCATTTATATAATGTTGAGTAACCACGAAATATTGCATTGACGTTTGATCAAAATACTTGTGTCTGGCATTTAGAAAGATGTTAGCGGTAAATGTTGCCAGACACTCTAAAGTTAGCTTGTCTCTCTCGTTGGATTGTGACTTCTCTCTGAATATGTATACAGTGCTCTTTACGCCCCTGTTAAGGTTAAGCAGCCTTCGAACATGATCGTTGGATTCGTATATGCTCTTCCTTTTTCGGTTTGTTTCAAACATCCTATCGTGCGATACAATGTGCGCTCCGCTTGACGGGGTGGCACCGGGGAGTCTATGTTCTATTAATGGAAAAGTAGCCCCCTTAATGAGACTCGCAAAACCCTTGAGTGTGGGGTTATCTAGGAACCCTTCTACATCTGCGGCACTGTAGATATATCGTGCCATGCACTTGATCTCATAGACGTGAGCACGCTCGCCCACAGTAATGAACCCATCATCGTGCTCTTCTATTCCATAACAAAGGTCTATAGATGCGCCAAATGTCCCGGAAAAAGGATCTATCAGTAAACCCAGAGTCTCCGATACAGGTATAGGCCTCCGTTCTACAAAAGTCGCGATAACGTCCCTGACGATAGGTTCGTGTACCTTTCCGAAAACTTCAAATCTGCTCGCGGGTCTGAAAATACCATGTGCCACACTGTTCAGACCCGGTTTGTAGGAACACTGTTTTACCACAGACGAGCCGGTGACGAGCTCGTTTCTCACTAGGAACCATAAAAGGTTGCTCGATTGTCCCCGTGTCATCTTCTCTACGATTTTTATAAAATATCTATTTGTACAGTGGTGTAGTAGAACTTTCATACATTTCAAGCTTCCTGCGTTGAGATCATCGACATCTACCTTTATCCTCTCCGCGAGCGGACAGAGGAACGTGTCGGTATTTATTGGCACATTAGTTTCCTTACAGCTCAGTATTATGTGTGCGATGTAAAGTAATCGAGCATCGAGAGCCTCTACAAACTCATCGGCCGAAAACGTTTCGGTTAGTATCTTGGCAAGTCCGGTATACTCAAGAGCCGATATTATAGCCTGAACGCTCTCATCGTTGTCGCACAACTCTGATGTACAGTGACGTTGCGGCGGTAGGATGCTTAAAAAATCCATGACAAAAGTTTATATTTACAAATTTATAAAGATTTATAATATATTTACAAATAAAATTTTATACAGTGAGAGTTTCAAAAATAGGACCCAACGGTTTTCTAAAATCGTCCACCCCAGACGTCTTGGAAATGAAGTCCAGCAGTTCTTGTCCATATTTATTTTCCAAGATGATACCAACCCCCCTGAACGGTAACTCCTCCCCCAACCACTTGGTATAGGTGTTTAAGCACTTTTCATGTTGCGGGAACGCCTCGATGAGCTTTGTCATCATAGATATTCCGGATTGTTTGTAAAACGTGGGGCACAAGCAAGTAACTATCCATAGACTGTTCAGAATCACGTGAATTCCATACTCTACTTTATGTCCGTTGGTTGTTTTTTCCTTTTCGTATTTCTTATGGACAGAAAACAACCCCCTCCTAACAGAGACGCTGGTCTCGTGACTTATCAGATGTAATGTAAACAGCGTAGCTACTCTGCCCAACGCACATAGATCCATCACGCAAAACTCACGCGCTTCCCTGCATAATTGCCATATGGACAAGGTGCGCATAGTCACGCACCAGAACATGAGGTGTAGCGGCCTGTAAACGATTTGATAAGTCCCTTCCACTTGCAGGTCTGACTGGCAAACACCCAGAGATTTTCCATTATTTTCATTCATGATAATTATGGCCCTTTCCCTATCATGTCTGCTACACAGGCTGTAGTCGCCCAGTACCGCATGTAGTATGTATTCCTCATCCGTGTTAATCAGTATATTGGACGCGGATACATCAGCGTGAACGAGCTTGCAACGCAGATTTAAAAAGCATATGGCGTCGCACAGCTGACGGAATGTATATCGATAGTTTTCCAGAGCGTCCACCGAATGAGCATTAAAATGATATAAGTCTGTTTTGTAAAAAGTGTAGCTTACTGTGTTGTGTCTAAAGCATATACTGTTAGCTATTCTCAGGTGAGCTGCGTGTATCTCCCACCCCTCAACCTGTATTATGTTGGCTAGCATATACGCCTCGGCCAGGATCTCACTGTTTGAAAACACCTTTTTAGTTACGCCCCTGTCTGTAAGATAAGCTTCCCCATAACTCCCGGCACCGAGGAGCCTCTTTCTCGGCCTTGCGCAGTAACTGTCGCAGTCCGAAAAGACCCTTGGGACGTATACTAGGGTCCATTTATCGGTCTCAGAGTGTTTTGTGGGCAGCCTCAGATCTTTGAAGAAGTCTTCGTCACATTCTACTTGTTGTAAATAGGCGGTAACCCTTTTTTTCCTGGCAACAGAACTGTCGTTATCCACAGTCCTCGGATCAGACTGTGAGGGGCTACTGCTGCTCAGAGATACCTCTACACAAGTAAGGTGTAAATTTGAAACACAGCAAGCGTGTTTCTTTTCAGAATTATAACGTTTCTGAATCTTGGCCCGAGACCTCTTCGGATTCTGATCAGATTTGTGACATTTTTGTTCTGTGACAACGTCGTGGTTCGTGTTTAAAAGTATCGATTCTCTCAAAAGTCTGACGTTATTCATAAAAAAGTTTTTATATTTTTTGAAAGAACACACTGATTGTGATTTACTAGCCATAATTTTAGATAACATCTATCCAGAAAAATAGGCCTCTCGCAAAGATATTATCGAGTATGTAAATGAATGAGAAATAGTATAATATGAAACAGAAGCAGTATAGTTCACCCATTTAAGGATTTCAGTCTTGGTTTAAAATACCACACTCATCTTCTATAGTGGCGTGGTATATCTCATCTATATCGTCGTGTACCGCTTCGCTAGTCACAAGTATACTGTCGACCTTTTCAACGTTTATCTCTTTGAGTGCGTTTTTATTCTTATTGGTTCTAGCTCTTTTTAGAAGGATGCTGCGGCTCACGGCCTCAAGACGAGCTTTATCCTCTGCAAATTGAAACGCCCCATGAGACTCCTTTGTTTTTATTCCCTGAATTTTCGTCAGCACGTGCTGAGTACCGAGTCTTGTTCTTAACGACCTATGGTGGTCTGCATCCACCGTCATTAATACGTGGTGTTTGAGGTAGGCCATGTGATTGTGTGGGCTGGTCATGGCGATGTAATTACACACGTACCGTCTGGCTGAAGAGAAATATACGAAAGTAGTTTATCTAGTTGATACACGGGAAACAATTTTGTAACGTTCGTACCCGGTGTTATATGACCAACGGCCACCGTGGGCTGGCAAGATATGTTCGTATCATTAAATACACAGTCTTGAATTATAATGGGAGACAGGGGAATTTTATTAACGTCGTGTTTTAAGTTCTCTAGACACAGCCTGTTCTGGAGATACAGGGCACAAAAAAGGCATATTCGGGAGTTTACGTGCCAGAGGGGTACCGATTTGCGCACATATTTGGCGCGTAACTCTCCGATCATGGCCTGTAGCTCCTCGTTTTTAAAAAACGTCGTCTCGAACGACTTTATCTTATCGTCGCCGTACCATCCATAAACGTATATTTCGGCCATGTTAACAAACATTTTTATATCCACCGAGTCGTTGTAAAGGATGGGGGGTAACACGACGGGAAAAGGTCTCCGTATGTCAGGACGTGTATAGCCAAAACAATGCGTCCTCGAGCAACAGCTCAACGGACCGGCGAACAATAGCCAGAGCAACATATCAACGTGTATAACGTTATTGTGATCGAGTATCCCCGGAACATTGCAGCGCGATAGTATTTTAGAAATAAATGCGGATTTGTTAAAACTCAAGGAAGTCTGTATATCTTCTTTGCTATAACTCACATACGCGTTGGTGAACAGAGTGTGATGCTCTGGGATGTGTTTTGCGTTAAACATTAAGTAATTACTATTATTGGGTCTCAAACATCCCTTTTGCAGTACCGTTTTTCCGTTACTACTCTCGCTACTCTGATAAATATCGTGGTTCAGATCTTTGGCATTACCTACCGGTACGGAAGTGACACTCGGTGTGATAATATCTCCTGGTGTTAGTTTTTTATCTTTAATAACCCCGTGCTCGTCTGGTAAAATATTCGTAACCAATAAAAAACTGTGATGTGGTGTCTCCACGAACGTGAACCGTTCGTTTGGAGATATAGCACCGCAGATATCCAGAGAGTCCTTGACGGCGTCTCTGAATACACTATCTTTCCAATCCTCTTCTAATTTACAAAGCCAATCCATTTTTTTAATTTAGTGTGTGTAAAAGATTAACTTATATCCGTTATAAAAAGGCTCGTTAGTATACGCTCCTCTTAATCGTCCAAGGTCCGTCCCCGATCACAAAAATGTTATGTAAAAGAACCTTGTCGGAAATCTCGAGTTTATATACCGCTTCAAAAAAGAAAAAAACTGTAATAGATACTCTTTCATATACGTATCCGGATGTGTTATTATCGTGTAACGAACGTTACCAGATAACGCATCCAGAACTCGGAATCGTACACGCTAGTAATCTGTATTGCTCCTCTCTAGAATCCTTCTGTCTCCAGTACAGGGATTACGGCAACGATCTTAGCATCCGATCGTGTGAAAAGCTTGTGTTCTCTGACGCACTAGTTACGGGACTGTCTCGGATAAAATTTACACCGTGGCCGGAATGTAGAACCCGGTACGAGACTACCGTCTCTGAACTCCGACGTCTACATGACATGGACAATTTTACAGAGGCATCGGGGTTTTTAGAAGATTTGAAACGCTGGCTATGTTCTCAGAATGTATTTTTAGAACCCTTTCAAAAGAATTGCATACTCCATGTGATATGTTTTTTGGTCGCCACTAGAACACCACACCATTACCACTACATATTCGAGTATATAAAGCGTTTATTCAACATAGAGAACGTTAACACGTCCGTACTGGACACGTTTAAACACAAAACTACGGTATTTCTCGTACCCAGAAGACACGGGAAAACGTGGATCTTAACGCCAATAATAACGTTTTTAATAAAAAACTTTTCAAATATCAGCGTAGGCTACGTTGCTCACCAAAAGCACGTCTCACAACATGTTATGAAAGAGGTAAATACAATGTCCAAAAATATACATATACAAATTATGGGATAAAAATCATTAATTACAATCGTATCGTTTTGTCGTTTACAGGTAGAGATTTTATGTCGCCGTGAAATTCCATATACAGTGGAAAATAAAGACAACGTTATTAGCGTAATTAGAACAAACTCCAGAAGTTGTGCGCTATTCGCTAGCTGTTTCAATACAAACGTAAGTACCTAACTTTTCATCATACACATGCGTTTCAGTATAGGGCATGCGACTATTATCATATGGCTGAGTCGCGGATCTATTTTTAATAATATGAAGTTTTCATCGCTTAAACCCACTTCTTTACCATCGCGCGTTATACCATAAAAATAATCGCTGGCTTTAGCAAAGATGGTATTTTCGCTATTGGGCGGCTCTCTGACTCGTATTCCAACCATTTCATCGTTCTTTGAAAACAGAGGCTTCATGCTTTCGTCTCTAAAATCCCAATCACCGCACGGCGTAGAACAGAAACACAGCTCCTTATTTTTCCCATAATCACCATTCACATCGAACACTTCCACGTGTTTGTTATGACCGGTGCAGTAACTACACGTGTCTTGTGCACACCCAACTGCAGACGCCATGCATCTGGCCATAGACGGAAAGACTTTTGGATCTGACAGACACACCGCTAGATCGTATCTGAGCGCAAAACAAACTATGTTAGTTTGTGCTCCGGTCGTCACCGTCCACACGCCACATGTCCCGATTGGTGTAATAGAACCAGCTACCTGTGCGGATATTGGTTTTCCCACAATGCTGCAATGGTCATAAACAGAAAGTCCTTGCATAGTCATATGTGGCAATGGAGTCGTGTCATAGAGAGGTACAGCAAGTTCAGCGTCCATAGGTTTAAAGGAATCAAATGTAAGTTTATAGAATTTTGCCCCACCGTGACTGTGTAATATAAAAAATAACTGTGTCACGACTTTAGGACATAAAATCTGTTGGTAGTGCAGTCCTTCTATCGCCATACTGATTATGTAGTCATCGTTTCTTTTTTTTACAATGATTATATTGATCTCATATTTCCATACGCGACGTGCCGCCTGATGTGGTAAAATCGACCACGGCGAAGACGATGAGAGACATCGGTATTCCCTATGTTTAGCTCCTTTTCCGGTCTTCCTCCATATACACTCTTTATTCAAAAAGAGTCGAAGGGGCTCCAAATACGGCCCTGATGAGGTCGACATTTCCGATATCTTCTAATGTCAACCGAAACTCAACAGCAAAGCCACCTGTGAACGACCAAATACAACATAGATCCGTATTTATATATAGAACGCTTAATCCCGCCCGCTGCTCATATCTCCTTGACTTGTCATTACACGTCAGCAAATTTGTTTCCTGGTCTACTGCCAGCTTTATCTTTTGTCCATAGTATATCCGGTTCTGTCTTATATCAATCACGTCCACCCAATATTCGTTTTCCGTCAGGGACCCTACGAAACAGGGCCTTCTTGGATTTTTGAAAAGGTGGGCCACTACTCCTTTAATAATACATGACCTTGGATCAACATGTGACGTCCACACGTTTTGAGACAAATAAACCATTTCAGGTATGCTTATATCCAGCGCGTTCATTGGCACGTGACATAAAAATTTTTGAAATAATATTCCATCCTCGGAATTCATGACATCAAAGAATTTATCGATTATCTCCGTGCCAATCACGCGCATAAATCTATAGATTTCGTGACGTAAGAAGAAGCAGCTGGCCAGCCCGTCGTACGGGGGCTGTGAGATCCGCGGTTTAAGAAAAGACGATTTGTCGTACAATACTCTATATACATTATCTGATGGTGTATGAAGGGGTTGCAATCTATATATATCTATAGCTTTCCAAACATGTTTTCCGGTTGGGTAACCATTACATTTTCCAGGGGTCATATTGTTTAAACCATTACCAGAATTTGAATCAACGCCCCTCACAACAGATGGCGGTTCAAGAGGTCCCGGTGTGATAGTGTGTTCATTATTGTCATTTACCGGTGATCTGTGATCCTGACCGGTGGAGTTTTGTACAGTCCCCACGGTGGCCGAAGAACATGCGCCTAGGGTAAAAAAATCATCCACATGATCATCTTCTTTAATACACTCATCTCCAACATCTGGAAACTCTCTCAATATATCCTCGTACATAAATTCTAAATCGAAAAACTCTGCACCATTTGTATTTACAAATCTACATATGCACATTGCCTCAACTGCCAGCTTGTTGTTATCTATTCCCGGTGACAACAACGGCAGGGAAAAAAAGACTACCGGTCTAGCTAAAATTATAGTCCGTTCATTTTTACGTTTCGGTTTAAAACTGAAATATCGGTGTAGATCAACGTCGACGTTCCTTATATTGAAAGGGATGCGTGTCCAGCAGCTGATGTGTTTATTGTGTAGGAAGACGGATCTGATGAACAACATATCAATCTGACATAAGTCAAAGCGATATGTGGATAAAGCTACGTGAACCATGAAAGGTCCATCGGTCACTTTTCCAATCTCGTTAAAGAGATGAATTTCCATATTCGTATCTCATCTGTTTTAACAACGTGTCCTCTCTTTTTCGTTTACTGACTTTAATTACATTTGTATCATAAGTTGTTTGTTTGGCATATTTTCCTATTAGTAGTTGTATAAACAATTTACTAATAGTAAATATGGATACCTTATCTATTAGTTTTTGCGATGTAAATACGCGCCTAAATGTAGTAATTACCGCAGTCAATACGTGGGGCTTAAATTCATTTTCCGTAAATATCTCATTTGTTACATGCACGTATTTAAATTCATACGTTTTGAAAAATATGAAAACACGTCTCAATATTGACTGTACAGTGTTCATATAGTCTATATCTATCGTGTCGTGATCAGAATCGTTGGGACATATGTTAATTATGCACGGAAATCTTTCTAAATGAGTTAATCCGGTATACAGACAAACTACACCCTCGGACGTTTCTAGTATCTTACAGTTCGAAGACTCTTCGTTGCACACATGAGAAAATCCGCACATTGTACAGATGTATAGATTTTTTATATTCAGCTCATGGGTCAGCGGGTTGTGTAACAGCATCATGTTGTGCAGGCACTCTTCCATCCTTCAGATCTCCGGCTGCCCGCTTTATATCTAAAATGCACTCTAAACCGAGGCAGTCAAACAGTGCACACACTTCCTCGGTTTGCTTAGTTTTTGAAACCGATGTAGATACAAAGCCAAATCCTGTTGTGGAAGAGTCTAAGAATTTGATATATTCTGCGTAATCTTTTATAATTACATTATAGGATTTCAAGCTTTGTATTAAATCATTCATAATTATATTTTTTCCTTTTTTTACAGAGTATCAGAGGTCAGAGCTTCAATATATTGCTGGTGGACGAGTCCAATTTCATTAAAAAGGAGGCGTTACACGCTATTATAGGATTTCTTGCACAAAGTACCGCGAAGATAATATTTATATCATCTTGTAACACCAGCACGCAGAGTACGTCCTTTCTAGCTCACGTGAAGAAGACACCGACTCAAATATTAAATGTGATATCCTACGTATGTGAAGAACACTTATATAGCTTCGGAGAGAGGTCTGAAGCAATCACGTGTCCATGTTATCGATTACATAAGCCCACTTTCATATCACTTAATTTGAATATCAAAAAAACTGCAAACGCATTCTTAAAAGATTCGTTCAACGAGGAGATATTAGGCACCACTAACACGAGCTTCTTAGCCAATCCCATTCTAACAGATTCCAGTGTCAATGAATTTGATATGATAAGATATAGTACAGTAAACAAACAGCTACAAGAACACCTAGCCGACACATTATTTGTATATGTAGATCCGGCATTTACTACAAACAGACGTGCTTCTGGAACGGGAGTGGCCGGAGTGGGCAGATATAACAACCAGTTCATAGTATACGGTATTGAACACTTTTACTTAAAATCCTTAGCTGACACTTCAGAGGACTCGATAGGAGAATGTGTAGCCTTTATGATTTCTGGCATCTTAAAGATACATCCGTTTTTTACCATGGTAAGGGTTCTGATCGAGGGCAATTCGTCACAGGCAGCGTCTGTTAAGATAGCTTACTGCATCAAAGCTCACTTATCAGACTCTGCCTGTATCTTGCAGTTTTATCAGACGCTAGATCAAAACGGGTTCGAGCAACCCTTCTTTCTTTTGAAGAAGAACAAACGAGCCGCCGTTGAACATTTCGTATCTAAGTTTAACTCTAATCTCATTAAGGCTTCACAAGAAATAATATCACACACCATAAAACTCAATTTCGATCCAATAGAGTATTTATTGTTACAGATAAAAAATATAAGCCAGATAGTCACCACGGAGAGCGTCGAATATACTACCAGAAAAACAAAGGACTCTTCTGACGATGCTTTGGTAGCGGTTATAATGGCTATATATTTTTGCAACGATCAAGAAGTAGCACTGTACAAATGTATATAATATATATCAGCTTTCGTGTTAAAACCTGATTTTTTTTAATAATACATCATGAGCAGCCTTTTCAGTTGTGATTTAGTGACATGTCTTTCTACACGAATGTATTTTTGAAAATAAGAAACAAGATGTCTGGGATTTTCCACTCTAGACATCTTGTGGAGAACATATATTCCATAGGCTAAGACAGTCACATTGACGTTTTCACCATTAAAATATGTTTTCACGCACTGGCTCGACTGTGCTAAGTCTGCGCGTGCCGTGGGTTTAGGTAGTTTTTCATGGGAATGATATATCGAGTTTAGCAGCCGACAGGTAGTCACTAGCTTATGTTTGAATTCGGTGTAAACAGAAAACTCACAGACCGGTCTGGATACCCACATAATCTCTACGTACAGAGCGTTTAGCACCATATTTGTCTCGTTACGCTCTCCGAGCTCCATGAGGGCAACGTGACACAAAAATTGATGTTGAAGGGGCGGACATTGAATAAATGGCGGATTAGTACTCTGGTTAGCGGTTCGAATAAAGTAATTAAAGTCAATGTTACGAGCAGGAAATTTGGTCGTGTCGGCGAGAATACAAAAGCACAAGGCGAGCATGGCCTCCAACCTACCGTTGATGTGCGCGTTGGGTTGTATTAAAAAAGTTTCCGCATAAACATCACAAGGCGGGCATCTGTCGGCCGTCATAGAGACCTTTTCGATCTCGATCGACTCCGGCCACGCCATGGGGGACAGAGCTACATGGTCACGTAGGTAGAGTCTGGGTTTTTCGTTCATGACGGGATCGTTCAAAGATCCTGATGAGATGATAATACTGTAGCAATAAGTGACCTTAGATAATATATATATTAAAGAGCTATGTGATTTCCAGAAGAGTATAACCTCTGGTGTGTTAGTAGGACATCCGTTATATACATGTTTTGAGATATCTGCTATGGTTACTTTCTCTTTCAAACCCAACAGCTCCGCAAGACATCGGTTTTTAAAAACAAATGTCTCGTATTCCCTGCCCTCTCCCCACAACTCCCCGTTCATCCATCGAGCTCCCACCTTACGTGGGGTATCTGCAGTGTTCATTGTTAGTACTGTTATTACGGCAGCCGTACCCGTTTAGTTTTTTGTTCGCCCTGCTGTTGAGAAATTTTCGTATGATACGTTTAAGCAAACAGATCCCACCGCGATGTTTAATATTTTGAACATAAAATATTAATATTTTTACAATAGTGCTCAACTGCCGATCAGTCAATTCGTTCACATTCAGATGACCAAAGAATGTCAAAAGGTTGGCGTTTCGTCCAAAACTGTCAAGTTTTACCTTTTTCTTATTGTGTAGGATCTTGGGAACGTTGTTGCACACCCGACTGCCAGCTATAGCGCAGACGTGCTTCACTTTTGTATGGGCTAGCATGTTTTTACTGTAATCGAACACCCCTTCTGAGACAAGCGTCATAAGATATTTTTGTATTCCGGATATTTCACATTTATTTGACATACACAAACAAATATATAAAGTAAGCACCAGTTGTTTGTTCATCAGAGGAATCTGACATCTGTTCCTGAGTTCCAGTTCAACAAACATGTTATGTAGGAACGGATCGAAATTAACGGAGGGACTGGTTTTTAAAAAGTTTATCTCTTTCTTAATAACCGTGCGAAGTTCGTCTCCGTGTACCTTCGGTACTATCGCCGTAGCGGCCTTAAACCAGCCCATATTTATTTTATTTATATTTGTTATCATACACGGAAAATTTGTCGTCCAAAAGACGGCGTTTCTATCTGACCTCATAACCTCCTGATTGAGGAGACCGTGAATGTCCAACGATGAATTGCTATTGCATACCGTGGCCGGTAGCAGAAACTTAAACGTATTTGTGTGCAATCTGTATACGTTGAGCATGTATATGAACTCAACGTACGACCCTTTCATATTAATGTTTAGGGACTGTAAGGTATTACCCGACGTTCCGAAAGTACTAATGGTACACGCCGGTTCTTTAAATATGTATTTATCGGTCACGAAGTTAAACGTGAGACAGGACGGTGCAGTAGTCACGTGTTTCTTATTGATAGATCTAACGTTAATGACCCTGTTCGTGTTGAACGCGTTTACACAAAAAGCATCGTCCCTGATAGTAACCACTTCGTTAAACTCGTCCGGAACGGACATTTCTACGTTTCTGTCCCACGTTCCGTAACTTTCGGTCGAGCGCTTGTTCAGCATCCCGCCGCATACAAACCTATCTACTATCGTCTCGTGTTCGTCAGCTCGTTTGTTTTTCAAAAGTCGCTGGAGCAAAATGTGATATTTCACACTGCTCTGAACCGGTACTTTTACGGGGGATGTTTCTTCGTGATGCGGGTAGTTTACATTAAAGTAGATAAGAAACAAGTTCCTCCATATAACATCATCTTCTGAAAACCCTATGAACCTCTTTTGGAACTGCAAAGAGCACTTTAAAATCTTCTGTTTTCCATATGAGAGCCCTACATTGAGCATCGCGGCGAGATGCTTTATTTCACGCATCGTGCCGGTCTGAATAATCGGACACGCGGAGGCGTCCAGGGTCAAGAGGGTCACGTACTTATCATAATCACCGGATAACCTTTTCCATATTTTTTCGAAGAAAAAGTTAGTGCAACATTCTACGGTCATTATCAGTTTGTTAAGTTCCAGAAGTATTACTTCTTTGTCCATATCTGGAACGAACGTGAAACTATCTTTGGCTATATATGCGTAGTTAAATAAAAATTTATAGTGAATACATATGCGATTCGTTAGACTGGATCCTAATTCAATTATGAGATCGTTAGTGATGGTATCTATATCGCATATTGAGATATACCTGGTCAGGATATTAAGTAGATGCGGGTACATGTCTAATGTAATCTTCTGCTCGCCCGGAAAAATAACGGCGATGTACTCCGAGTTGGGGACAGCCCGATTACAAAAACAAATCATTGGTTCCGTGTCAGTTTCCCACTTCTTCAAGGACAACAGTCCTCTGAACACGTGGGATGTCCCGTAATTTGTTAGCACCGTACAATTGAACAAGCAGTTATTGGGACATTTACAACACTTTTTATACACATAGAGGGTTCCATTCTGTGTGGTTATAGGATTCTCGTTCATGTAATCCATCTTATCCCACGTCTCTACAGCGCATGGAACAGATGTTGGTCCCAACAGGAGTCTCTTTAGGATCAAAAAACATCTCTCTTGACATTTTAGGTACTCAGGAGCGTTTAGATATAGGTTTTTGAAGAGAGATTCTATATAGGACGGATCCTCTACATGTTTACTCGGTCCCGTTAATAACTTCTCTTCGGACCGAGCTATCTCTGTGGTAAGATCTATACTGTCCACGCATACTGGGACGCTGTAATATTTATAATTTCCCCCGGTTTGAACTATTAGAGTATCTTCTTTATGTTGTATGTTCATTTTTAATATCTAAATTGGCCGTATGTTATCTTATGTTTATATAATAAACTATGCGCGCAAGGTGTATTATAATCGAGGTGTAAGAAAAAGCATTCTCAGATTCTATAATATCGCTGTGTAGTGTTGTTAGTACAAGGATCTTTTTTTTTTAAAAAAGGGCCGGTATGGAACGCGATGTCGATGCCGATATTCGCCTCGGGAGCGAGCTCCTCAGTAAATATCCACTCGACATCAATGTAGCTGCGCTCATCCGTAATTATACCGCCGGAGAACTCTTTGATAACCTACGACTATTTTTTGGTGCATCGCCAGAGGATTACAACCTTCAATTCGAAGCGATTTTTGGAATATACTGTAATAAGTTGGAATGGATTCACTTTTTAGGTACCGCCCTTGGAATGACTTCCCATGTCGTTAGATTTCCGGATGCGGAAAAGCTGAGCGTGGGAAAAATCGTTTTTAACGTCACCATACCGAGGGTGGCAGTTCCTAGCGGTGTGCCTAACACCAAAAATGCCACCGCGGTTGTTGTGAAATATACCGAAAGGACGCCCATCAGCATCTCTTTCGAGCTTAGTTTTGCCGCACTCGAAAAGCTGAGGCTTTCGTTTCAGGATGCCACTTTGTTAGACAAACTTATAAACATCCAAGCTATCAACAATACTTTACAATGCATCAACAATTCCGCAAATGCCCTACAGAGGGGGCTGATCAATGTAGTTCTGACTAAACTGTTACACAAAGCTCCACCATTTTTTATACTCAAGTACCTGGAAGAGCCCACGGGTGGTATCAGTAGTAATAATTCTGTTAATAGAAGTAATGCAGTTTTTTCTATCAAATCACTACTTCCTCAATGTCTCTTTATACTGAATAGAGTGGAAAATAAAACCAGTATACTCAATATACTAACGGAGATGACCGCCCTGGTAAAACATAGCATCATGGTAGACTCATCTCTCTACACAACTAGTGGGGGGGATGAAGTGTCAGGTGTACTCGTTACAACCAGCAACGTGTTGAATGTGATTACAAATATGTTCAGCAAATTAATTCACAAAGCTTCGGTCGTAGCCCCTGTAGCATACGGTGAGTTCATCATGAGTAAGGAAAACGCGGTTACTGCCCTAGCCCACCACGCTATTATCGCAGATTTCGACCAATATGTACAGAACGCACAAAACCTGACAGCAGGACCCTTGAAGAAGTCCAATTTTTTAGAAATGGGCCAGGACAGATCCACCATATCCGTGCAGCTAATGCAGATAGGGGATACTCTAGTCGCTTTGGAACAATTAGATAAGGTTTACAGAAACACCATGACACACAACCCACTGGACAATCGGATAGAGTTAACGTTTCACACGGTAATAGGTCTCCATCTTCCCAAGTCTATAAGCTACAGTACCATGGATGCAAAGGTATCGTTGAACAGCACTATACGAAACAACGTTCCTACTTCGATCTACTTTTATGATAAGGATTTTACACTTCAAAAGGTAGAGTATACAGATTGTCTCAGAACATTATGTCACCCCGTCTTTAATGACGGGCAGGTGTGTGCGAGAATCTTTACGAGAGAAATCAAAGACGGGGAGAGATTATGTGACGGGCACCAATACGTACTCGATAACGACCCACCGTATCCTAACGAACAACACATGCGTAACTTTTACGGAGACGCTCCTCCCCCGATGACGACTAACCAATTAAAAAATGAATACCAAGACCTGGAATTTTTCAAACCATCTAATAAGTGCCTCTATACCGAGCTGCATCCTATGTACGATTTCAGTGACGTAATGATAGACGAGGCCGTGGGTCAGATATGCACCCCGAGAATCATGATAGGGAACATGCCGCAGGCTCTGGCTCCTTCGGAATTTCAGGAGATCAGAAGCATGCAAATCTTAGAGATTTCAAAGAACGTATACCCTCAACTATACGAAACTACGGTTGGCCTAGCCACGCAGACCCTCAATAATCCAGAGTATCCAGAGATATGTTATGTAATAAGCGTTCTGGTGCACGGAAACAGGGATGCCTTTGCCGCAGCCCACACGTTAATCGTGGCCTGTATTAACAACGCTTACACGACTAAAAACATGTTACCGTTCATTCATGATTTTGACATGGTAAGGTTGATCGCGAACAACATGACAGACTCCCGAATATTGAGCGATGCCCACATGCATTACAAGAGATTATGGTCCCTGATCGGTTTCCTAAAAAAACTCGTAGAGACAGGTGGCCTTCACGGACATCTCGTGGACGATCCCATGTTATGTTATCTCAACGCTCTCTTCGATAAACGCCTACTACCCCCTATAATTCATCACTTTCCAGCCATGAAACAAGACGTGAACGTAAAGGCAAATAATCGACCGCTCAATATCAGAGGGGCAGAATTGAGGGACTATGACGTATCAAACCTCGAGAGAATGATCAACGTAGGAGGACATGTGGTGTATAGAGATGACATCATAGAAGCAGAGGACCTCACCGTATCCTCTAAGATATACTACTATTGCATGCTCCCCGCAATGACCAATAACCACATGTGCGGCGCCTCGCTCCTTCTAAATCAATTTATTCCCGACGGGTTCTTCAATTCCGATTTTATAAAACCGGAGAATCTGTACGCGGCGGAGCAAACGTTCGAAGCTTCGGTAATGTTAAGAAGGCTGCTCGAGCAGGCCGGCGTCAGCACCGTACGGCGACCAGAATTACATGATATAATGACAAGTTTCTTCAGGTTGCTATTAAGGATGCCGGAGAACGCCAGAGTTCTAGAGATCACCGGACCATTAGACCACGCCCAGAGACACTGTATGCCAGCCTTTCAAGCCGTCCATCACTCTCTCTACGATGGTTTTTTACTCGTAGCTCCTCCCCTTATCCTGGCAGAATACATTCAGGCAATCCCCTTTCATAAATTTTACAGCGATCCAGTCATAGCTCAGGCATGCGCTCCGTACATCAGGGAGTTTTTAACAAGGTACCCTCAGTGCAACCGGACCGATGGGGGATTCCCCACTCCGCCTTACTTTTCCCGAGAATACTTCAGTTGGCACAGGACTCCTTTTTTTAAATATTCAGACACATGCCTAAATACCGTAAAGAGCATGATGACCTTGGCATGTATGCATACTAAGTTTTCTCCGGTATCCACCTACCTCCAATCCAGGGCCAGGATACACCCCGGATTTGCAGTAACCCTCGTGAGAACCGACCTTTTCGATGTTGAACGTATCCTGTACAGCAGCAAGTCTAGTATGTCCGTGATCATAGGAGACCCATATGTGTACAAGGAAAAAACAGACATACATACTACATATCACATAACACAGGACATCAGCACGGTGGACATGGGCATGGGTTACAGCGCTGTCACGTGTCCGGCATATCTCAGAAGAATAGTGAGCGACATGGGAGCTACGTTACAGGACCTGTTCAAGGTGTTCCCAGTTGCATCGTTTGGTAACGATGAACTCGACGAATGGATACGGACACATACCGGTGGAACACACGTGTCGCTTTTCGATCCGAATACTATAGACATATTAACTTTCGGTCAGGTGAACGTTAACGAGCAGCCGGGTATTCTTATAGGTCAAAAGGCCGTGGTTGAGTGTGTCGTCACTCCAGTAACCGCACCTTTACACTATTTTAAAATACCTAATAATCCAAGGGGGCGCGCTTCTTGCACTCTTGCGATAGATCCAGAGCGCAAACAAGACCTGTTCAGGGTCATATATGATCACAGTATTCCGGACGCGCAGTCATTCCTGAGCACTGCCAACCCGTGGGGGTCTATATGGGGTTCTATAGGTGATGTCATGTATAATGAATTTCACCGAGAGCAGATAGGCTACAACTCTAGAATATACAGCCCGTGTAGACAGTTCTTCTCGCTAGATGACATAACTATATCAAACAGAACGTTGTTCAAGATAACGGGGGAATATAATTCAAGATCCAAATCGTGTATCGACGGAGATAATGAAACGCAGTATGTATGTGTAGAGGGGACGTCAGATATGGTAGAAAAGCCCTGTATCATATTTCAGGAGTCGTACCCCCTTCTCTCCGCATCATCAGAAGGTCTATTAGAGAGCCACATAAAGCCTCCCGCCGTTCGAATGTCAGAGACACATTTCCAGAACTACTTAATCGAGGAGGTGATCCCGATAACTCAAATTCTAAAAAAATAAGTATTTTCACATAGAAAATACTATTGTGCTGGGGGAATATGAATGAAGTAAAGTGTGTGTTCGAAACAAAACTCTCTCCCGGAGATATAGCTAAACTCAATAAGATCATAGGAGCTGTTGTGCCAGTGGCGAGATGCACACCCCTCATATCCCCCAGAGACGTTGGATTACATAAACACGTATCTCATCGGACAGACTATGGAAAATTACACATGGCCCTAAACATGATGTATCCAACCGTTTTTCGAAAGCTCGAAGGAAACCAGATGGTCATGACGCCAATGCAACACGGTAATATATACACCATTCGAAATACGGGTCCATTTTCGTGGGAGGTAGGGGATCGGTTAGCGATAATTCCACCTGTTTTCTCCGTAGAACACACCACTATTATGCAAACCCCTTCGTGGGATCTCATGTTACCCATCATAGTGCCAGTGCAAGTCGCCAAAGAAATAAATATCAGAAACCTGGTACTAACGCTCATGTCTCTGAACCGCCCCGGACGCGATGTAGAACTCTCCCAAGAAGTCCGTAGGATACACTTTCGAGACGTAACTATAGACATACCAGCTACACTAGACACACGACAGTTAAATAGCGTTAGAAACGTGTGTCTAGCTCTGGCGCTGATCACTAACGTAGCCCCGTCACTTCTGCAACAATACGTGCCTCGATTAGCGTTGGCAGAGACCGACATGTTATTAGTGAAGTGTTACGACCTTCTTAAAAAATTAGATCTCCCCGGAGACGGTAACGGGGGAGAACCCCCCAATATCCCGAACGAGATTCAGAGGATGAGCGGTCTTCTTAATCTAATAACCTACGTTAGTAGTATAGTTACAGAAAACAGCTTATTTATAGTTAACGATATCACACCAGACAACAAAATGGCAACGTGTACATTCACGTTGTAAATTTATAGATATTTATCACATGATTTAAATGACCTTTTCCGGAATCTTGGATGTATATTATGTTAAACGTGTCCGGCATTGGTCCAGTCTGTCCGTGAGAGACTGGCTACAAAAAACGCTAGTTGGTCGGTAATATTTCATATTTGCCTATAGCTTGTGTTTTTTTTTAATACCGGAATATAAGCAATACCATGATTACCCCGCTGTGGTTTCATGTAACACAGCAACCTGACGGTACGTACTTTAATTTTATTGAAATTGCGGTGAGATTAAACGGAACCCTCGTAAACGGAATTAGTCAAACACTATTGATTCCCGCAAAACTATGGGAACACACCGGATTAGGGAAAATCTATATCGTCGGAAGCATGGAAAACAAGCTGGACGTAGACTTCTGCGCTGTCAGATATAGTGACATTCTGGGAGGATTCTGTATTGAAGTCTCTAATCCACACGATGAACCTTTGACATTCAACCACGAAGTTCAGAGATTTATTTTGTTTTCTCCACAAACATATCCAATTTCATATCAATTGCAATTACTAAGGCCACCATCAGTATCTTTTCCAAAATGTAAAGCCAACGTGTCTAGCGACATTATTGTTCACAGCCTCTCGGATACGTATGTGTTTATAAAAATACGGTTCAACGGAATAACGTGGGAAGACCCCAAAAAATTCGACCTGCCCACTGGCCCTTTGTCAGGTCCGTTTTGGATGTCATATCCCGTGGCTGTTCTTAATCTACCACGCAAATTGTATGCCCTACACCAATACTCGTTGTCCAGGCATACGGACACTTGCGACTCAGAAGACTGCTACTACACACACTATATCGTATCTCGGTCATGTTTTCACAAACGAACGTTATACCTGATCCTGACGGGCATTGGAACTTCAAAGAACGCCTGCTACGCAAAGGATCTTTTATTTTGTGGTATATTCTCAACATCTCACGTACCAGAGGGGGATGATATTCCTCAACTAGACCCCGCTTACAACGTACACGGGGAAAGTCTTCTCAGAGACACGCTGCCTATCATTAATCCATCTGCGCACTGCAATACGTTCCAAACCTTCACGCATGATACCGTTGCTCTGTTTGCCCCTGACGAGTGGCATTCTTCTCTCCTAAACGTCGCCGTTTGGCGTCCCGGTAAAATCCTGACACTGCCCGGCACATTTGTGCAAAACCTACCGACGGATCACAAACCTATAATTCCTGTAGGTGATGCGGTTTTTTTGGTCACACAACAGCTTTACGCCGGTCATCCGAACCACATTCCCGCTAGAAAGATACGCGCCTTGGTTTCTAAAACGTATCTTATCTTATTTCCATTGAACCTGACTTTTAGGCTAGACGAGCTGAACCCTATCTGTTTTAGCGAAAAGCCTCAGTCTAAACTGACGTTACCACAGATTGACAAACACCCTTCCTTCGATCAAGATTTTCTTAAAAACTTCTCTATAGACGAAATGCAACTGATCAGTCAGTTTTTTGACTCGCTACGTAAAATGTATACATCTAACTACGTTAGAACCCTAACCAAGAGGTTCCACGGCAACTGGAACAGATGGCCATCATGTAGAAATCACCAATTTAATCAATTGTTATGTGCTTTTTATAGTTTCTGAAAATTTTTTATAATTTAATTTGCTGTAAATAACCGAATGTTTAAATAAATGACTATTTTATAAACAATTGACTCCATATATTTTTATTTAAAAAATTACAATCTTTAATGATCACTACTGCTAAGAGCAGCTATGAAGAGTTTTTTGTTATGATTTAATATATCGTCCCGTGGTTGATTGTTGTGCTGGTGTGTTTGATTTTTGGTGAATGTGTGTCCTGCGTTAACAACCTCAGACTGGTGTTGAACATTCGCAGCAAGAGACGCCTGCTGCACACTAGGGTGCGCGGTCTGATTGGTCACATTGTCTGCGATAGAGTGTTGTTGCTGTGCCTGATTGTTGGCAGCAGATTCGGGTGCTTGATGAATTATAGCCCTTGTAGTTAAGAGATTATCTTGTTGATTTGGGGGTTGAAAATGACTATATTTTTGTGTGTTCTCTTCAGATTTTCTTTTTAGAATGTCCAGATCCTTTCTTATATCGACCAGAGCAGTGCACATCTCCTTAATAGCATTTATAGTGTGATCACCAGATGTTGAATCTACCGCCATCGTTGATATTGGTTGTATCGATTGTACTTGTTGGTGTTGGTGTTGTTGTAGTATCGATGATCCATGTTTCTGTTGGCTTGTGTGTTTCTCGTGTTGTTGCTCGCCCGGTAATGGGAGATACTCAATGCGGCGGCGCTTAGAAGCAGGCTGGAGAACCAACTCATCGTTGTCAAAGGCTTGCGCGGCCGCTAAGATCCCGTGCGGTTGATAGCAAATGTGTGGCTGAGCGATGGGGTGGTCATACATACCGTAGCAGCCCGGAAGACCCCTATACGCAGTTTGCTTCAAAAGGCCAAGAAACGCCTCCTTAGATAAATACACACCCTCGCTATCGGGAAATTTGTTCATATTTATACTAACAGTCTTGACTAGCCCTTCCTTGTTTTCCTCTGAATGAGAATAGTACAAACAATTTGGACAGTTAGCGCTAGCTCTCACGTAGGACTCGTTATCCAGACAGGCTAATTTTTTATCGTAACTGAGCGTATTTTTACGTCTATCTATACAGGTTATATCGGTACTGGTTGCCAGTAAGAACTCGGGATCCAGAAGAAACGTCTCCTGATTAAACGGAGATACTGGCCCCGGGATCTTGAAATTCAAAATCCGTTTAACGTCCCTCTTAGAGAGACATTTGAATTTGGATATGATCCAAGGTATGGATCGCCCATAAGCAACCAACGTCCCGCGTCTCCTTCCAAGGCCACAGAGAGACACGTGCCTAAAGAAAGGCCGTGTCTCTGACGGGGAAACGAAATTTGAAAGAGAGAGAGCCGGAAGATACGCGCTTAAATACTCTAATATCGAATCTTTTGGTACGGGGGCCGTAGGACCCAGACCCACTACACACGAATCGTTCGAAGCGTTCTTGATTATCTTTAAAAACCGCTTCGAGGTGATCTCTCCTATACAGAATATTCCCCTATCTACACTAAAAAACTTGAAAACGTTTCCCACCACAGCGTCTTCACGATGATTAATGTTAAGGGGCGTATTCTCGCCATCTAGATTATTACTAAAAACATAGTCCACTACATCTTTGTCTATGACCAGAGTTTCGTCGGTGTCGGCATCGTGTACTACCACAAATCCCCCAAAAAACACTCGGGAAGACATGTCTAGGGTAGGGGCCCATCTGACCATACAAAATGACTTCAGACATCTAATAATGCAAATAACGGAAAAAATATTCACTAAATCATCGCTCGGGTCTATGAAATTCGAAGAACTGAAGATAATACACATGGGTTGTCAAACCGTGTTTATGAGAGGCATACTAACGTTACTGACAAGGGAGTGTTTCTGGAATACCGGTAACGACGATATTCGTATATTGAACAGAAACATTCCCACGTCTTATTGGTTAGAAATACACACTCTTTTGGAAAAATTTATACCCACGACAGATCCGTGGATATTCTCTGACGTATACGCAGAGAATACACTACAGTATCTACAGAAACAAAATGCGTGCGTTCGACTCTATCAAGAGTATATGTTGTCCAAACTAGGACTATATGTACCTCTTCCAGATTTCCTACGTGAAGATGTTAATATATTATTTCACCTAGGGACTGTGACTCAACACAGACTGTTTAAGACATTTATGATTTTTCAAAAATATTGGGGTATAGATTCGTACGAACCAATAGTGCGCACCATAGTACGTAAGACTTGGTTCTTTTTTCTGATACTGTGGGGCCAGTTACGAGTCGACAGTAACGTGTTTTGTGAACAGGACTTTGGACACGAAGCGGGTATACTCTCGTATCTCCAATCCGATTATTTGAGTTTCATGGGCATCGGTCAGCTAGATATATCTATAAATAAAAGTTCATTTCCAGACGTGTTTTCCATAACGGACATTAAACCTTTAATGTAAAAAATTTAGTCCACAGTAAAACATATGGTTCATAAAAACATACAATTTATATCTACACAATATAAATAAAAAGATTTATTGTATAATTGTATAACTGATATTCTTTAATGTATCATCCAATGGAAAATCCATTTTGACTTTCTTCGTCGTAGCCCTCGTCTTTAAGGGACGAGTTGTCTCCACTTCCCGGAGATTTTAAAGGTTTAATCCTAACAGACTTTGGTGAGTAGTCGTAGTTTGGATTTTCTTCTCCCCGTAGCAGTTTCGACTGACTCTCATCTTCCAGATTCTCATATTCTACCCTCATGCAACAACATCTCGTGATCCGTTTCCAAACATACAGCGGCTCATAACCGGCCAGGGTAGATAGAATCAAGGGAACAGAAAACATGCGAGTAATTGCCAGGGCGTGCGTACATACTAACATGGCTACTTGAATAGAGTGACTGGCGTCGCCGTGAAAATATGATTTTACTAAATGTGTTGTATTTTTTTCTACGAAGCTTTTAAAGTTTCCCATATACGCAGACAGGCTATAATAGGGTCCTTGTGTTACAAGAAGAGTGAACATCATCCACATCAATATGTTTGTGTTTAACCATTTCGGATCGTAGTCCAACCTCGATGTTCTCAAAATAATATGGACGATCATAATAGCTATAGCAAGCCACGGTACGGTGTAACCGAGGGCCGCGTTTATAAAAGAAATTAAACTGTCTCCAGAATAAAGATAACATCTTTTGTTGATTATGGAGGTTTCCGTAAGGGAAAACAATCCTATGAAAGTGACCAGTAGCGTCAGGATTGTGACTACTTGATTTGTACGGATAGTTCTTCCTAAAACCGTCACCGCTTGTAAGTTTTTGCACATCATACAGTACCACCTATCAAAGGTCACGATGACACATGACCACACAGACATATACACGTTCATGGTATAGAACATACCAGCGAATTTACACATGAATTCACCACCGAACCATTTTTTCGTTGCTGCCTGATACACCCACAGCGGTAATGTGATAAGACATACAGCGTTCACAATCAAAACATCACAACAAACCAGTCCCACTACCTGATCTGCGGGCTTTTTGTACAGATAAGCAATTCCAAGGTACAGAGTTATCGCCAATCCGACAAATGTGGTTAATGAGAAGATGCTTATCACATAGGCCTCTACCAACTGCGTTGCGTTAAACGCGCCGACTTTGATAGTTTCATTGAACAGGTTTAGAACATCCATGTTTGTCTAAATAATTAATTCCACGGGAACGAACCCTAAAACAAAAAAATAACACAATTCATAAACATCGGTGACATTAAATTGCCTCTTTAAAGTATTTCTATGCGTCGTAAACGATATAGGTTGATTTAACAACAGGTGAATGCCATACTCAAAGTAAAACAGCGCACGATCGTGAGCTTTGAGCACCTCAAGAGGATGTCTCGGGACCCGATGCTGTACCCATAGGTAACTGTACAACGGCTGGTTGTGTAACAGCTGCAATTTCACAGTTCTAGCGTTTGGGTGCGGTCTCTGCACGTGTCCAGGTCCTAACCAGTTATTGGAGACTGAATATGCAATAGAAAATAGCACCGCCCCCGGAAATATACCTGAAAACGTGATCGAAGGTCTATCTTTGTATAACTGCGTTACATATTTTTTCCATAAAAACGAAAAGTTTTTAATATTTCTCCCCCTATAGTCTGGCGCGTCAACATACGTGTTGGCGTTAGGTAAGAAAGTGTCAAGACTGAACTTCCGATCAGACGGTGAAAACACAGATGTAGAGTCTAGGAAACACTTAACATATAATAGGGCAGATATACACGTGCATCCACTTCTTAAGTAATATTGTTTATGTAAAAATATGGGTACGTCCTGTACTATGCCGGTTAGTAACTTCCTACAGACCCGAAACAACCTATCTTCGTCCCAACCGATACCCAGATTCGACTGTGCTGCCGCGCCCAGCGGGTCGTTCGGCATGTTCTGTATACATCGAAGTCGATATAACAGCCTGACTATAACATTGTTTTCAAAGGTCCTGGGAGAGTATCTCTTGTCCTTCGGTGGATTATAAAAAACTATATCTTCATTATCGGCAAACGAGTATGTGCCGAACAGCGTAGTGTTCCCATTTTCTTTCTTTATCTCAGCTTCTAAAACATCTAACATCCCTGGCACTTTTTCAAAGACCTCCTCAAACGTGACGCTGAGATCGAGGGTGGTGTTCAATATTCCGTTGTACAAAGTCCAGAGGATACAAATAGCGCTCTGTATGTCCGTGATCACAATATCCGTTGTGGGGTAGACGGTGACCAGATCTAGTATCTGAACTTGCCCACACACAAGTTCGTACGATATCGCCGGGGACTCGGGGTGAGTAACCTTAAATCGCCTTCGATACCGCTCCTCGTCGTATATTTTCTGTTTTAATTTGGAATACCAATCTCCCATCGTGTATGATCTTAACGTCGCGTTGTACATCGTTGCTATAAACTCATCTCTGAAAGAATCTCGGTATTCAAACGGTTTATCAGCCATGGTTATAGTAACTGTTTTGTCAGCCACCATATTTGCATCAGGGGCAACAGAACTCGTACCGCCCGTTCCTGTTCCGGTACCCGTGCCGCTTGCTACCGATTGTGTAGGTGTACCAGCCGTATTATGTCCAGTCGTCGTGTTCGATGATCCTTGTTCATTTGGTCTGATATCCCTCAGTGTTCTTATAACTCCATCTATACTTTCTATGATATCATCGTGATTATCCACCAAAAAGGTTCTAATCTCGTCTATCGTATTAATTACTTTTTCGTGACCTACGCGAAAGTCTTGATTTTTCAGCTCCTTTTCGCGTTGGTTTAGTTGCGCCAACAGTCTCAACCTCCGAGTTCTCAGGTTTGTGTATACCAAACAGTTCTTTTTGTGGGCCTGTAGTACTAGCGGTACAGGACTTTTGTAAAAATGCATGAAACGACTCATTTTTACTTTTTTTTAGAAGCGCAGAAAATGCCCATCGGTCGGTCAGGGTCACAGCACACTCCGGAATTGTTTTATGTAACACGCGGAGAGTACTCTGTTGATAAAACAATAGAAACCCCCAAACTCTAAGATTGCATCCTCTGCCGGTAATGGAAGATAGAATCTTTACCGCATCCCTGACTTGCTCCTCACCCTGGTGTAGCTGATACTGTTGAACAGCGTCTTTTTTTCGCTTATCAAAAGCAGTCCTAGACGTGGTTTTAAATTCAACCAATACACAGGTTATAATCTGTTTCGGTAGATCGTCAAACACTATCATACAATCGGGTCTTCGACATCCCAGATTAGCCTCGAAATATGTAGCGAACGGAGTTTCCCGGTGTGCGTCTGGCAAAATCCCGTCTAATATATTATTTATTTCCGTAAAGGACCGAGATTTATATATAGCTTTTTGTAATTCTATGTGAGTATTAACACCGTCTCTTTTCTTTCTAGCGGCAACGAAGTTCACAGGCATTATGGAGTCCAGGGCCACGTACGTTTCTCAAAGGAAAATATCTGGGCCTACAATCTCAAACACAGAAGAACCCGCAGAGAATAATGAACTAATAACTTTGAAAGTTCCTACGGTTTCAGAAACGGTATTGGCTACGATACCGCATAAGCCTCAACGGCACCTGATCGTCTATCTAGAAGGCTGTGTCGGTGTAGGAAAGACGACAATGTTCAAATATGTCGTGAACAATATGTTTGTGCACACAGCCTATGACGAGCCAATGGACCACTGGACGAAGTGGTTTCCAGAGAACGTATTACAAACCATTCACGAAGCCGTAAATCTACCGACACAAGAGCAGCACACACATGTTTTTTCATGTCAAAACCTGATAGCTACATCATTCTTGGCTAGAGAATCCGGTATAGTCAAAACGCATCCGGCCCCATTTGACCCGAGTGTTGACGTTATATCCGTAGCAGATAGGCATGCCCTGGCCGCGTACGTAGCATTCCCAATTCACCATTTTTTACAAGGTAGGTTCACCTATATGGAACTTCAATGTATGCTATGGGCGTTCAAACAAGATAGCATAGACACCATATTTTTATTACAGGGATGTTCAGAGGAAACGCTGAGAAGGGTAAGAAATAGAAATAGAAAGGTAGAACAGACAGTTACAATAGAGTATATAAACAGCCTTCAAGCGGCATACACTGTAATTTTGAGTACGTGGTACCGTGCCACAGAATACCTAGAGAGTGAAAAAAAGAGTGTCGCCGAAGAGATCTCTTTTTTTATCGCCGGTCCCAGGCGGAACCTGTTCTACATTCTGTATGATAAGAGACCGATTAACTTACCGGAACGAGAGCTCCTGAAACTCTTTAAAAAAATAAGTAATGATTTTAAGAAGCTAATCCTAATTCCGGTACATTTTCAGAAGCTAGTTTATTCTAGCGCATTAAAGAGATTTCAGGATTTATTAATAGTTACACCTGGAGTGACATCGTACATCCACGATGAGAAGGGCTGCGATGGGACGATTTGCAGCAATGCTCCAAGTATTCGTTCTCACCGATCTCGTGAGCCACAATAACGTCATGAGTGCTTTCAATCTGTCACGTGTTCATAGCGAGTCTTGCTTCAAAACACCAGACTTATCTGCTGAAACGATCGACTTGACACCGAACCTAGTAATGTTTAAATTTTTTTCTAATCAAACACATTCACAGGTATTTCATTTACCGAAATGTATTTTTGACAGTGATTTAACAACATATTTATTTAAACATCTAAACATTTATGAAGATGTTACTAAGTACAAAGAACGTTTTGAACAATATTATATGGCAAGCGTGGAAGGAAAGTATAAAACTATAATTATAGAAGGTAAAGATACCACACCATATTTGGACCAAACCGATGTATACAACCCTGAAACAACAGTAAAAGATCTAGTGGTGACCTATAAAGATGTGAAATATATGAATCCTTATCCTACGCTTAGTTTAATCGATGATCCTCCATGTGAGGTTTTTGAATCTTTAGATGAATTAATACTTCCATATTTTGGACGTTGCAGAAGATTCTATCTCAATTTTGACAATGCTACTGTGGAAGGGCATATAACTTCCAGTTTTATGACAATATCTTATACGTCACAAAATGGAACAACACCGTATAAGATTAGAATGTTCTTTGGAAATTCTGGTGATGTGGTACATGCCCTACCATTTGAATCACAGGATTTGGCGTTTCGGATGATGATACGCGAAGACTTTGAAATAATAGGAAAGGTGGGTCCTGTAAGAGCAATGCTGCAAACTTTCCAAATGGATCGATTAGACTCGTTGTTGAAACAAAATCACGAAGATGTTGGCAATGACTTTAAACACCTGTTTTCAAGTTTTTATTTGCACATACAAAAAATATTACAAGGGGATATTACTAGAACTTCTCTGTTTTTGGAGCAATTACTTGACCCTCTTTTAGTATATGGGATTGCCGGTTACGTTCAATATAAATACCCATATACAGACAGATGGAGAGGAATTGAAAATGTTTTAGAAACCGAAACTTACATGTCTATCGTTCCAGAATTATTTGAATTGTTTGCTAATAATATGACAATTGTAACACCTTTTCGGCCAAATGCGACAAAGTTTATGGATGTCTTATTGAGCACATATTCCTATAAGAGTGCCACTGGTCCGTTTAACCATATAGGTTTGCTCATTTATTTCCTTAAATCTGTTTACCAAAACAATGTAACAGAGGACGTCGCCACATATGCACATTTTTACATGATAGAATTATATAGAAAATACACTTATCCTGCCAGTAAGGAAGAGGAAACTATATATAATTCGGATAGTGACAGCGTTGATCTATTTATATTAAATACAATAGCCGTAAGGTCTGGTAATAAGACTTTAATACGTCATATCCTATTACTCCAGACAGGTATGTGTAACATAAAAAATATCTTAGGCCATTTTCACATCTTAACCCACAATGAACAAAAGCTCGGTAATTTATTGTCGCCTTGTTTTCGTAGTTTAAGATACGACCTAACCGAGAAAAAGATAAACGAATTAATCACAACACAATCTCTACAGCGGTATGGTAGACTAGTAGGAATGGTGCATTCAATGACAAAAAACAGTTCTATGCTGAACATAATTAAATGTCAGTTACCAGAAGATGGATTGTTGGCAATAGTTCCTATAGAAAAGAAGCTATATGTAATTTCATCAAAACCAACTGTTACCGGAACTGTATATAAGGGGAGACACACATCTGTAAATTCTTTTATATTTGTCACGAGGGTCCAGAATGGTACATGTGTTCACATAGATAGAACGTTTGAAGACGGACCATTGAAAGCTGTATACTCGCTAGGGATAGATACAGCCAGTGAATGTGGCGATATGTGTCCATCGGTATTAATTGAATATGGAACCAACACTGGGTTCATAGGTCTGTACATAATAACCAGTGTCCAAGATCTAACATACATATCTAAGAATAGAAATTTGTTCCCAGAAACATCACACTATATATGGCTACTAAAAAATGACACAGTATTAGAGTTAGAGGGAACCAACTTTTTCCTGTTCTCGTCAAGGTCACCAGGGGCTATAATTTTGTATATAATTATCATTTCATTGATTATATGGACACTTTACGAAATAATTAAATTATTCTGTTACCGCCGACAATGGCAGTATCAGAAGCTGTGACATGGCAAAATTTACAATCTCTGATGAATACGACACAATTAACTTATTTTACACTAAGTCACAAGGCGGATGCAGATTCTGTATGCAAGGATGGAGTCAAGTATAGTTTAATTCAATGTTACCTTAGAATTTTAACACTCAGCATTGCCGCGTTTAAGGAAGATAAATTTGACTGTAAGAATGTAACTGTCCAAAATATTTATAATCTGACCATGCCCGGGTTCAATGTGTTAACGCCAACGCCGTTATGTTACAATAAAGTTGGAAACGATAGAAATTGTACTTTGTTACTTACCATGAGCGATTTAACTTATTGGACATACAGACAGGTACTTTTATCGGGACCTCTTAAAAATTGTACGAAGCCCTGGAAGCATATTAACTTTTTAACGGAAAAAATCACGAACATGAATTTAACACACACACCGTCTATTATCAACGATACGATGGAATTTATAAATACGTATGTAAATACAACTATAACAATGGCAGATTTTTTACTAACCACCATCTACAGTTTAGCACAGTCTCTCGGGCCCAGATGTCACGTCGACGGTATCTTTAGTTTATCTCAATATGCAAATGAGCGTCTCACAGACAAGAAAAAAAGCAAATAAATTTATTGTAAATAAAAGAATTTTGTTAATAATCTTTGACAGTTTCCGTTGTGATGCTTTGGTGACACAGATATCGTATATAGACAATGCTCGCAAGAAATAAAAGAACATATAGAATTATATTCAGTATACTGAGGAAGGAAGAGATGTATATTCTATACTTAAGAGCAGAGCAGGAAACGTCGGAAAAGTCTCGTATATTAGGATCTGTCTTAACGGTTGGAGGTGCTTCAGCTCCGAAAACAAACTCCTGTGCCACATTCAAAACGACAAGTGTTAGTAATAGTGCCATATGGTAACTACGAAACAGTTTCATTCTTAAATAATGGCCAAACGTACTTAGAGATGAGCAGGACAGACAAAACGCATGTACAGGTCACGGTAGCGGCTATAATATACAACTTTAGATATGTGCTACAGAGCTTTCTTTTTCCCGGTTTTATGACTTTCTTGTTATCATTTACACTGCTGTTTCGTAGACAATTATTTTTATGTGTTTTCTGGTGTTTTTTATCATCGTCTTTCACCCGCCGTTTTTTATCTTTAAAATTGGTGTTTGTAAAATCACTTTTAATAGTTCTATCTATAGATTCCAGAGGAACAGAAGAGCCTGGGCACTCACATAGACAATTTTTACTGTGTGTCTCGGTAGAGTCCAATGATGGAAGCCCGCCAGTTGCTTTTGCCATGTAATCACATGACGTGGGAACGACAGAGTTAGTTGACGCATCAATATCAATATACTCATCCTCAACATCACAACATTCTTTATTTAGTTTTCTGAAAATTTTAAGCATACGAACCATTATTATGCGAGATACAATTTAAACAGAGGCCATACAGCGAGTGCTTAGTAACATCATTTTCGGTTTAATAGTAAATCATTTTTTATTGTTTGCGACGCTTTACAAACATTGTCTCATCACTCTCCCAGTAGTCATCGTCATCATCTGTATCGTACCCTCTATGTGAATGAGTTAGCTCCATCATGGCCGGTATTGTCAATTGACGCTGTTGACCAACCACCCCCGCGCTACCGCTACTACTGCTTATTGCTGATGTAACAGGCCCTTGTGGAATATAGCCAACTGACGAGGACGTACTTGGTACGGCATCCTCTATCGGGGTATTGTCCCCGGTCGGTAGACATATATCTTGCGTCTCTGAGACAACCACGACCTGTAAAGAATACTGGCCCGCCCGTGCGGAGAACACGCCTACATGCTCTCCGGGTTGTGTCGTATCGTAAATGTGAAAGCCACACATCGTGCACATGTTAACGCAGGCAGAAACCGCCTCCCCGAGCCTCTCTAGATTGGTAGTAAAATATACACAATTTTCCCCCGAGGTTACAGAAACGTCAGCAACAGGTAACATGCTCTCCCCGTGTCCCCACACCATCCTCATCTGGTTCATCTGTGAATGAAACTGTAGAATCACGTCACTCTTCAGATTATGTCGCTTTCGCTTTGAACTTTTCTGATTGTTTCCGCTGGTATCAGGTATCTTCTCTCCCCTTTTACACCAAGACATCATGCTCCTCAGGACAGACTTAGGTAGGTATATAGCAGCTATGAGAGGTGTGTTAACCAAGTCTATTATCCGCTGGTTGGATATACGACCGGTATTGATAGTAGCATAACAGGATCCCCCGATCAACTTTATGGTCACACAAGACTCCTTGGGATTGTAGGATATAAACATAGTTTCTGTTTTGTGTTGTACAACTATCTCCAGTAGATTTCCTACCAGAGGTAGAGCATTTGAGATGGTAACAGGCGCGTGAACTTCATCTAGAATACAGTTGTCCAGAACCAGCTTAAGAGAGAGGTTCTGATCAAAGGGTTTAACGCGCTGCACGATGATAGAGGTTCCGTGAAATGTAATTGTACTCACGTGTTCTTGAATAGTTTTTAAAATAGCTCTATTTATATTTTTAAGTTTCATGCAATCCACCCTGAAGGCGCATAACACAGGAGTGTTTATCAACAATTCGTTTAGTGTCGGAGCGGTGTGAGATATCGTAGCAGGATCCTGACTCGCATCCATAGTAGTGATAGTAGTAGTGTTATCTGAACAGTCTGGCATGATCACTGCAGGCCCATTCATTATCATCAGATACGGTAATAGTAATTAAATGATTTTCTTTTTCTACCTAAGGTGCACAAAAACCGCGTGCTCCGTAACAAGCAGTATTAATAATTGAAAATATATATGATTTTTTTACACCCTCCCACTGAACATTATGTGCGTAGGTATACGCGTCATTTCTGATTTTCCCGGATAGATGTATCATCCCCTAAATCCGTCCTTCCGTATTTTAAATTTTGTGATAGCTTACCTCAGTCGTGCTTGTGTACATCCTTTATAGATCGTTGGTCAGTCTCGTACAGTATTCAGTATTTCGTTTTTCAAAAAAACATACGTTCTTTTCTATGGTGGAGAGCGGTAATGGACAGTTTCCGGGGATGGGAGTGGCGTATAGAGGTTGCATACCGATCTTGGCCAGCAATTGGTCAGCTACGCCCTCCAGTGTGTCGAATATGACCCTCTTATTGATCAATCCCACCCCCTCGACCTTTGCGGTTATGAACTCCTTTTCTATCTTTATTACATTCGAGAAAAGCTCGTATATGAAAGCGTAGCTAGGCCTGTCTTCTATTTTCACATAATTTAGATATAGCTTCCTGGCAGCCGTGGTATGTATGCTTTCATCCCTGCATATGTATGTATTCGCCTCCGTGGTTCCGTCGAACCCTATGGTTCTGAGTAGGGATATGCTTATAAAACTACTGAGAAAAAAGATGCCCTCTATAACCATCAGGACTATTATCTTTTTAGCCAGCGTATCACATTCCTTTATAGTTCTTTCCAGAAAGTCTATTTTTTTCCTAAGAGCGGGATCTTTGAGATATACATCTGCTGATTTCATGATGGCGCTCTCATCGTTATCATAAAATATGTCTAAAATGCGCCTATACGTTCTAGCGTGAACGCACTCTATAGACATTTGTTCGACATAGTAGTGCATGACATCAGGGTCCCGTATACTGTCTATCATATCAAAGAGATTAAAATTAACTAGATGTTCGGCCATCCCGAGAAAACAAAAAATGAACCGATAATACTCTTTTGTTTTCTCATCCAATAAGACCACGTGCTTAAAATCGTTTAAAAAAGAAATCTGATTCTCCAGCCATCTGTTTTCAGTAACCGTTTTGTACAATTGTCGGAAATCGTTATCTACAGAAGTATAAATATATTTAGACATGGTTTAAAAGACAAAATGGTTTCTTTCCTGCTTCTGTGCTTATCTAAGTGCCGCAGCAAGTATTGTCTGATTCAGGACAGCTCTTTTTCACAAGAGCGGACGTGCTCGATGGACAGCACAGAGGTACGCCGAACACGTCTGACTTCTTTTCTAGATCGCGCAAGCGGGCCTGTTTTTTGATCCTTAGGTAGTACATGCCGGTTTTCAAACCTCTTTTATGGGCGTGTCTGATGAGCGAATAGATGTGTCTACACCCTGTAATGTCCTCTTCTCTGACAAACAGAGACATGGATTGGCTGTGGTCTACAAAGGGGGCCCTGTCAGCACACATGTCAATCAAGTCCTCTTGGTCGTACTCGAACGCATTTTTGTATATCATGAGTTTATCCCATTCGGGCTCCGTAAAGTACGTCTCTGATGCCTTAGTCACTTCCCAATCTATATTGCTCAGATAATTATTGTACATCTTGAATTCTCGCTGGAGTTCTTTGTTAGATACGAGAACCTCGACACCCGTGGTTATCTTAGAATGGAAGTTAGAGAAGGTGGGATAAAATGCTTCGGATACGCTGCTAACTTGGGAAGTGCCCGACGTTGGCATGAGAGCTATAAATTGTGAGTTATGTAAGCCATACTTTCCGATGCCGGACCTCAATTTAGACCACCAGTCTTGGGGAAGCGTCAGTTTTACATCGTCCCATCCGTCGAAATGCAACCATCCCCTGGCGTACTTGCTTTTCGCAAAATTGTAAAAGGGCTCCATTCCATTCTTACATAGTGTCATGCTAGTGTTAACCGCGGAATAGTACATACTTTCAAATATTCGTTTATTCAGATCCCTGGCACAAGAGGACGTGAAGCCTAACTTCATCTTTAGAAACGCCGTGTGTAATCCCTGAATCCCTATCCCCATGGACCTATATCTCCCCGCTGCCAACCTCGCTCCCATCGGGATGCTTCCCGATTCGGATATAGCACAATTCACCATTATAACAGCTTTCTGGACAGTGTCTCTAAGCTCTTTGAGGGAAAACATTTTAGTGTGGTCGTTGTTCGTCACAAAATCTATTCCCTCTTGCAGTGATTGATTTTCTACGGGAACGTACGTTTTTACAAAGTTGGCCACGTTTATGCTACATATGTTACAAACGCCAACTTCAGAATCGTTAGCGTGGTGCACTATCTCTGCGCATAGATTCGTGCTTCTTATTACATAGGATGATGATGCATTTTCCTCCATATAATAATGTCTATTCATAGCGTCTTTAAACAGAATATATGGGGTGCCGGTGTTAACTATGGAATTTAACAGTGAAAATAAAAGTTCTTTAATCGGTACTTGTGTGTCATATAAGCCTAATTGTTCGTACTTCGTATACGCGGATTCAAATTTCTTTCCGTAAGAGGTACTTAATACTTTGGCCATATTCCCGCTAAAGAGACTCCACTTAGAAGAGGGGTCTTGCTCGTATCTTTTGAAGAACAGATCCGGTATCATAACGGCATTGAAGAGAGACGGACAGCTCTCCTCCTCGGAAGCATTCGGCATTTTCATACGTAACATTTTTTGAATGTTTTTGTTCCATATATCCATAGATACCGACAGACCCACGGGCCTCTTAAGAGATTCGTTATAAAAATCTACGGTAGAGTTTAGCATCTTCAGATATTTGTATATGTCCAGAGTACTTCCCAATATGTTTATGTCGAGACCTATGCCTCCTCCACAATCCAAGATCTGTCTGAGTATATTGGTTTGAACGTCGTTAATGTCCGCGTTACACTCTAAGTCTTTGACTACTATAAAACAGCTCGTGAGGTTGGACGTTGAAACACCGGCATTCAGCAGTACCGGACTACAAAGTCCGATGGTTTGTGCGGTAAGCTGACCGAACACTTCGCCGAATACCGATAAGAAATCACATTTTTTAAAAAACCCGTAATACGAAGGGTTTCTTACAACCGCCATTCCGAAGAAGGCGCTAATTCTACAGAAGAAATGCGTTAAATTTTCTACGCGACCGTCATATTCTCTAAAGTATATGTTTATGAATTTCATAGCGCTCATAAAACCACGACTTTCCAACTTAATAAACGATTCCGTGTTAGTTTTTACGAATCTAGATTCTATGTGTTTGTGTAAGTTCATCAAAGCCAATCTAACGTCAGTAGAAAGTAATGGGCTATAGTGTTCCGCATATTGTCTGATAGAAGAGCAGGCCTTTCTTTCGCTAGCAACGTGACACAAGGCTCCGAGCACCCCGTCTATGTCGGGTTTGTCTTGTTGACTGACTTGCATATATTTGAGCAGCGTAACAATTTTAGGAAATACACATGAATCTGTTTCACTTTCTTGCTTTAACCTCATTATGTTACCGTACAAATTTTCATCGCTGTTTCGCAGTGCCTGCAAAACCGCGTTTCCCTCCTGTAGATAGAGACTCATTTTTGATAGGTAATTGATCACAAAGTATTTTTAATACGAAAAATGTTTAAAAAAAGACAGAGTCTTGTTTATAGTCGACAGTAAATCTTTCGATTTTTACAATAGGTATGCTGAGGCCCTTGGTGATAAGTGTGGTATGAATAGGTTTTTCGGCACTGTGGCCGATACGATCTATCGTCCCGAACGGAATGGGTGTTGGCAGATCTTCGGCCTCTATATGCGTGTCCATATACTGCACACGCTCGTTGAGGAATGCTGTCTGCACAACCGGTACGATGCACTTATATTGATGGAAGGGACTACGCACGATATACATTTTTTTCATTGTATGGTTTTCATCACGTGGTATGCTCAAAATAACAAAAAAATAATAGCTCACTTGGACAGATGCCCCTCCCACTGTATCTATGTACATGTCTTTGAGCACGGTGAGGGCCATATCGTATCTTGGGGTGGTCAGAAAGGCGGGTCTATACACGAACCCATTAGTCACGCATGTAGCCAAAAATGTGGCACCTCCGGTAGCCCTGATCTTGACCCCTATGAAATTTACAAACCTCTCCCCCTTACCAAACGATTGCCACAGGTCCATGTGTTTGACTTCATCGTTCTTGCCAAACAGGTTTCTGAGTGCAGCCTTGGTTGACGCCGTGACGTTTTCCAAGTATAGAGCGAGCGTGAATAAAGAAACGTATCTAGGCTTAACGTGTTCTTTAGGGTCCCATAATTTAACAACGGGCACCCCGTCTACGCCGGTATCTTTACTTAGCATGTGATCACACGTTAAAACATCTGCGGTTTTAGGTCTAGTATCGTCAACACGTGCCGGATCGAATCCAGAGGGGTCTTTTATGACCCCGTTAACTAAACATTTCACATCTGCATTATATAACGCTTCCACCCTGTGTCTCTTTTTACTAACCATGTCCGCCATATCTTTGGAGACGGTTGCTCAAAGCTGGTCTCTTATACACCTCAATAGACTCGAGGTCAATGGCGTTCTGTTTGGCACGGTCACGGCAGATGGCCTCAGTCGCCTCAGCCAACTTGCTCAGAACAACGGCTATTCGTTTATCGCGAGAAACACGTTGTACTATGTTTTTAATCACTCCGATATCGAAGGATTAGATGTCACCCTAATATCCGAAATTATATCAAACCTACGAGAAATAACACCGGTTGCCGAAAGCGAATGTCCAAATATTTGTGATTCCGTGGTTTTAGGAAACACCAAGCAATGTCTCATCAACTTCGCGGGTTGGTACGCATCAACTTCTCAGAGCTCCGTGTACAGTTTTCAGGAGGCGGTATCGCCCATAAACCACCTGAGAAACACCAAATTTCACAGTGAGCTTCTGTCACGTTTATATAGTATAGCACATGATAAAATAGTACAACTGACCATACACAATGTGTTGCAGCCAGATCACACAGATATGGAAAAGATACTCCGAACGTTTTTCATTTTCAAACACGGACTAGTAACGGCAGCAGAAGCGGAACAGTTTAGAGCTATAACATCCCGATGCGGAAACCAATTTATGCGGGAAATGACATCCATGTCATCTGATGGTCAGTTGAGCGCATGGTACACACGAGAGCCTAGTTTTTGTGTGGCATCTAAGGCATTAACCGATGAGCCTTATGCTGATTTGATATTTCCATTAATGGAATCATCAGTATCGATCTTACAGAATAACATCTTTGGCGTAGACTCTATACTGTTCCACCCGGGTCTGATTCATTACCTCTGTACGGTCGATTTAGTTAATTTTGACATAAGATACAGACAAGCTATCACGAGATTCCTCGTCGGTAGACTAGAAACTATTGTTAAATCCCTAAACCTGGATCGCGTAACTACCCTGGAGTTACTGAATTTATCTGGACTCTCAGATGACGTATGCCTCCAGTATCTTAGAATGATCAAACGGCGGCCCGAACAAGATGTAAATGTTGACATTGTCGTCCCGTTAACAAATTTGTTAGTGCATTGTTTTCTCATCTCAAAAATGCTAACCCAACCTCCAAACACGTACCAAACTTATCTGAATGTGATACAACAAGGCCACAAGGAAATTCTCTACGGCGGCTTGATTTGCGGAGACATGGCATCTGACATGGTTACACAAGCACGTGGCGTGTTAAGAGCATGCGTACCTAGATACACACAAGAAGAGTTTAAGTTATTAATACGTCCTACCAACAAAACACATACAATTAGATATTTATTAACTGATATCATGACAAAATGGGCAGAGTTCCTTTTTTCTATGGACGATATTCGACACAGCACAGAACAACACCCTGGCGTGACCGGCGCGATCGATGCGCTCCAAGATGTCGCTAAGACACAGGATGCTCTCGTGACCGCGTGTACATATTACAAAAACACGGGTACCATGGACGGGCTCGTACCACACGTTCGTGAAGGGTACTTTGCGCCGACGATAGTGAATGAAATCATTCTCCCTATATTGAGCGATCTGTTTATAATTACACCGAACATATTGCGAGTATCTGGAAATCAGAAGTTATTAGATCTAATATTACTGTCTAAAATATTACTACCGATGCATATAAGATTAATCAATCTTCTTTCAGTATTACAAAATTTTCTCAATCTTACGAGCGGATACGATCTTAACTCCCTCACGTTCTTCAACAATATAGTATTCGATCTCAAAGAAGTCTTACTAGACATCTTACGAGATGACAACAAAGAAATCATCCTTTCCGATAACATATCGAATTTTATATTACAGTCCGCTGCTCGCAACGTATTCAATGAGATAGATTCAGATTTAGAGCTTCACGTAAACGATACGATTAATTTCTTTAATCAACATATTGCCGTAGCGGATCTGTTAACCCTCATAGGAATGTGCAAATATGACATAAGTTGGTATAAAGGCACAGTGACTATCGATCTAGGTGAGGAGACGGCAGTGACTGGTCTGCGTCCTTTTATTGAAATGTTAAAAACCACATTGATCAGATATGATAAATCCGAAAAATACATGTTAAACATAATAGCTAACTTAGAAACCAGTTGCCAAAAACTTCTATCTTTCATAACGTTTCTGGACGAGTCGGTAGACGACTCGCCTGGTGTCACCTTTTATAAACAATACGCAAACGCGGCCGTAACGCGTATATATCAATTGAAGAATGAAGTGAATACAAAAGTAGGTGGTCTCGCGGACACTCACAAAGGAACCCTCTATATCCTGCGAAAGCTATGTACCATGTGTAACATAATGTCTAACGAGGCTATAGAGAGCACTAATTTAAAAGTCTGTCTAGACACCTTCCGAAGAGACATATTACAACAAACAATACCCACTACACGTAATACTACAGACCAATTACCGTCGTTCTGCGTGGAGAGACAAGTGCGGTTGTTCCACGACACGTTTGGAAATAATTGGGAACCGACCCAATTTAAACAAATGGAATCTGCATTTGTCGGGGAGGACAGCTCATCCCCTCTCAATGGCCTTACTGCACCGTTTTTAAACCTGTTCGACAGTAGATATGCTATGGAAGATCCTGTCATGGTAAGATGGAATGTCTTTACAAACGAGGAATTCTCTACTGTAGCGAGTATATTTTTAGGTAGAGCAGGAACTCATGACACAACAGATGATGACACCGATGATGGCGGGGTTCCCTATGCTTTAGAAACGATAGTTGAAGAAGATGAAGATGATACATCTAGTGTTTCTAGCAGAAGTATGGTAGATACTCAATCTGCACGAGCTTTGACTCCAAATGCGACGGATAGATTCTTCGCAGAGAGAGCTAAGAATCTATCCGTTCCAGGACTTTCAGCTACAGCATCGTCTTCCACGTCTATTCCTCAACACGGACTAGCAAGTCTTGATGGGAGTGTTCGTGTTAAACAAGAAAAGACAGACACGAGGAGCGGTCTTAGCGGTGGTCCACGTGGTTCGTCAGGTTTGAACCTCAGATCTGTTACCGACCCGGCCGGACGTTCCCATAGTGCGGGTAGAACTCTAACCGATTATATAGATTCCCTTAGCACCTGTGACGATTCTCTTGATCTAAATATCCAACCACCCAGCATATTATCTTCTACAAGAGTCAGTTCTACTCCTTCAACACAAATGACTAGTCTTTCTACAAACTATGCAGGATCAACACTTCCTAATACACAAGGATCGGGATCTCAAAGTTTTACTATACTGTCCGGTAGTAGCGGCAGTACAGACAGACCACCATCCACAATCGTTCTTCCACCCAGTGGTCTTCGTCCGCTAACTACACAATCAACACAATCTACACAACAAACATCTGTGTATGGAACTGAGTATGATGCAGGTACCATGTCGACCGCAGTCCCTATGGCCAGTGTCCAAACTTCAATATCATACACAGGAGGTTTGTCTGTCAGTGATATCCTCAGATCTGGTAGCAGTAGCGCTATGAGTATAACATCAAACACGGGAGGTACTAGGGGACGAAGAGATAGCGTAATTACTGTAGACAGCGGTCCGAGTTCCTTGATCGATAGTGGCCCAGAATCTCTTGCGACCCCTGTCAGTTCACATATAGGTCACACGGGAGGAAGGAAAGCGAGACCGCTTTCCGCCACTCCGACAGATACATGCGATAGTGCATCGCCACTTGTAGCCTCGCCCGCGAGTTCTATCATAGGTCGTCCCGGGGGTAGAAAGGCGAGGCGTCTATCTGAAACCAGTGTTGACAGCGGACCCAGCGCGCTGAACACGATTTATAGCGGACCTCTGACGAGACCTAGGTCTAAGAGCGTTTCTGAGGGGTCTACAGTATCTATGAGTAGTGAGTATAGCAGAGCAGCTACTCCCATACCAGACCCGTTTCTGCAACCTAGAACGAGGACCCCTAGCACAAGCGGTTTACTCCCTGTTCTGTCAGAATCAGAGAGTGATATGATCATAACCAGTGGCGCCGAGTCTAGCAGATCTACCCCCGTTAGGAGACCGAGAACTCCAACCGGAGGGCGACGGTCTGTGAGAATGGATGTAACCATGTCTACCGCGTCTGAATCAGAGGAAAACAGTCTTCCCTTTTCAGACATAGGAGATGACCCACTGTCTTCTATTCGTAGACAACAGAGGGCGTTACAGGCAACGACACAACAGGGTCCTAGACAGATCCCACTCGCCCCGCAACATACTCATCAAACAGAATCGTTTTCACAACTGAGTCTCAGTAGCAGAGCCGAATCGCCCTTTAATTTGGAGGCTTTTACTAAGTTTCTAGATGATTTCCCGGTGCAGGACACCACGAGTTCATCGGGAGCACCCATGCGTCCCCGGTCTGTGGAGATGCGTAATGCTAGCGACACTACCGTATCTGACGGTGCTCTGTCTGACGACGGACGACGTAGCGCTCCTCCGTCCTCAGACTCCGAATCAACAAGCACCAGAAACCGGTTTCCGAGAGAGTATTATTCGCTAATGTAATAGCTTATGCATATATCACGTCATGTTTATTGATTGCGTTGTTATTTATTCACGTATTGTTGTTACATGTTTCTATTGTGTAACCCGCTAAGCAATAAAACAGAATTAAAGTTAATGTATATAAAGGTATCGTGTTTCAATGGTTTTTTACTACCAATATCTGGTGGCAATAATGATCCCCTTACAAACATAATTATTTAACACCGCCGTTACACAAAAAAGGTTTTGCCACAATGATTATTTTGATAACGGGCACGCGCAATCAGAGCCATGGAGAATATGGCCAGAGACGCGGAAGCCAGTGTATGTGTAACTGCTTCGTGTTCCTACACGCATGTTTCTTGAAACAACCTGAGTTTCTCACGGGAGCGCACATAGATGACATATTGCTCCATGGAACCATTTTGGATAATCAGGCCCCGGCGCCGGCCCGTCCGACGGCGTACAGGTTGCCGTCGGACATACCTACAAACATTATCACAGTATTCGGTGAGACCATGCACAAACTCGGTACACCTTACGGGGGGCTTGCAGAGTCCGTGAATATGGACGGCCATTATTACCTGGGTCTCTTTGATTTCCTTTACAAAATGAAACAAAAGCGTCGTGGAACGACTCAGTTAACACTAGCCTTTATCACCATCAATTGCACCACGCGTGGTCTGTGTGTAAAAGATGATCTGATGTATCTATTCGACCCCCATGAGACGCCTTATTCGGAAAACGCGTCTATTCTAGTAACAGAGGATGTTAACGAGATCTTTAGAGTGTTGTACAGAGAGAGGCTGTACTTCGACGCCGGCGAGGTATTTTTTATTCAGAATGTTCAGAATCTGACCGATGTCGAGGTGGCTATGATATTTTCCCATATACCAGATACCAGTATCGAAATACCCAGGCCGGTCGTAGTACGACCGGTCCCTCAGCGTCCCAGCGATCCTCAGAGCGGTATCGGTGGTGTTCCGCAAGGATCCCTGACAGCTGTAACGAATAACTTACAACAATCACTAAGTCACAGTCTATCGGGGCCTTTTTCAACAGTATCGTCATCAGGATCGAGTAACGGAAGCATGACAGGCGCCATGGCGCCTGGCCCGCTCAGTGCTAATGTTCCATCGGAAAATATCTCCCTAGTAGCCGATCCCCATGCACCCTCTATTGGCGTTTCCACTCTGGATCTGTTACGTTCAGAGGGAGAAAGGGGAACATGCCCCGTTCGAGTAAGCGGGTTATCTCTACGAAGTCCCTCGGCATTATGTCACCCACACCCGGGATGTCAGTTGTCTCGGCAAGGTCAACAAAGCTCACCAAATGTACAGCAACCATCATCGCATCATACGACATCTCAACCACATAGTTTACAATCCTCGTTACAGAGTTTACAAGACGCACCATCCTCTTTACACTCCGAGGGCGGAGACCTGCTTTCATGGGAAACCCAGGGATCTAACGGTTTCGTAGGGTCTCTCGATTACAGTAACATGTTTGGAGACTCTCTTAATCCCGAAACCGCTGTCGTACATGATGATGTTCTGGCAACGCTTTTACCATCGTTGACCAGACTCGAAGAATTGCGTGTAAACATGTCCTCTTTTCTTCCTCCCCCCGAAGTACATATGGTGATCTCCTCTGAACAATCATCATCGTGCGAACTAAGCTTGTTTACTTTTAGACTACATCACCTTTTCTGTCAGGTGATCGATGTAGGTGTAAATAACGGTACCGGTCTCAGATCGGATATCGAATCTATACTAAGACATTTACAAGCGACATTTGAAGAAATACAATTACCAGATCTGGCCAGATTGATGGAACTGTGCATTCACACCAAGCTCAACGCGAGACAACTCTATAGAAAAATCATTGACACACGTTCTACAGAGCTGACGAGACCTTACATGTATGTGATCAAAAGTAAACTTAACGCCGTATTCCAGAGACACAGGTTTGATACAGCACTCGCCATACGTTGGGTAGAACAGTACTACAGAAATCTTTTGCAGCCGGCGTGCCAGGCACCTCCGCCGCCATCATCTGATAATCTCATAGCTTTTGTACGACAAGACTTTCAAGCGTTCTCTGCAACCTGTCAGGAGCTCTTTGACCGTCAGTTAGGACATGCCAATCAACACGAGGTTGCGTTCAATCATCTTAAGAGACAAGTAACCGATTACAATAACGCGAGGGCGGCCGTGGAGGCCAGTAATACTATATCTAATTTGAATCTGCACCTGCAGCAAAACGCAACAGAATTTATACATCATTTTTACGACGACACGGTTACAGCTACCGTGGAAGAATTTGCAGATGTACTCGCGAACGCACGAAGTAATATTGTTGCGGGACGTATGCCCACTCAGAATCTAAACAGACTGCTGCAAAAGGTAATAAACATAATAGGACTAATCAACGATATCAAACAAATAAGCCCCAACAAAAAATCCGATTACAAACAGCGTCTGAATGATGTTAAGCACGGGATATCGTTCCTGTTAGGAAAAGAACACGACCCGAGTCGTATACACGAGAGTCTCCGTAATCTGAAACGATCTTACGAAAACACACAAACTACAGTATCAGTGAGAGATTCCCGCAGGGACGTGTGTCAACTACAAACGCCCGATATGACCGTAGCCCGATCCGGCAGAACTCCTCAGCCTCCGAGTACGGCCCTTCTACCCAGGCGCAGAGGGGACATGGAGCCTATGGTACAAGAGACGTCAAATTATTACGTAGATCTTTACGACATCGAAGATATGGACGGAGAGGATATGGACTACACAGTCACTGATCAGGAACGTAACGAATTACGTGTGCTTGTATCTAACATGACGTTAGACAATCTCGGAAACTGCGGGTTCCTGACAAGCCCGCAATTTGTAGCTATGTTAGAAAGTCCAGATTTTGCACAAATGTTCCATGTAAAAATATTGTCGTTAATCGATAATATCTTAACACGCATGGCATCCATGACGCGTGTCAGGGAGATCATATTTGCACAAATCCGGAATGTTATAGCCGCGGTTATCAATAACCCGGTCAAGGAGAGATTCTTATCTATAATTTTATTTTTAGAAAGTATAAGTCTACACATACCAGTACAAAGATTTACAGACTTAAAAAAGGTTTTATGGAAAACAAAAAGATACCACACAACGTGGGGATTTTTGAAGACACGACAATCTGGAATGAGCCTGTCCGAAGCGCTCAATGACCTCGACGACGAATTTGCACAGAGAGGCAAGGAAGAGAGTTGGGTGAGACGCGCAAAAAATTACACGATAACATCAGAACAAGAAGCGATGCAGTTTCTGTTTAACGCTCCATCCGACGAGCTCCGCAGGGAATACGAACCGCAAATTCTGTTAAAACTAAGGATCTTCAAGGAAAACGAAGCCAAGGCCCGAGATCATCAGGTCACCAAGGATAGGAAAAAGTTGTCCGAACGGAGAGTACAAATAGAACAGAATATATTGACCGGAATAGATAACGGACTGTATACGTCATCAGTTGGTTCACAACAATTGCTGGAACTACGCGGTATATACGCGTCAGAACCCGAAATACAGTTATATACAGATTTTAATAACAAACTATCCGATCTAATGAATTCAAGAAAACCACAAATAGAAAATATACTACGTCAGGCAATACTAGATAACCTGAACAATGTTTTCACACCACCCAGATACCTGAATCAGCTAAGAGAATTGATCGCGGGTCTCAATGACGTTAAGACAAATGGGTTGTTGACTGCCGGTAACGAACAACTCTTGGCCGATCTGGCCTTCGATGTCAAGTTTTTGGAAGATCTGGTCAAAGATTGGACCGGAAGCGAACCGGTATTCCTTGGATCTCGATATCGAGAAGATTATCGTGAGGCACGGCGATTACATGGACTCGTTAGTGGGTTAGTAGGACCCACTGACACAATAAGAGCGATGGAACAAAGGTTGAACGATTATCTCGGGCGAGAAGAACCTATAGATAGTAATCATTTTATATTGAACCCTAAGGACATGCCTATTCTATCACAACAGGATACAATGATAATGGAAGATTTATACGGACCGTTTAGACAGTTCGTGGAGGATAAGCAAGCGAGAAAGCAAGCAGAGCTTAGAGACACGATTGCCGTGTTTAATTTTAATATGAAAAGTAAGATAGACACACATAATATTCTCATCACACAGACGCGCAGATCTCTTCCTTATATCATAAAGAGACATTATCTAAAAATATCCAATCTGAAAAGGTTCGACATCGAAAAGTTCTGTCAAAATCCAGTGGACTTCATTTATAATACAATACAACCATCAATAGCGACCACACCCTATGTAGAAACAGGCATGATTCTTCAATGGGTATTGGAGTTACGAGATCTCATATCGCGATTCCTAACATCAGACGAAAACGCGATGATGGATATCGTCAAGGAATGGATCGACAGAGAAATCGTGGAAGCAGATGAAAAAGCGGAGCTCGAGGCCTCGCTAGCCATAACACTAGACCCGGAAAGATACGAAATGATCTTGTCAGAACTAGACAAGAATAGGGTGAGAGGTGGCGAGAGGACATACAGGAAATATGAAGCGGATCTGGCCGACCTTAAACGTGACAGGGAAGTATTCGACAGGTCGATGTCCCTGGACATGCGTCTTGAACGACTGATGCGTGACATACGCGAGAACAGATTCGGACTGAATTGTGCTGTAATGTTGAACGAGATTCAGAAATTAGAAGATGACTCAAGAGACGTAGCTCAACAGTCGTACAAATTGAGGTTGCAGAGGCTCAAAGCATACGTCAAGGGGATGCTTGATTTACAGAGAAAGATTGTTGCAAAACAACCATCCATCATAGATATGGACGGTTTCGTGATCCCGACCTTTAACCCAGACGACATGGAGATAAATGACACATTATCTAGGTTATTCCGCAGAATGGCTTTCAGACAAAGTGAAATATGGTATCTCGTAGAAAACGCATTCGGAGACAGAGAGTACGTAAACAGGGATTTCTGTTCATCGCAGCATAAAATATGTTACCGTAACTGTGCTCTCAAATATTACGATCTTTACCAGGAGGGTATCGATCAAGATGAAGAGACCGAGCCGTTAATATCTCGAAATTATCTAGCACATGAAGTTGCACTACAATTAGCAAACACCGTCTATACGTATTGGGCAAATGTAGTACAGTTCCCGTTGTCAAGGTATATTCAACGACCTCTGCTAAGACGGCACGCTCACGTAGCGTCACTGTACTCTATTAAGTTGTGCGTATATGCGCTCGACTTCTACTATGCACACATGTCTCAAGGTCCCTTCCCTCTGGAGACTCGTGTCAGAGGTACATATGTTAAAATTAATCAAAAGGCGTTTATGTCTATTATGATGGCATTCTACCCTAATGTTATGCTCGGTATAATTAGTCTGCCCTTAGACGTTGGAATTAATTCCATGATCCAAAAATTTTCAATTGATAATTTTTATCTGCGTTGTAATGTTACAAGCATGCCTCCTCCTAGGGATTTATTTACAAATAACATAGTATCTTACTGTATTCACGAAAATCAATGGGAACCCTTGTCTCCCGCAGATATATTTTGGAACGATCCTTTCTTACAGGAACTCGGTGGTAATGTCAGCAAGCTTACCTTGTACGTATTGGGTGTCCTGGCACTACCTACCGAGTATTTAAATTATCTTTGGAATCAGTTTAAGCATCCAGACCTTCCAGATATAAATGTGTTTGAGTACGTAAAGATCATATTTAAGGGGATATTTAATAAGAATCTGGAGAGTCCGTGCCAGCCTCCAGCAGATCCCGCCGTTCTGGTCAAATTAGGAACTATTTTGGAAAGCGTGAAAATCAGCAGGAACGTTGAGGTAGAGGATGTTGTTAAACATTTTCAACAGAAACTCGATCTATTCGATTGTGTTGTAGGTTCCCTATTACTTAACGTTCCCATAGTCATAGGCCAGAGAGTGTGTCGGGTTCACGAACAAACGGTGTTAGTGGTAAATATCGGAAGCCTCACTCATGGGGACCAGGATTACCTGAATGTCATAGGTAGTAGAAACCTAGATTTTTCTGAACTCACCAATAAAACCTGGTCCGCCGGTAACATGATTGAGCAAAGTTGGTTCGAAGCACAGACTGTCAAAATCCGAGAGTTCATGACTAAACCTAGGTCACAGAATCCCTTGCTGATTCTAGTAGATGATACAAAAACAGTGTTTAACGCATACTTACCCAGATCAGATAGGAGAGCACAACAACAAAACAAACTTTTTACATGTGATCATATATATCAAGATCAAATGCACTCTGGAAATTCTACCGGAGTGGTAGACTTTGCTTTCTGTCCCACAGATGCTAACTTTCTGTCAGATCCGTACGATCTGACCTCCCCGAATGCTGCGGTAGAAGGTTATGGAGCACACATACCCGATGCCGTTATCGCGAGGGAGGGCACGGATACGAGCAGACAGCATGACCTATATGATCCTAGTGGCATGGATACAGCACAAGATGCCTCTAGCAGGGGTCTAGATGCTAAGAAACGTGCGTCTCAGTACATTAACGACTATGTAATCAGAGAGCACGCTGCTTCAGGAAGACGTACTCGTCGTATCATGTCGAGTAGCGGGGGCGGCGGTGGTCCAGGTGGGGGTGGCGGAGGAAGCCACCAACCGGTGCAATCCTCTAGTCTCACCCTGCCTGTTACCGTTCGACCAGGAACGTCAGGCCCCTCGAGTCTAGGTAATGTAGTGGGATTGAATAGTAATGCAGTATCCGGTCCACGGGAGTCATCTGCAGCCAATATTCAGCGACAGCTCAACAGGGCATCGTGTGCATTACAGAGATTACAACAAGACGTAACGTTTTTCAAAGATAGAATGTTAGAAATGTTACACAAGACTAGAAACGTTTATCAGTAAAAAAATTTTTATTTATGTATCTTGTCTAATGTTGGAAAACAATCTCAGTAGTTCTAGCCGCAATCCCGATTCCTCTGAAGCTGAAAACGGCTGTCGTCTCTGATAATATTTGTCTTTGAACATTATAACAGCTTCATGGTTCAATAAACCGTTATTTTGATCCAAATTAAAATGTCTAAGAAATTGTAATTTCCTCTCTTCCTCTGTTCTGTCTTGTGCGTTCCGCTGCCCTCGACCTGCTGGCGCGGGACCCGTCTGTGCAGCAGAGCTGTTGTTGCTCATGTTTCACTAACTCGCAGGCAGCACAGGTTGGTATAGAATCGTTCACGTGTGCGGGTGCAGGTACCTGCACCATACAGTTGTTACACAGAAAGGTCGATTTATGATGTAATAGGTTCAACAGACCTATCCCTTGTAAATCTTTCAACGCTGTTGTGTTATAACAGAAGCGGTTTGAGCACGGTAAAATTATATCTAACGTTTTATTATTAAATATTGTGCACCCGTTGTTTGTGCCTATAACCGCCCTCCATGTACACACATATACACGTATCCCGTGTTCCTCTAACACGTGGCCCTCGTACAGGGCTATCACCTTGAGGTTCATGCTTCCACATAAGGAACAGTGGGGGACATCGTAATGCATGCTGAAATTCACCGCTTTTTCTTGTTGATCGCGGTAGTAAAAAACAGAGTTGAGGTTAAACATGTATTCATTCTTTAACTTAACCTTGCCTATGTTCAAACAGTAGCCGCAGTTCTGGCACACTATCACTCTAATGTCTTTTTTGAACACCTCACATTTAATTTTGTGTATACAGAGCAATGGCAGTTCGATGACGCTCGTCACCAGACCGGTCCTAAGGCTCCTAGCCAAAGCGTATCTGTAGAGGTCCCTTCTGTTGTATTCTACCCCTGGCGTCAGGCACGCCGTTGTCTGTAAGACGTTATGCTGCTGCAAAGATTGTTGATCTCTAACTATCGGTACTATGTATCTGTCCGTGGCAGCACAATACTCATCTATCATCGCTCTGATCATCGCACATAGAAAATTTCCCCCGGGTAGAGCTGAGGTTTCCTCAGACAGCCAATCGGTTCTCAGATTTTTGTACGAATATCCATCAGGCGTAAAAAATAAGGATGACGGAGACGCAAGTTCCACCGCGGGCAAACATCGTTCCACCGTGTAGCTACACATTCCGTTAGAAAGATCATTACGTTCCACGGGACACGATTTAACGACGGTAGTCCTTCTGCCAACAAAACAGGTGTTATAGTATTTTATATTTACAAGTTTAACTTTATTGCTGATTCCACACCATATTATGGGAACGGTTAATTTCATCCCAAAGACAGCTATGTTCATCTTATTGAACATATACAGAGTTAAATCTGGAAGCTTTTTACTATGCCCCATCAACATAGCATACACGAGCTCCACTTTTCTAAACACGACAGCATTCAGAATCCCGAAATTTAACACCTTGGATATATCGTGCATACATAGCACAAAGTACATATATAAAAGCCACCCGAAGACCTGTATCGTTCTAGGCCTCTTTGTAAATATCAGGTTACAGGAACTGAAGTCTTCAACCCTTTCTAAGAACTTTTGCCAGTAGGGTGTTATATCGAATCGTCTAAAACTTTTCTGCTCGGTTTTAAACCACGCGAGTGGACAATTGTCGCTGAAAGCATATCCGAACACCAATGTTTGCATATGTTCAGCGGAATGGTGTGTACAGAGGGTGGAAAGTTGTTTGAAAAAGAGTTCATAGTTAAAGTCCATCTCGCAAATCAAATTCGTGAGGTTTTTTTAGTTAAAAAACGATTTATAAACAAGTCCTGTCAGAGCTACAAGTGTTAACCAAGCACATCCCATCATCACGTATCTTCCATAATGCCATAACTGATGTTTCGATACAGCGGTGCTAGGCACGACCGCGATGGGCGCCGGCTCCTTTTGAGCGGTGCCGCCGGAACAATAGATAGTGGGTTTGACTATCTCATGCTTTTTTTGCCACGTTCTTGACGTGTTCGTATGGATCAAAGACGAGGAGGATGTCGTGGTCCTATAATTTTTTGATAAAACGCCGTGAGTCATTTGTGGAAGGCGTTCCAGTTTGCCGCTTATGTCGTGCATTAACTCTTTAAAACTGGACTCGCTACTAGGTCCGTATACAATGAACTCCACTACAAAAACGTTATGGTTGTATGATCTCTGTACGGAGCACTTGGTCAGTAACGCCCCGCGAGAGGGTTTAAGTCTCTCTATACCCGGTAACGTGAGAACAACAAGATCGTTAATGTTTAAAAAGTTGATGGGACTGGTTATTTCGTTAGGCAAAGGTTTTGCCACCAGATCCTTTTCCAGCGTTACAAAACAGGACAGTGATATGTTAGCACCGGTATGTTTCAAAATAAATACAGCGTTATACTCCGGTGGTATAACGGAATTCCAATAATTCAGTACGTACTCCACGTTGTAGACCCTCCCCGACACCAATATGATATCGCATACCGGGTATGTTGGGTTTTTTATTATCAGATTGTAGTCAGTACATCGTATTTCAGATTCGGACAGGGAAAATATGTTTTTCGTCTTTTGGATCAAGTTTTTATAGATTCTATTTGTTATAGTACACATCTCGTTAGAAACGTTTCTAAATCTCTTCAAACACAGTCTACCAGACTGTTGATATCCAACAGCTTGGAAATCGTAGCGTTTAGCTCATCGACTTTTCCCAGAACCACCTTTGCATGGGAACAGTCCTTTGGGTGATATATAAATCGTAAAAAGGTTTCGTGTCTGTGGCCCACGTTGATGAAATTCAATCTGGATTCTAGAGTAGGCAGCAATAATTCATATAGTGTTGGTAACATCTGCAAAAAATTTATATCCGGTTCCCCATTATGAGACTCTAACCAGTTTATGTAATCTTCTTCAAAGGTATTTGACATTTTTTGAGAGGTGCGGTTTAAACATCTAAGCGTGGGTATATTTTACCACGACCCTTTTCGAAACTCATACATGCGAAGCGGATTTCTTGAGTGAACCGTCTCGAATAAAATCGAGATCTTTTATGAACAATGTCCACGAATAGCGTGTCTACATCATCGTTCATAGGTTTCGATAGTACCACATTGCGATTAGATGATGCTATCCTAAATACTATACTATCGTACGCTCACCTAGATGTGGAAGATACAGATACCGAACAACCAGCTCTGGTCTTCGAGGCCGGCTTTCAAATATCCACGGCGATACGCATCTCTAAACTGGTAACTATAGATAGACCGTGTCCGATATGTACGTTAGTACACAAATGCGTTTCCATGTCAGATCACGTAGACTGGTTGTTAGACTACTGTCTACTTTGTTACAAATCATGCTACGCACCGAGAACAGCTTTATCTAACGTCGTTCTCGGCGTAGAGTTTTTCCGTCTAGTGGAAACACGACTCGGATCCGTGACAACAGATCTATTTCAATCAGAACAGGTCACAACGTTAGATATATACATACACTTTCACGTTAACCGCTGTTTCGCGCAACTTAACAACGTATGTGCTAACGAAAATACTACCATAGCTCACCTGCAAGTTCTCCGATGCGTACTAACCGAGTCTAAGGACGTTCCGTTTAAAAAAAATTCCATATCGCTCAGTAAGCAGGATCCTAAATGCAACAAGCAATATAATACCAAGATCAACAAAGAAGTCAATTTTTTGCCCCTGGTGTTGTACATGTGGGGCCAAACCTCCATACTGCAGATCTTCGACGATTGTCCACCAGAGTACGTGGAAGTTATGGAAGCCAAAGAACAACTTTTGTGGTCCAACGAGGAGGACCAAAAGAACCGTGTAGTAGGCCCTATCCTTTTGGCCCCTCACCCAACACTAGCCCACAAAAACAATACGACGTCTATATGTTTGATCTGTGAGCTTTTGGCCGTATCTCACGACACGTGTGTGTTCCTAACAGAACTAAAGAGCAAAATCGACAATTACTGTCAAAATAATTTGAAATTAGTAGATAAAATATTTTTCGTTCTAGACGAGCTAGAACGAAATGAGGATGATATTGTTATAGATCCGTGCATCATGATGATCTTAAAGCACGTGGGCGCCATAGGGCTATATAAACATTTTTATTGTGACGTTATGTGTGCGTGTAACATTAACACGGTAAATTCGGATGTGCTGTTCGGATGTCCAATCGGAGACCCATATGAGATGAAATTAGAGATATGTCACGCTAATGAATATTTAACACTATATAACAAGGAGACGTGGCTGGTGGTTCAGTTATACAAGGCGTTTCAGACAGCGGAGGACACGTACAAACGTAAGACACAGATACGAGATTTTATTAGAGAGACTAGAAATATTTTGTCCGTTATCACGTGCAACCTCATAGATATATCTTTTACTCTGGATCAGTATGTCTAAACTCAGAACACTGAAATCCTCAAGAAAGACCAAGGGGTCCTCCAGAGTAGTACCATACAGCCTTAACGATTTACACAGACTGTTCAGTAAACATCCAGAGCTCGAAGACAAATATCTCAATTCCATAACCCTGCCTATTACCGGCAAAGAAACCATTTACTTTCCGTATGACTTTATAAATCATAGGAATAACACCTGTCTAGATTTTTCCCCGTACGGGAATCAACAGATATCCAAGACTACGTGTACCGTATGTGATAAACATAAGATAACAACCGTATCAGATTCCACGGTAGCTTTTATAGAACAGGCACATAATGTCATGAAATTCAAATCACTGTACTGTTCTCTTCAAAAAAACAGAGCGCTTCTACCGCTATATATTAAGTTTCCTCACTTGTTTCAGATTAATTATCTAATCCAAGACCACATTCCAGAAAGCTTTCCGATAATATATGCTAAGAACGAAATACCCCACATGTGTATCGTGTTTGAAAAGCCGTCCCTGCACCTGTCATGTCAATGCATTTCTACCGTGATCCAAGTTTACGAGTTTTGTGATCTGTCGCTGCACATGCATCGTGATTACCTAACGCTTCATGTAATGACTCTTGGATTTAAACAGAGTTCGGTTAACGTGAACGCCGAGATACTGGAACACAAAATCGACGAGATGGACATATCAGACGACACCAAGGAATCTTATGACAAATACTATGCTTTATTAGTCTCATGTAAAGTTATTCCTGACATGTAAAATGCATTTTTTAAATAGAATTTTTTATATACAATTTTTAAATAAAATTAATTTAATATTGGTTTTGGGTATGTTTTTCGAGGAACGCACGACATAAGAAATCTGTCCGGTTTTGATATAAACTCTGGAAAAATGGGTGATATAGAATGTGTTATACTGCTAATTAAATTAGAAAAGTATTTGCTACAGTTTATCTGTAATCTATGGGTCTCTACATAGTCGGGGTCCTCGGCTATTACGTAATTAGCAACTCTCTCGTCGGGATGAGCTAAAAGAACATAGAAAATACGGTCCCCTGTATTCGGTATCTCCTCTCTACGTTCGAGTTTCTTTTTGACCACAGTAAGGTGCGGCAAGTTCTGTTGTTTGTATTTATCACAAGCTTGGGTGAGGGTAGCAGAGAGTTGCAATTCGTGTATGTCCACTCTGTTTTCGTAAAGTCGTTCTCTCGCATCTGTTATCAACGCAACTAATTTAAAAAATCCCGGGGGCAAGCCTTCTTTACAGACCTGATCCTGCGTCATCCCAGACATTTTCTGTACCGCCTCCGATATCACGTTGTCCGAAAACAGGGATTTTATTACCGCGAGTGTGGTGTTCTTGACGAATCCGCATACGTTTCGCCTAACTAAATCTATTCCCTTCATGCTGAGCTTCTCCTCTCCGTGCAATACTCCCACGTATCGTTTTTTACATAACAGTAGAAGTTTTTCAAACACTTTATCTACTTCTAGTTTTATGGGGGGCGGAAAAAGAGTTTTTGTTATGTGCGCTACAAAATTGGGAAGTGCCGAGTACAATCTGTCGGCGTCCTCTATCCCACATAACAATACAAACACGCTGTCAGTATCTCCGTATACCACATCTATTTTGAATCTATTACTGTCTACAGGGCAATCAACTAGTTCGGGAGCTATTTGCGTTAAGAATGTCCAATCGTTAAATCGGTCACAAATATATTGTTTGGTAACAGCTAGCAGTTGTCTGCCCTGTGCCGTGACCGACTCAGCTATGGCCAGACAGGGAAACATCCCTTTCGACACACCGGTAAATCCATACACGGCATTGCACGTTAGTTTTAGAGCCAGTTGTTGTTTGTCTAATAATATTTGCATAAGAGGATCTTTACAATGCTTCAATTTTTCCCTGACAGCTTTGCGTTCCGCCAGCCACGACGTTAACAGTTGCGAGAGAATCGACTTTCTAACATGCGGTTTTACGAATCTGTGAACCCTACCGGTGTTGGTGGTGACCATTGTAACATCCTCCTCTCTAAGTGAGGCTACATCATTATCTGTGATCAAAGTACAATAGCATAAGTTGTATGCTTGAATGATACTGGGGTACAGGCTCGCAAAATCAAATACCGCCACCGGAGTATTGTAGAATCCAGTCTTTGGTTCCAACACAGTCGCGCCCTGGTAGGTGTCCTCCCCCGCCTCATCTATACTGGGGATTATGAGGCCTTCTCTTCTAGCCGCAGCTAGCATACACGTAAATATCCTGCTCTGTTGTCCGTCAAAGATCACTTTGTTCATAGATATGTTGGACAGTCTAGCGATGGCGGACGCCTCATAGTGAAAGAGGAGTTTACAAAAAAGTTTGTGGACCAACACAGAATCGTGTACACAATAGGCCCCGACTACCGCTCTTCCGTCGTCGTCTCTTCTAAACAGAACTGGGATCTGCTTGTATGGAACGGAGTGTTTCTTTTCACCGAGTAACATGTCTACCACCGTGTCTAATTTATGATTAGGGGCCGAGACCTTATCCATACACACACGATACATGTCTATGATAACTATTCCCGAGATAGTCACTTTACACTGACATCTGTTTAGGAAAGATTCCATGCCCTTAAAACACGTCATGCGCCCACGTTTCATCTTGGTAAACGCGCCGCATTGAATATTGTAGTACCTACATCGCCCTATCACGTAGGGTATATCAAAAGCATTTATGTTATATCCAGTTATGAAATTTGGACCGTAGACCCTCACGAAAGTAAGGAAAGATTCGATCAGCTCGTATTCTGATGCACATTCGTATATGTAAACTCCGGGTATCTCTGCACACGAACCTAATGTAAACAAGTGCTGCGTCTCAATGGTATTTTTTATATCAAAACAGACGCAAGATATCTGAATGATAATATCATCCGGATTCGTGGCGTCGGGAAAAGCATCGTCCACCGATCCCGATAGACATTCTATATCAAACGCCATGCATTTATAGTTGGGCCATTCTACGCGATCTCGTAGAACCTGAAGGTCGCCCACGCAACAATCGAGTTCCAATTCACAGTTAGAGTCTTTACTGGTTTGTCTCACGTAAGGGGTTTTCAGAGAATACCAACCAAACGAACAAAATTCGTTATCTACAAGGAATCTGGTGTTGGGTTCCACTAAGTGTTCAAAAATTTCAAAATCCAAATCTTTAAGGTTTCGGGCAGCTTCCTTACCTACAAAGTGATTAGAAAAACTCATCATCAGATAAGGACTCGTGTTTGTGTTGAACCCCATAAGGCTCATTTTATTGACCTGTTTCACAACATACGAGCACGATGAAGACTCTTTTTCCAGATTTGACATAACCTTAGAAACGGCATCCCTGGTAGCAGCTTCGTCTTTCATAGCAACATAAAAATAATAAGCCTGGCCGTGTACATTAACACACACATCCGTTCCGTCTTCGGTCTTACCGATCAGAGATATTATCGCTCCGGTGGGCGATAAAAAACGTTTGTAACGCCACGGTAAATACTCGTAAGATACATCGTGTGCACAAAATACACATTGCTCATATATGTGAAATACAACGGTTTCCTCGCAACTGTTTGTTGTTACGGGCGAGTCTGTCTCACCATGTGAAGTGGACGAAACTACGGCCTCACATTCGGAACCGTCAGCGCTCCCGTCGTTTACGTTTACAATGTCCTTTACGGGCCATTGACCGAGCTCTCGTACCGTACATAATAAAACCGGTTCCCCCCGATAGAACAATCTGGGTTGTTCACCATTGTATTTTTTTAACAGTTTTGACGACTTAGGTTTGATTATACATTCTGGTGTAATAGATAAAAATGTACTTTCCTTGTTTTTATGTTGTTTTGCGAAAGACATGGATTGTTTGGGAGGCTTGTCGTTTCCATTGTTTCTAGATTTAAAATATGGATTAAAAAAAGCCATCATCTACCGTAACTATCGCCATACACAAGACACTAAACGTTCATAGACCTAAGCGCTGTGTATCCTCTGCGCCGTATGCGGTCTATTATAGAAGGTTCTGATTTCGCAGCTTCTATCTGAGCTTGTTTTTCAGATTTATCCAGCTCTTGCATAGCCTTTAACATAGACAGGGCATCCTCCTTTGAGTACGTAGAGGAACCTCCTGTACTCTCCTCATATGAGGGTGGATCGCCCACGTGTTGTTGCATCTGCCTCTGTGGGAGTGTCTGATTAACATACGGGAAGTAATAATCGATGGGACTGCCACGGGATTGATTCATTCTATTATATATTATGATGACTCCGACTATGATGCAACCAATAAGAATGATGCTAAGCGTACCCCCAAAAGGATTCTGTAGAAACGATGCTACCCCAGACACCAGTGATTGCATAGCCCCCAGGGTACCCGTGATGACATTGCCCACGCCCGTGAGACCCTGTAGTGCTTGTTGCATACCAGCAGGGGGAACATATGGCCTACTTATTATGGCCTGTTCCAACTTATAGATCTTCTGTCTGTACGTGTTAAAATCTCTCAATAACGTTTCTAAATCTAGTAGCCTGGAAGCGTACTGCTCCTCCTGAGTATATAGTCTCAGCATCTGAAAATCTATATTATGTAAAAAGGATATATTAAGATGCACAAAGGTATCAACTATGTCTACGTCTCGCAGCTTTATGGTGTGATAAAACTCGTGGTCCTGAAAAACGTGTATTTGCAGTCCCGCTATAAAGTACCGTATAGAGTTCTCCTGACATAGTTCTGTGCGATAGTTACCGAGTAGGATCTCGTTGTCGGTTCCCAACTGTCCCGTACGCACGGTGCTCGCCGTTTCGTTATTTAATCTAAACGTTACCAGGGGCCTGCTGTAGCACTGTAACCGGTCTCCCCATTCCTCTCCGGTTTTAGGCACTTTCAAGCTCTGGTAGATCCTAACCGATTCCTGATCCACATTGATACATTTTGAGATCGATATTACATCACCAAGATAACGCGCCGAAACAGGCTTATCGAATATGGCTGACAGTGCGGCAGACGGGTTGATCTTGCTTATTATTCCCCATATCTCATTAGTTCTCTTTTGATCTCGACACCACGCGTCGGCTATACTCATCAAGGCCTGGTTTATATACGTCCTGAGGGTGTTAAATGCAAATTGAACCTGCGCCACGTTTAAGTCGGCATACAAATCATAGATGCCCTTAGCGCTAGCAGCATTCGCCGCGTTAGTGTCTCTTTTTCTTCGTCGACTTGTTACATTTGCATGTGTAGTATTCAAAAGATGTGTAATATTCATCAATTGTACAACTTGTTTGTTTTTAACGGGTTGAAACACAAGTATTAATCCGCCCTGACTCATATATGAATAATTTTTTTTATCGCTATCGGTGTCCAACACGTGCGTGTCCTTTAGATTTTGGGAAAACATTTTTTCCAACGTTTCTTTCGCATCTTTATAAACACATGGATATTTTTCGGCTAATTTTAACTCTTCTTTGTCATCTGATCCAAAAGTAGCAGTTAACTCTCGTGAGGTAAAATGATATGTTTTGTTTACGGTTTTTGTCATGAGGGCTTCTGTAGAGGCTTTCCATAAGACGTATTGACATGGCGCTTGCTGTTCATCCTTGACTTCCCACGCAATACTATAATCCCTTTTTTCTAGAAAAGCTATCTGAGGAAATGTCTTCTTTTTAGTAGACACTGTTACAGTCAGGTCCTGTAATCTCTCGTAGTCGTTATACACCTTGAATTTTGTAGAAGGTTCTGAAAATTTTTTGTTATTTTTACCGTTATAGAAGGGGGATCCGTCCACTATCTCCCCCGTGGATATTGCAAAAAAATCATAAGGGTATCTAGACTTTCCAATAGTGTCAGTAACGATACAGTTGACCGTAGTACAGGTTTTCCGTATCCAGGTACCCGGCAAACACGGCCTGTGTGAATCAACCGTAATGTATCTCGTCACCCCGCCATCTGGATTTTGGTATCCGAGCATGAAAGGCACCGTATGATTGGCCTCGTCGCCATCATACGCGTCTATATACGCCTCGTTTTCAACATACCTCGCGGCCGACCAACAGTGTCCGAACGCGTCTATAGCTGTCTTTTCGGCCTCCATTATAGGTACTTTTTTGGTTACATCTCCCATGTCATAGTATGAAAAAACATCAGCGTATCTGTATCTAATCGTAAGTTCTTTATAATAGATTCTCACGGGGAATATGTAAGGAACTATATTTGGCTTATAGATGAGCAAAATACCTTCGGTACCTTCGTCTTTTGGCGAGTATTCAGGACATTGTACATTTCTACCAAATCTGACGATATCCGTGGCTTGTGACATACCCGAACATATACGATAAGGCCATATTTCTTCATCTTTTTTAATTTCGATCACTTTATTCTCGCTTTGACAGAACACACTATTATTGTCTAGCAGTAGCATTAGTAAAACAAAAACGATACGGTAAACACGAGGATCATGCGTGATGCATGTGTGCATACAGGATCGAGTATATGTCTGATCCGTAAATGACATTTTTATCAGTCTTTAAAACCAGGGGTATGTCCGAATTATATGTTAGATACAGTCCACATTCCCGAATCGTGTTTTCATCAACCCTAAACGCTCTTAAACGCTGCCCGTATAATTCATTATATAGTGTTACAGCAACTATGAATTCTTTTACATATCCCCATACATGAGCGTGAGCAGTATTCAGATCAACGCTATCGATTTTAAAAAATGTATTATAACTACTTATAGACCACCCGTGTACACTGGTAATGTCGTTCACACACTGCATAAGTTCTTCCTTTCTGTGGGGCAGGACGTTTGCGTTGTCACAGGCGTATGCCATATCTATGTTAGGGGGCATCGGGAATATGTCATGTCTGTGAGTAAAGATCGGACCACAGAGGAACGATAATATGTGTTGTATGACACCGTTCACATTCTCGGTAGATATGCTCTGTCTCGACAGGTTGTTCCTTATATACAAATGATTATCGTAGTTACATAATGCGAGGAGGTGGACCCCGTTCTCTACCATCTGACAGATCTGACTCCTTTTGTAGAACATCTTTTCTAACTTTACCATCATGTCTATGCAGAGCGTGCCTAAGAAATTGATATCTATCAGCTTTTTTATGCTCCTCTCCTCTGTGCTCAACGAGGCCACGATCTTAGAATAGCCCTTATCTGCCACTTTATTCAGGTACGTTTTCTTGCGCACGCTGACTTCATCAGATACATTATACCCTTTTATGAGTTCGTCGGCCTGGAAATCTTGCTTCGTGATTCCCTCCTTACCATCCCCGGAAGCAGATTTCAGTCTCTCTAATATCGTGTTAACCGTGCTGCATAGAGCGTCACATTCATTCAATCTCTCGAACACGGCTTTCTCTTCAAAAGCCGTGAGACACTGAGTGGCCAGAAGGCTGATTATTTTTGCGGAGGACGTGAACATAGACCCCAGGAACATACAGTGTCTCTTATCCACGACTTTCTCGAACACGTCGAAACAGTCCCTGACTTCGATATCGTTAAGAGCCCGCGATATGGAACGCTTTAGTTTTATCATGTTATTGTTGTACACGTTCAGCTGTTGCATAGTCATATTCATGGTCTTTATTATTTTCTCCGATGTCTTAGACCAGTATGTCAGATCAGAGAGCGTGTATATATAATTAGGTATATCGTCTGTAAAGACGTCATATCTATGCAGGAGCTGTTCCGCTTCTGGCACATAGAAGCCCCGCTCCTTTTTATTACTCAGTATTTTCTTCATGTCGTCTAACTCCGTCCTCATGTCTTCTCGTAAAAGATTGTCTCTCTTAAGATCCTCTCGCAATACCTCTAGATACTCGTTTTCTTGAAAAACGAGGTCTTTAGTGTATGTCACGTGTTCACAAAGCACACCGTTCAGTCTTTTTTGAACGGAACTTCCGTTATTAGGTGTCATTTGCAGTTCCTCGTAGCACAGGTAACACCCTCCGCACGCGGATTTGTAAAACTCTAATCTCGCTAACGGCGATATTCCCGTAAATTTTCTGAGCCTATCATATATCTGAGATATTATACGCATACCGCTCCTTGCATCGATTAGCGGAAAAATCAGGTTTAACTTACATAGAAACCGTTCTATCTCATTAAAATCCGTCAGCGTGATTTCCAGATCTTGTTTATTTACAAAAGATATCTTGATAGGGTCGTGCAACGAACACTGGTCGACGTCGAATAAAGTTCGGTAATATTGCTGATGGTCCTTATGAATTTCAAAACTACATAAAGCTTTATTGATAACATAAAAATGTTCACATAAATTCTCCAGAATAATCGCGAGGTGCTTACAGGCAGTCAAACCGTTTGTACAACTAAAATGTTGCAATTCCGACAAAAGACTATCACATAAGTACTTACAAACAAACGCATTATGTAGAAATTCCTTTCGTTTAGTTAACAACAAATTTGGATCACAATATCTAACACAACTTAACTCAAGAGAACATTCGTTGACTTTAGCAAACACTACACCGAGTAACTGTAACTTATTCATTTTTCTTAAATCATTTCACAATGTAAAGTCAATATACAAAAACCCCGCGTTATTTTTTATAGGCGCATTCGTTTTACCAGTGGCGTTTCATCTTCAATGTTTGTAAATTCCTGAATATTCAGTCCTGTGATCTCATCCACGTCAGTAGCTTTTGGTATAATGAAAGAAAAATCGTATCCCGATCCCGTAGCCTCCGTATCGTTAAGCTCCTCCTTTTCTGGAAAAATTTCCTGTAGAGACTCTATGCTGTACGACGATATTTCCAATTCGTCGAGTACTTTGATTTTATCAAATAAACTAGACGCTATGTGTTCTTGATAACCCGTTATAAATAAGAGGTCGTTGTAATTTGGTTCCTTTACATGCTTCAGGATCTCTGACAGGATTGCCAATTCTATATCAAAACCCCCGCAATGTTCATCTAGCAGCTGCTTTATTCTCTGTTTTAACATATCAAAATCAAAAACGTGAGCACCGCGACTAATCTTAGTAAACAGCACATCGGTAAGGGGGGTACAGAATATATGCTTTCTCCTCATAAAGTTGTAGTCGCTAGTCCTGTTTATCATGCCCAGATTCCTGTCGATACCGGTCCCGGAGAAATATCCCAATTGTCCACATTGAAAGATGCTGGCGTTTCCAGCCGCTCCCGTATATTTTTCTAAGGCATAAGGCACGGTAACAAGCGGTCTTCTCTCAAACATACCGTTTGTATTACAGTAAGGTCGGGTCCTTCCAACCTTAACGGTTCCGTTATACTCCCTACAGTATGCATGATATTCAGAAACCGTACCGAACGTCCTGGAGGAGTCTAGGTAACAGGGTAACCCGTCTACCTTAGTATCGCTGAGGGTGGTACACAAGGCCTGAACGATCCCTATGTATTGTCCACGATGTCCGCTGGCGTGGAGTAACCTATTGACAAATCTGAATTCTATATACTGAAGAATAGTCTCTGGTCTCACGTCTATCGAATTAGACCCCTCATATTCCACTGTTTGTTCAAACATAAATTTGATAAAAGTCTCGACGTCGTGTTTGTCACCCAGATCTACGTTAAAATTTTTCAAAGTGTTACTGTATATCCTCTGCCACAAGGTCATGGGACTGACATTCACATTCGGGAATATATCCTTATGAAACCGAGTGATGAGGAAAGATAACGGACCACATACGGGATTCTGGATTCCCTTATCAGCCTTCTGAAAATAAGGACTGTCTTTGTTCTTGGGGATGGGTTTATATTTTATCCGAAAATCCCGCAACGAGGACACATGAAAATTCCATAGCCTACATTGATAGTTAACAGTGGCTATAGAAGATCTGACCGTATTATCTATTTTATAATCCCGTTTCAAATGGGAAAAGTCAGTAAACGTGTCATTCGTTGTCGTGTTTTTCATTTTATAGTCAGATAGTGTCAAGAAACCCTTTTTGTATATCGATTTCTTAAACTCACTGTACACGCTCTGAAAATGTTGTTTTACCCATCTAGAATAAGCACTCTGTGTCATCGGATAAGAACTGATTTTCTCTGCTATAACCACAATAGCCAAGCTTTCTAGTATGTTCACCAATGTTTTCATGTATACGAACTGAAGTAACGGACTGAACGCATAAGCATGTGGATTCAAATCAAGTGTGAAAGACATAGTACTGTTATTTAAATCATCCTTAGCATTTGAGTGTTTGCGCATATCTGATAACAGTTTGATCAACTCATCATCTATGGTCCTATTTAATCCCGTTATAATTTTAATAAACTCCTGTTTACTTGAGATCTTCAACGTATCATTCCCATCACTATCTATCAGACATTCCCTCTTACAATAATCTAATATGTTCAACACGTATTTAGCTTTATCTAACGGTTCCGCGGAAACTCTCCCGTCTTTTTGTTGCGTGTCTCTTTCCGTGTTATATTTTTTACCAAAAGATCCCAATATCGTCATGTCTGCAAACATCCTCGTAAGCAACGTTGTAACACACGGTTCCTTTTTCTGTTGCCTATTTATATTAGGAAACCTTGTAGCCATCCTGCACATGAGTGCTCCTATACACGTATTACAATGTTTACCGTCACAAGCTGTACACGTACCTGTAGAAGAGTTTATCACTAAATAACAAGTCGAACTTACCGACTGTGTAGTCTTATATTCTTCAGATCGGTTTAAAAACCAAACTATCTTGGTCAGTACGTGTGAGCTAAACGAGGCGCCGAAGCTTAGATGATCCATATTGAATTTAAGATTTTTTGGTTTTGCGGTGTGCTGTCGGACTAGGGATCGGGTATCATCGTACCCATCCTCGTAGAGCAATTGTATTCCCGTAGTGTGATAGATGGATTTTAACAACCCTTCTACAGATTGGCCGTTAGATCCGTCTGACTGACCACCAACCTTGGATATTTTGTTTTGGTATAACACAGAATTCCCAGAAAATATCAAAGTACCGACGTGCACAGACATGTGTAGCAAAAATTGGTCTAAATTTTCTAGTATTTCAGCATGTGTTTTGTCTTTGACTATAGGCCACGAGTAAAAATCCAGTGTACTAGGTGCATCGTACGCAGAATCTAAAAACGGTGTTAAGTAACTGACTGTGACTTCGTTAGCCAAAATATCACATAACGCAAGCACGTCTCGGTCTCCGGTTGATAGTTTATTGTTTCCATGACAAGTATACACTTTCTTATCACATAGTTTAGCGGTAGCATGAGTATCAGTTATATATTGATTCAAGGTTACAGATATGAGATGAGTGACATCTAAGTATCTAAGGCTAACTGCTAGGGGTCTAAAGATGTAAGAGTATAACGTTTTTGTCAAGTCTGGGTTATAAAAGCCGTTATCCAGAATAAACTGGTCTGTTAGTTGCACGGTGTCATCTTTACATTGTGTAAATAGGAACGGACTCAACAAAGGGATCTTATACCCCCGTCGGTTCCCTATGCTGATGTCTCTGAGATCTTGCCAGTGGGGTATAAGGTATCCTTTGAACAAAAGTTCTTTGTATCCATATGTACAAGCTATATACACAAAATAGTCCGATTCTGGTACGTTCACGTTGGAACATACGTCCGAATCTGTGGTTTCAGTCCTTTCATTGAATTCTGTAAAGTCAGCGGTATAGCCGTATCTGGACGCCGCTCCTTCACAGATTTCGGAAACGTTTCCGACAACATCTTCGCAAAAACGAAAATCTTCCGAAGAGGTGCTGTTGATAATAAACACACATGGCATAAAGTTTGATAATTTTAAAATAACGTTGTTATCAGTCAACATTAACGGACATTTTACAGTTAGTTCGAAGCCCGGTTCTACGGTAACGTCGTATAATAACGGCGCTATCGTAACATTAGAATCCGCGGACGTTAGTACTAATCGGTTTAAAATGTCTAAAACATCGGGTGTTTTTTCCGTTATATAAATCCAAGCACCGTGTCCGGACGAAGCGCTTGACGCGATGTTATTATCGTCGGACGACATTTATTAAAAAATCGACGTTATTGTAAAATCAGGCTCGATATGAGTATAATTCACAAAATTTGCAAACGCCGTTGTTTTTTATTAAACGACGTGGGTAATTAGCGCCGTTTGAGACAAGGCACGCGCTTTTTAAATACGGAAAACCAGTTTATAGTGTATGCCGGTTAGTTCCGAGGGTTTGATATCGCCGTCGCACGAACCCCCGGCATAAATGTAGTCTCTCAGGGCATTGTGCCAGGAACACGTGATAAGACTAAAATGCTGACATCAGCGTTCCACCCTCGGATCATTATATACTATATATTATAACTATTCTATAATGAGCCGAGGGTGGAACGGATTTCTTGGCAACGGTCCCAGAGCGGTGGATCAGCCCCCCTTAACCGTGATGACTCACGTTCCACCCTCGGCTCATTATAGAATAGTTATAATATACATAGTATAATGATCCGAGGGTGGAACGGTCGAGTCGCCTAACTGCGCATGTGCGCTACACATTATAAATTGCGCGGCTCACCTCGGCTCCTCGTCAGTCGGCGGCCGGGATCCTACAGCGTCATATCGCTCTCGCCGTCTTCTCCGTCAGTTTCGGAACCGGATTCCGCGGACGACGACTCCGAATGATCATACGACGTTATTGACATCTGGTCGTCCTCGTCGTCCGATTCATCCTCGGTTTCAATAAACGTGGGGGATTTATCCCCGGTTTCAAACCTCTCGCTCACCCTGACGCTTTCTTTCGCGTTGCTCGTTACACCTTTTTCTGTCGCGCCGTCGTCGGAATCGTTGCCGCCGTCGCCTCCGGGAGAGGCCGAGGCGGCCGGGGCCGAATCCGGCTTGCTCGGCGACGATGGCGGCGTGTTGCTTCTCGAACCAGAGCGCTTTTTAAACCTATCCTTCTGGGCCTCTGACGAGGATGAATCGGAATCCTCGTCCTCATCCTCCGATTCGTGCCTAGGCGGCGAGTCCACAAACGAACGGCGTTTAGAACCGCCCGAGGTGGCGGATGCCGACCTCGACAGGGGGCTTTTGCGCCGTTGGTCGGACGATGACCGTTCCTCAGAGGAACGTCGTTCTGGGCTGAATACCTCCGGGGGTGTGGTGACCGGCGAACGGCTCACAAAATCGGGTATGCCGTTGTGAGAACCGTGATGCCTGCCTTCACCCCTGCTTATGACACCTGTATCAGATCCAGATTGCCCGCCGCAGTGTTGCGGATGTTGGTTTGCGGCGTTCCCGGTCAGAGGGGCCGAGGCCGTAGACACGGCTTCTGTAGATGACGAGCCACTACCGTGATAGTAGCGTTTCTCGTCTGACGGTGTTGGCTGATTCTTTTGGTAATGATAGTCATTGGGCCTATCCAACGGTGAAATGTGCTTATTAGATCGTCTACGATGTTTCGAGGACGATGAAACCCTTCTCTCTGAAAACCTAACCGTGCCGTTGTTACTAGTGTCCGTTTGATCAGAAAACGGGAACTCCGGCATCATAACACCATCCGTCGGAGTAGTTACTTTGTGCGCACTCGAGCATGATGACCCATCTCCGCTGGTAGCAGACCTGCTATCATCGAAACTGCCGTTTCGAGTCGGGCATCTGTTTCTTTCAAAATAAGCGTCCATATCCTCGACAGACGAATTTTCTGTCGGCGGACAGAAAACCATGCCTAGGTTGTATGGAACGCTGAGTGCGAACTTGCAACGTCTCCGACAAGCATTATCGTTACAAGCATGTTCACAAAAGCCCTGTTTCACAAGCCCTATGATACAACCGTCCTTGTATCTCCTCATGATTCCCTGTTTGTCATAATCTCTGATATATCTGGATCTATCTTTTGGGTTGATCGGTCCCCCGGCAATACATCCAGGTGCCCTGTGGCCCTTTATTTCCGAAATCACTTTTTCAATTGTGGCCAAAAAGCATATCACTTTCTGAAATGGGTGTCTAAATGTTTCAAAGTCAAATTCACGAATATCACTTATGTCAGGGACCTGTTTGGTCGCCGCTGGGAACGGCGCTACTGTTGACTCGCTAGATCTAGAAAAAGATTTAACGGTAGCGCCATTCCCAGATGCGATCTTTTTCAAAAAGTCATAATCTGAGGAGGCCGACGGCGGGCGTTCGCCGTTGCTCATCATACAGGATAATTTAGCAACGTTTAATTTGCTGAAAGTAGCGTGCTTCAGAGCGGACAATGTTGAAGCGTATGGATCATAAGGATTCACTGGAATGTCCAATCTATCAATTGCAGAAAAATAGCTACATGTCTCCTCCGCCATAAGGAGAATAGAGAACAGTGACGGAGCGCTGTTAATCGCGACCGTCCTAGCCAGAACTAGCTCGTCCATCTCATCTCTGGACAGGTTCTCAAACTGAGCGTGTATGTGTCTGACAAAATCCGTCTCACCAAGCACTTCCAAAGGTACGACCAGATCAGCCAGGCGGGCAAACCTATTTTCTGTCAGTAACTTTTTAACATCTGGAACTGGGCCGGTGTATGGAACTATCGGCCGCCTTCCAGATTCCATATACACGTATCTGTTATTACTTGCGGCCTGGTGCTGCTGGCGTTGCTGTTCCCTGCTCTTCTTTCTATCTAAGAGCTTTTGTAGCTTTTCTATATCACCGGGGGACAGATCATCTAGCTGATTGGCCTCTATACAGAATTTTAGATCATACTTTGCGTGAGGATTTTTATGTTTAGGAGATACCAGTCTCCTCGTGGACCCGCTGTTGTCTCTACTATAAGGATAGTTCGCTCTGTTAGCGCGCCGTCCGTAATACCGGCCATGAGGCCTGGGTCCATGACCGTAAGACAGATCCTGTCGATGTCCCAGAGTATTTCTTAAATCTGAGAAAAAGTAAAAAAAAAAGAACAAACACAAAAACTTAACATTCGTAAAAAAATAATTTATTTAATCAATTTAAAAGTTATAGTATAAAAATATCGTATTTTTAAATATTTAATTCCGTGTTTAGGTATAAAATATGTACAACTCACCATTATAACACGACCTCGATGAAGAAGTTGGTGTATCAAACATATTGTCTTCGGGGTGTAATTGAACAGAATCATCCAGTTGCGGACGAGATCGTCTGCCTCCGTGACCGCCACGGATCATTTTTGTGAAATTATGAGTTTTCAACCATAAGAAAGATCTGAAAGTAGAAATTGTTTCAGGTGTAAATTTTTATGAAAAATCTAAAGAGTCGATAACAGCTAGTTTTAACTATCATTGTTGTATTGTTAGCTTATGAGATACGTGAACGTTTTTAGCGTTAGATTTACACTTTCTAGAGAAACATCTGCTCCATAACGTAGTCCAGATCGTCGTAGCCGATTCAGGTCTAAAATCCAAGAAAAATTGTACGTTCTCACGCCCGTCCCTATGATCGTGTTGGATACAAGAAAAATCGCGCCTCGTGCCTTGGTGTATCTTAAAAAGCTGTACGCAGGGCCACGACGTATCGTCAAAGCATACGTTGTTAAACTGATTACCAGCTGCTGAATGATAGTTTGTTTTTATCGTTCTCAAAAATTGCGGCCACACTATCTTCTCTATAAAATATCTAGTTTCAGAGATATCGTACTTACTTTTAAAAAGTTCTATTATAGTGTCTATATGAACGTATTCTTTTTTTAAAAGTTTGTTCAACTTATGGTCGATAAACGATACGTCCTGAGCGCGCCCCACGTCGTCTATGCTCAACACGTAAGATATAGTTTTACAGGGATCGTAGGCGGTCCCGGATGCGTTATGATGAAGCCAATTAGAGATGTTTAATTGGTCACGGACGAACACCTTGTGCCTGCCTCCGTGTCGGTAAGAATCGGGCACTATGAACAACGGCAGGAGGCGATTTTGTAAAAATCCCAGGTTTTCATCAACTTTACTCATCATAGGGAGTCTGACAGATTTACCGTGACTGTATATGCCGTAGTCAAAACAGTTCTTATCCACTACGGTGACATTAACCAGGGAAAACATCTCCTTATCTAAAAACAGTATGTGATTTATAATCTCACACAAGTGTTTCATTGTTTTTCCGCCTAATATACACGTATTTCGAGGAAACGGTGTTATAACTCTGAGCCCGATCTTTTCGGAGCATGCACAGAACGATCCGTTTTCGGGTTCGCATCCCGACTTAAAAAAATATACGGGGTGTTCTCCGTGATCTATCTTTTCGAACAGATGCTCAAACGTTTCTAGAATTATACGTCTCAGGGTCCTACAGAAAGAAAACATCCAATCCTTAGATACGGGACCGGTCACTTTCAAGTCAACGTCCCCCACAAAATTGTACACGGGCAGCCTGTCGTTGAACATTTCGTGTCTCGACCTGTAAAGCTGCTCCGATAGTCTAGGGCTGCTCACCTTCACGTCTGGGACCCACACACTCTCAGTTAGTCTCTCGTCACTCACATATTCGTCAGGGACCATGTTTAACACCTCTGTTAAGTTGGAATTAGAAAACCAATTTTCCTTGCTCACCACGCTAAAATATCTACATATTTGCATGTTATTAAACCCGTCCGTTCTATACATGGGCGCGGGTCGGGTCAAACCAGGGAATACTATCTCTCGCTTACATATTCTGTTAGGCATACCGGATGTGCTTTTTCCACAACTATCATCGTCTTCACATCTCGGCAGTATGGCGTGCCTGTTGGACGCTATGATATTTAGCACAGACGAGACACCTTCAGAGTCCGTCTCTTCAAATAGGCCCTCAAACATTTTATTCCCCTTCCTTAATCTATCGGCCATACTGGTTGACGTTCCACTGAACACGGTACCTTTTTCAGAACAAGTGTCTATAGAGTAACCTTCGAACAGGGGACTTTTTGATTCGTGTTTGTGCACTTTCACATAGATATTTAAGTAAGACGTGGGAGTAAAGTAGAGCTCCATTATATTCAACAATTCTTTTTTCAAATTGTGGCTCAGATAGCGGCTCTCGTACAGGGAGCACATGGCGCTATCCTCGCTTCCGCGGCTCTCGTCACAAGAGTCCATACTGTACACACCGCTACTGCTCGTGCTATTACTGCGGTCGTAACTTACTTCCGATATAGCGAATGTTCTATTTGTACTGCGCGGAATTATAATTTCATCTATGTCATTTGGGCAGTGATTAGCAACCGCGCAGTTATCAACTATGTAATCGTTACAGTTATTAGTTTGATCGTCGTTATTGGACAAAAGAGATGTTTTTAACGTGTAATCTAGGAACTTAGTTTTTGCAAGCGCCGTACCGAAAGCCAAATACATAAAATGAACGTGTTCGGCTTCGGTAAGACACACGTTCTGTCTGAACGCGTTTATGCTGGCATCTATGGCCATAAGTTCCTGAAGATCACGATCGTTTTTCAATTTACAATAATGTGTAAACTTTGCAGTTTTTCCTAAGAACGCAGATGATTGTATCATGATCATGAAATCTTTCATAGAGTAACACGACACGAGGGGTTTACCCATGTCGCCGGTGAAACATTTAGCATAGTGTTGTGTTGTCTGGACCGTGCTATATTGTCTCTCTAAGAGGTAGTAATGCATCGTCAGGACCAGCGACGCCTCGTATGATCCAAACACTGAGATGAACCACGCGGGGGACGTGGGCATTATAAAGTTCTCCGTCAAATATTTAACTAATACGTCCCTGTGAAAATAAACCAGGTGTCTTAGATTTGTTGGGGCCGGATTCCTCTTTTCGGACGCGGAAGAGGGTTCTGTTATTATTTCGGAGAGTATCCGTCTGTACATAGTTAGAGTACGAGACTCGTCGAGGCATTGTAAGAGGGTAGCGCTTCCCAATACCTCATGCGTCCTGTAACGAGTTTCAAAGTTTAGTGCATGAGCGTGACAGTAAAAAACCGGTCTGATTCGTATCGAGTCTTCGCACGATTGCGTTTGAAGACAGAATTCGATAGTGTCATCGACGGGGGCGTTTAGCCTACTATCCTCGTCGTTAACACGATCGTCGAAATTGATAGCTCCGGATCGGCTTCCATCGTTATTGGAAGCACCGTTATTGTAGTTTATACGTTTATAGAGTATAGGATATAAGTCGTGGTCTACTTCGACGCCACATAGTAAACTTATTACGATATTTGCCGAATCGTATTCTGTGGCAAACAACACCTGAATCGTCATGGGGGCGATATGTGGTAAATGTCTTCGGCCATATATGGCGGACACGCAATACGAAACGCTGCAAAACGAAATGGATATACAAGATTTACAAACCGTTATGTCTTATAATCTCGGTCTGTCGAGTGGCGATATCGCGCAATTGATAGACAACGAGGAGAACAAAATAAAGCTTATGGACATACTACCCACATACATGGCTTACAAAACAAAGCTGATGCGGTGCGAGGAGGCGAAGGATACGTGTGCCGAGCACCTGAAAGATATCGTGGAGACGGAGCGCCACAAGCTCCAATTTATCATAAAATCTCTTGAAATAATTATGTTTAAGATAGCTATGGGTAACCTACAGGTGTCGGATACGCAGATAGAAGCCTTGGCTATGAAGTACGCTACAGATCAGACAACTCTGTCCGATCTTGAAAAATCGCTTAGGGTTATCAACGAGGATAGAAAATGTAGTTTCACTCTGATGAAAACATCCGGAGATGCTATGGTGGAAAAAAATACTGATGACGAAGAAATATTGTCCGGTATAGAGTGTGGCACTCCACAGAGATGCAACGTACAACAGACAAGTAGCAGACGACACAGTCATAGAGCGTCAGTAGATATAAATCAAGTGATTGTTGTGTCTGATAGTATCAAAGAAGGTCACGTGTCAAGAGAGACAAACATCAGCAACGAAGATTGTGTCAACAACACGTTGATGGGTAGCAACGGTATCAATCTCGGTGGAGGAAAGGTGTTATCATCCTCAAAGATAGTGGCATCATCGGCAATATCAAACACTACTATCAATAAACAAGTAACTTTTAAACCCGATCCCGCAGACAAAGAGATAACCTTACCAGATGTTCCAGCTACAGATCCGGCAGTATTAGATGTCGGGGAGATCGGAGCTGCTGCCGGAGGAGCAAAACAAAAGGTCCCCCGCAGAGAACGGTCGCTAGTAGCGTCCTGCTGATCCACGGTGCAGACACTCAGTTTATATAAACAATCTGATTGTCGGAGGCGTGAACTCTTAGTGACGTTATTGTAACATCATAAAAGATTGTCACGTTATGGTCTCGTGCCAAAGAATTAAAACCTACAGATTTGTTGTATAATATAATAGGCTCATTGTACATTTTTTATTTAATTTACGACAAAAGTTGTCAGTTTCTTAATTTTTTGTTAAAGGGACTCTATAAAGTGACATAAGTCATGGCTATGCGACAAAAACTGTCTCGATTATACGATTTATACAACGGTGTTCGCGTGATTATAGTAACCCCAATTATTTTAAGTGTTCGCACACGTAAGTAATTAATATCACTATTCAAATATAAATACCGTTTGGTGAGTTGATTACAATTTAACGTAAATTTAAATTTATTTTATAGATGGAGCTGTGTATTGGAGCAGATTGAAAAAACTTTGGTCAAGAAATCGTCGTTATAAGGAAGATAAAGAAAAACTCTTATAGAACTAATGTTTTTTAGTCTTTGATTTTTAAAACATAATAAAGAAACATTTAACATATCTTTGCGTAATATGTCTTTATTAAAAAGGTTATAAAACATAAATAATATTAAACATACAAATTTATAATACACAGTATATTTTTATGTTAATCCAATATAGTCATTAGATTCGCTGAGACCTAAGTTGCAGTCATCCAGACTAATTGGTTCAAACACATTTTCGGAATCAAGTTCTAAATCTAACTCGTTAAGAAGCCAGTCAAAACTACACCCATTTCCCATCTGGAATAATTCAGCGGGAGATGTAGCATTAATTAGCTCGTCCAAACAAGCCTGGAGATCGTCACTCTCCAATACTGCCGAAACCTCATAATCTGTGTTTGTTTGCGGTAACCCACTTTCCACATGGTGGGATTCATGTTCCGCTTGGGTTTGTTCAATGTTAGTTTCCGTCTGCGTGTTAGTAGTTTGAGTAAATGATTCAGTGTTATTATTTACAGTTTCCGTTTCAACATCGTGATGTATATGAGGTCTTACTGTTGCAACTTTTGTTTGGTGTGGCTGTAATATTGGAGGTAGTAATGCTGTCGCTTGATCCATCATCGGACCGTATCCCGCAGTGCACATATCTGGGTGTACCATTTGATCGATCTGAGGCAACGCCATATTATCTTTGTTCTTAGGACAGGTGTGATGATGATAGGTAGTAGTGTTGTCTCTTAATACGTTATAGTGTAAGGAACAGCCTTCGAAGTGTTGAAATGTTTGAGTTTGCTCTTCTGACGCCGGCAATGCAGAAACGACGTTAGTTGTAGTGTTTGTTGCAGTAACTGCGTGTCCGACACTATGTTTTTCGTTGTTACAAGGAGGGTCAGGTTTAGAATATGCTGTTTTTATCCTTTTGATCGGTACCTGCTCGTAATAGTCGTCTGTCTCATCGATTCCCCTCTTTGTAAGACTAACAGGGAAGTTCCATTTGGTAGTATTGGCTAGGTGTACGGCTCGTGACGTAGGCAGATAAATAGAGATGATTTGGGGCGGTTCTGTCTTTAGTTTAATTTTAATATGTCCTAGGCCATTGGTGACGGGATTGTAAAAAGCATATATGTCTTGAATCAACCCCTTTTTTGACTCACGGTCAAGTACCGTTATTGCCGAACCGTTTGAACACCCGACAACCCCTCCCGCACTTCTCCTGTAGTCGCTATCTTCTATAATAGTCTGTTCTTTATAAATTATTCTGGCAGACGCACTATTGGCAGCCGTTTCCGAATCATCCATACAACCATCTGTCTGACTGTGTATCCCACCCAACAAGAATCTGCTATCGTTAGCTTTCACCACCGTACTGATATTGAACGGTAACATGAACTCGTTGTCCATGTTGAGTTGTCGCCCAAGAGCTTTCTTGTAGACCCTAGATTTGAAAACAGCTATGGTTTCCTTAGCTAGCCTGGTTACCCTCTGATTGATCGATCCTATTCCAACGTAAACAGCAGCATCCTCCACGGAACATAACGCGTTAAACACACGTTTTCCCTCTTCGAACAGACTGACTATGAAAGTTTCCAAATTTATGCATTGATGGTGTAATACTGGAACCTGTCTAATACGCATGTAAACTTTACATGCCGCTTTCATTAACGCCAGAGAGTATATCATCTCCTCACGTTTATATTTTTTATATTTTTGAAGTTGAATTTCTAAAAGGTGTTCGGGCTTCTCGGTATCGTCCTTTTCGTTTATTAAAGTGTAAGGATAAGCCATAGTGCCACATATTACGTTTCTTAATTGTGCATGAAAAGAATGAAACATAGTTTTCTCATTTTCTGGTAATTCATCAGCCTCCTCCAAAACAGCTATTTCTGATAGAAAATATCCTTCCCTGCAGGCAGTCAACCAAACACTTACAGAATTCGATGAAAATCTATACTTCATCATGTTTAACGGATCTTTATTTAAAAATTAAAGAACATAAAATAAAAATTTAAAAAAAAGAGGTAGTTCACATATATGATGTGCTATCTTACAGTCACCAGTAACAACAGGTTAAAACAACCGTGCTATACCTGTGTGTTGTCAGCTCCCCAGGGACCCGAAAAGCGGTGACGGTGATGGTGGGCAGATATTTTAACTGTATAAATAATTATGCAATCTATCACATGAATTGTATTTGTAAATTACATCCTCTGTCATGTATGACGTTATCGGTTTGGTAGTTTCATTATTTGTTTGTTTTAACGTCACATGATAGATCTGAAACTATACATATTAAATTTTTTATATTTTTAAAGTCCGTTTCTAATAAAGTCTGCTTCTATGATTTTCCAGTAAGTTCTCGAGCCACATAGATCTCTCTAACTGGCGTAGGGTAAATTCGTTAAATGTGATCTTCACACTCTCGTTCAAAATCTTACTTCTCAGGAGTCCTACGTGCTCCAATAGTGGATCATCCAGTCTCAAAGACAGAAACTTGTCTCTCAATATGTGTTCTAAGAGGACTTTTCCTTGCAATCCCGTATCATCGCGTAAATAGTGTGGAAATATCCATGCGTGTTTTGGATCTCTTATAATTCTGTTGAAATTACATATCTCGCGCAACAGGGAGGCCATCGAGGTGTCCTCCACCAGATGGTCTACGATGTGTGCCACTTTCTCACACAGCTCGGAGATAGAAGGATTTACACATTTACCTCTAGCTATATCACACACGACTAGTCGGAATGCTTTCAGATAGTAAGTGAACATATTGACAGCTTGAGTATAGTCGCTTTTAACACATTTAGATAGGTAAAGCCTTAGAAAATACATGAACATAAACTCATTCCACCACTGAAAGAACAAGAGTTCATCGGCCTGCAAACTGCATGTATGTGTCAGAACATGAAATCGAACCATGTTTTGGAATTTGTAAAACTGTCTAAGATACCTATCTCTCAGAATCCCACGATACATAGTGGGGAAGTTGATACTGTGAAACAATCGAGGTAACTCGGGTCCTCCGTTGACCTCTATGTTCCATCGTGTACGAAATTGAAGGTTTGGGTCAGTAGCCAGTCTGTTTTTGTTGTTCTCGTGCCAGTTTTTTACTCTGAGAGCCGTGTTATGATTTATGGCCGCGGGAGGGGGGCGACACGTATCGCATTTACAGAATATACCGGCTATTATGTGTTCGTGAGCAAGTAAGGTTTTGTATATGGAGTCGGATGACAGGTCGGTACGCTCGTGCGTCAACCAGCTTACGGTTAATAAGTGTTTCATACAGGTAAACGCCTCCCTGATCTTTCGGCTGTCGCTCGTGATGGCTATCTGAGAGAGCCTGCTCCAAGCCACGACCTGAGCCGTCAACACATCTCCCAGATATCCCAAGAGAGAACATTGAGGACTCACGTAGTTGAAATTTCCAACCAGATAATACCCAACGGCGAGCAGTTTGTTAACGAGTATCAACGCTCTGTTAACGCGACACCTATATTCCAGAGTCAGGAGGATATTCGCGAACGTTTTAAAAGTACAATAACACAGGTAATGTGGGTTGGGTCTATCATTTAGAAAACTACATAATACGTGCCACAATGCCGCGTCTGAAGCAAAGCTCAACCCCTTTATGAATAGAACACCGTCACAAGTCAGCACTCGCACTATGCTCTTGTGTTTACGCATAAGCACGTCCCCGGGTACATACGTGATAGCGCGACGGATCGTCTTTCTTTTGTTTCTGACCACTTTGTGTTTAAGGTTTGTAAAAGTCACCAACCCATCTATATCTAAAACGTACGCGCTCTTTTCTGTAAAAGTAAAATTGGAGCCAGACAAAACGTATGTTACCTCGTCATAGGGACCGTCTTCGGCATATATCCCCCGTTTGTAATCGCTAGGCATGGGTATGCTTTTGACAAGCCATTTCTTGGTAAACACAGTAGTAAGTGGTGTTTTTTCATTTTTCAGAGACGAACAGGAGAGTCTATTATTAGCAGAAAATACAGACGTCACTGTCGGAGAACACGGTTCATCTTCATCTTCGGAGTCTGTATCATAGTATTCCATTGGTGTGTTATTATATAAAGTTTTGAATAAAAAACACAAGAAAAATAAAGGTTTTTTTTCCTGAAATTTTGTTTAATTGACGCAATAATATCATACAACAGACGATCTAGCAAATTACAAGTAACAGACGAACCCTCCAATTCAATTTTTTAAAAGCTCGAGTAGTTTGGGATGATATCATCGTATGATATCACATTGTAAAATGCGTGAAATGCCTCATTGGAGAATATGAGATTACGCGTCTCTGCTAGATCTAATGTGAATATGGGAAAGGGCATTCTGTTTCCCCTCAGGATCTCTAAACGATAGTCTCTGGCCATACGTACATACGTGTCGTAGGGGATTTCCGGGGCAAATTTGTCATCCACTAGATACTCAACCAGGAGGTGGGCTCTTAGAGCGTTACTGTCATTGACGGGGAACCCAACATGCTTGAGAACGTCCGGCAAGATAGTCAAGAAGGCTTTGAAAACCGCACCTAAAGACTGTCGGTGGTGTTGTATGTCGTCTGCAAGTCTTTCTATACATATTTTAATAAAAGAGTCACCTTTCATCAGAGACACTATCTTTAAAAATTGATTCCGAAACAAGGTTAACAATATTTTCCATTGAGATAATATAACTTGACGAACTTGACACGCCAGATACATACAAAATACAACATTGTTAAAGAGTTTCAACATCATCTCTTCCTGTTCTCTGCATCCCGGTGATTGTATGGGAATGATATAGTTGTTAGCCTCTTTGTTGTTGTAAAATTCCGTCATGTAAAAATCAGTTTTAAGACACATTTCTATTTTAGCTACGTCATCTTGTGATACGTGATAAAGCACTGGAGAACGCAAGATGCCTATAACGTTCTCTGCTTGACCAAACAGCTCAGGACCCGTAGTCGGGAATCTTGTTTTTATAGATATCGCTTGGTTAACATAAAATCCAACCGGTATAGATAGAACCGGACTCTGGCCCGCAGATGCAGGTTTTACCCGAGTCTTGATACCCCGAACGCTCTTATCCCTATCTTTTATCGAGTAATGCTCCTTACAAACAGAGCTGCAGCCACATAGGATATTGCTAACTATTCGCGTTAATCCAAATATGTGGTTATACATTACATGATCGTAAAACTGAGATATTCGATAGTGTTTAAACACGTCTCTTAGAATTCTCATAAATTCCTCTATTTTATAGTTGTTTGGATTACGCATATGCAGCAATCTGATCTGGTCTATGTATCTGTGTATAACGTGACAGAGCTCGTGCAGATAATTCAACAAATTCCCCTTTTTATGGTTATACATTACAAAGTAAGACATATAAAAATACCCCAACCCCAACGCAAAATTGACACAAGCCAGCAGTTCGCTTTTAACTTTCAGTTCCTCATACATAGCCGTTAAGTGATTGATGTATAATTCCAGTCCTATAGTGTTCCGATGGTCATAACTACCTTCGTTAACGGTAAATAATCTGTACAACAGAACCCAGAGTTTACCGTCAGTTTCCGGACTGAGTCCATACATCCTGAACAGCGAGCTGCATGTTAAGTGCGCGCTTTTATAGATCATATCTGGTGTGATGTTTTCCACTGTTATATCAAGATGCGGTATATTAGCATAGGTTACTTCCAGGTCGTGGAACTTGTACGTGACGTGTTTAGCAACAGGTCCTTTGAAGATATGAGCATACTTAGAATTATATAACGACTGCATATTTATTATTATATTATACACAATATATTCAAAAATAATTTTACTCTGGATATACAATAAAATTAACTCATATCAACATCGGATTTAGGCGTAAATCTACCAGTGTCCATGGGAAGGGGTGTTGGTGCGGCACTTTCTTCAGATACCAGCATATCTTCCAGAGTATCTAGAGCAGCTCTTCTCTCCACATCCATAGGGGAACATTGCTGCTGTCTCTCATTTGCTATTCTCTCTCTCACTTGCTGTCTCAAAATTTTAAGTTCATCTACCTCCAGGTTACGGATTTGTTCTGCAAAACTGGAAACGACTCTTCGTCGTGGTGGATTGTCAGTTTGATTTAGACTCGCCCGCTGCTCGGGCGTTAAGAATATGTCCATAGCTTCCGGTATGACATGAGAAACCTGTTGTGGTGGATTGTCACGTTGGTTTAGACTCGCCCGCTGCTCGGGCGTTAAGAATATGTCCATAGCTTCCGGGATAACATGGGAAGCCTGGGGAGCCTGAGAAGCCTGTCGTGATTGTTGTGAATTGTCACGTTGGTTTAGACTCGCCCGCTGCTCGGGCGTTAAGAATATGTCCATGGCTTCCGGGATAACATGAGAAGCCAGTGAAGTGGCCGTTGTTCCGGGCGGTGGAGCCGGTTGTGTACATGACGTTGCTTGTGCAGACAGTGTATTGGTGGGCGGAATAGGTGCAAAGATATTGGTAACAGACTGCTGCCCTTGTGTTATACTAGGCTGGGGAGGCAGTGCTGGTGTAGATTCACTTGTTACAGGTTGTGTGGCGGTAGTGGTAGGCTGGGTCGGAGCAAACACGGATATACTGCTATCACCGATATTAATACGATCTCCATCTATAGTTACGACTTTAGCGTTTAACAAAACATTGTTTTTGTCTGAGGGTTGAGTTGAGGTTTTTGTTGATTGTTTTGTAGATGATTTCGATCCTTTTTTTGGTTCTGTGGCATTTATAGATACTTTACGGGTAGGTTTTGTTGCGGGATCTGTACTGCTAGCAGCCGACCCCTTTCGAGTAACGCTCTTGCCAGAAGCGGTATCTGACGTTGACGACTTTGTTTTACTTAGAGCGGATTTCGGGCCGCTTGTAGGAGCTGAACCTGTTTTAGAAGATTTGTGTGTAGAAGACGTAGTTTGTTGAGTGGTTTTTGAGGACCCCTGACTTGGTGGTACATCCTGTGTTTGTGTATTAGTAACAGTGCTCTGTGGCTGTTCTGGAACAGGGGGTGCTGGCACATCTGTTCCCTCTAGCTCAGCTATAAAATCTCGTAATTGATCATCTGGCTGGGGCTCTCCTGGAGCAGGTTGCTCGGAAGAGGGCTGTGACTGAGATGTATGTTTAAACGTTCCTTGTGATATCACAGGTTTTTTAGTCACAGATGAACCGTCATGGTCTGTAACACTTTGTGAGGTCATAGTGGAGGGTCCAGTTACTATTGGTTGCAACGGGATACTAGAAGGTTTCTGAACAGATTGAGTTGTTGAACCACCCGGTGGGGCTACACTAAACAGTTGAATGCCGTCACAAGTCGTTTGACTTGCGGATGTAGACACTTGTTGTGTAAGCGATGACGGAGCTGATGATATATCTATCAGATCCGTTGCGACTGGGACGGTTTCTCTAGTGTTGCTCCTATCTTGACTAGCCGACCTCGTGCCGGTACGGGGTTTTGGCGGTGGGGCAGCACGAGCTGATATTGAACCCGCAGGGGGCTCGGGTGACGGTTGTTGCAAGGCATATCGCTCGGCTTCCCCTGCGTGTTTTATGATCTTATCTAGACACTTTTTAGCCTGTTGACTTCCTTTTGCCGTTGCCATTATCTTCTTTACATCTACTGTTATCTTACTACCCCCCCTACCTCCAGTTTTTCTCGTAGGCGCGGGGGTTCGCAAACATTCAAGTCCACTCTCGCCACCGTCATCGCTACTGTACCACGCAGACCGCATACGAGGCAATCTGGGTTTCCCGTTTACCATAGTAAACATTTTATGTGCGTTTGGCACACGGAACTTACACTGCTGTGCATTAATTCCTAACGTAGAAACACTTGTTTGCGATGAACCCGTATTTCCATCGCTGGACCCTCCACTGTCGGGCGGCCTAGGCATAAAAGGATTTGATGATTTAGAACTTAGCGAGGCGCTTCTGGTAAGGGGATGAGATGTTTGTTGTGTGTCTCGTGTAGTAGTACCGGGACTTTTTAAACTAGAACTTCTAGTGAGCTTTGTTCTTGGAGACGGTGACTTTAAATTTAGAGATGCCATACCCGCCAGTTCTGTCAGGTCTGCGGTACCCGCCCCTTGCTGTGCAGGCGCTCTGCTGGAATGCGGACTTTTACGTGCGGTTCCTTTGATTTTACCTCCTGCTCCGCTGGCGTCTTCAGCGGAGTGTGATCTCGGGGGTCTAACTAGAGTAGAGCCAACGCGGCGCCTAGGACGCCGTGACTCATCACTCCAACTATTGTCGCTAGAGTCACCGTCACTTGTGGTAGATCCATCTGTGTAACTACGGCCCATACCAGTTAGGGGGTCCCTGCGACGGTATTCCCGGAGGCTCTTAGGTTTTGGTTTTGGAGAAGGCCGCTGTCTCTGCGTCTCCTGTCGGTCCTGAGTAGGTATAGTATCTAGATCTACTTGTGGCATGAATGGGTTATTGCTTCGTTGGGGTGTTACCCCTGTATGGCTCTCCGGTAGAAGCAGATTAGTGTGTTCGGCTTCAGTCTCCCGTCTTTGTCTATCTTCTTCTATGGCGTTCAGATACTCCTCTACAGTTTCCCAATTGGTTCGTTTCATCTCATCTAAGAACGTGCTGAGACGACTCCTATCGGGTGGTGTGTTATCATCATCAGCCCCCCCGCTGGTATTTGGGATGATATTTGTTTGTGCTACTGTTTGTCTGGAAGTAGGTTGTTGTCTGCGTTCCGGGGCGGGTCGCCCGCGGTCATCTGAAGGCAGTTGACCGGACGGTTGTGTAGTTGTTACACTTCCTGTTCCATATGGAACAGGTTGTCTACGTGACCCCAGCGGATATGGCGAGTCGTCGTCGTCGCTGTGTTGGGGTCCCTGAGAACCGTTTTGCGGGGGCCGGCATCTGCCACCAGAAGATTGTGGACGTCTAGATGGAGCGAAAGGATTGGGTGGAGGTGGCTGCCTAGTAGTAGATGATGTCGTTCCTGATTGTGTCATATTGTCATCACAGCCAGAGGACATATCATCAATTGATGTTAAAACTCGTAGTGGCCTAGGCGGGACTCCATGACGTTTAAAGAGCCAGTCAGGAGGTGGTGGTAGATTAGCATACCTTTGTTCATCCGGCTCTATCACAGACTGACTTTGCTGAGACGGTCCGTTACTACTGCTTTCCCTCCTTACCCATGGAGGGGGTGACCATGCACGACGAGATTCGTTATCCCCTGAAGGTGCACTGGTGCCAGTAGTAGTATCAGTAGTGACATTGGATGTCTGAATAGACTGTTGTTGAGACACAGAGGACTGTCCGGATGGTGCTCTGAATACAGGGGGTCTAAGCACAGGAGGAACAGCAGTTTGTTCAGGTTGTGGTGTTACTATAGGAGTGTCAGCAGAACCAGTTTGAGATGCCGCCGCAGCTGCCGCTCTTCTGCGAGTTAGATTTCTTATCGATCTTGGTATCTGCAGTTGGATACGGTCGCTCTGAGACGGTGCGACCAAGGTTGTAATATCTCCACCTGTAGCAGTATCATCTTGGGTTTCAGTTCCTGTTTCACTTTCGTATGGAATTCTAGGAATAACAGGTCTAAGATCCCCCTCTGTAGGTGGTGGTACTTCATTATCACCTTGAGGTCTAGAACGTCGTGTTTGATTTTGGTATGGCACTGATGTAAACAAAGGAGTAGTTATAGCATAGCCATCGTGACCTGTGACGTGTTCCAAGGGCGGGATCTCTGCATGACAATTGAATAGCTCGTTTAGAATTTCTGTTTCAGTCGGCGGTCTACCTTGGATTGTCGACGGGCCCTGTTGTTCAAACACCTGTCTGGTGGCAGTAGTGTTATTAGTGTTGGAATTATTAGATGTTTGTGTCTCGGTAGTTTGGGGTGGACGAGCTGGTTGTTGTGGTTGTTGTTGTTGACGAGTTTGTCTAGACCTGGGTCTCCTCACTCCAGGCGGGGGCTGCTGCTGTCTCCGCAGCGCGGCCGCGGCTGCCTGTTGCTGAACGTTACTGGCGGGAGGGCGTGGTTGCTCTGTTTGGTATATAGGACGTGATATTAGGTCAACAGATGCTTGACCACCAGTGGTATCCGCCGCTGTTGGTGTTAGGTTATCCCTAGGCTGTCTAGAACCGGCAGAACCTCTCTGTGCACTACCAGCAGCAGGTGGTCGATCATTCAAACTAGCTCGGTGCATGGCTCGCATCAATTCTAACTCTGGTACCGCGGTATTATCCCGTGGTGCCGCCGTACCAGCCGCACGACGGCCCGCTTCGGGAACCTCCGCTTCAAAAATATCTAAATTATCATCTACTGGACCACCAAATGCCCCTTGGTCAAAATCTCTCACAATATTTAAGACATTCATATCAGTATATCTCGGACAAGCCGCGTGTCTAGCCGCCTCATCCCGAATTTCATCACGTTGCATAGTGTGCATCCGGTTAACATATGCCAACTTATGAGCATTTTCACGGTCATGCAACCACACGTACTGTTGTACAAAGTTGACTAATAACGGTAGTTCATTGAAAAAAATATCCAGTGTCTTCCTAATAAATTCTAAAGTTAATTTATCGGTGTCTTTAAGGTTATGCTGTTTTAGTTTGGGACCAAGGTTTTTATGTAGATATCTTTGCGTAAATTCTCCCTCTTGACGTATTCTGAGATAATAGATAACCGTGCTTAAAACTTCCATATTTCCAAGTGTATCATCCTCCATCCTAGATACAAAGTCCTCATGGTGATCGACTATAATGTGATACAAACGGGAGTAATACGATATACGATTAAAATGGGTAACGGTGGGACCGTTCTCCCAATTCACGTCTTTTACATCTATAAGATGAAAATCATACGCCTGGTTAGAGACGGCGTCGAACTGTCTGCCTACCCTTTGTAACAGATTCTGTGGAAGATTGATAAAATTCAATTCGATTATCTCATTTTCGCCTTTGTTACTCGGGCGCTGCCATTTGAGATGATAAATAAAGTTATACAACTGTGCATTAACAAATTGAAAGAATTCAGGAGCGAAAAAGTGTTTTTTTCGTTTGTATTCTTTGTGAGATTTAAGATTACGAAAGGCGAGATCCAAGGGACCCTTGAACTTTTGTTGCTCGATTTCATCTTTCAATTCGCGAAACTCTTCTTCTACCTTCTTCTCTAACTCAGGGTGCACAGGGACCAAAGTTTTTAAACGTTCACAGTGTTGTAATCTAAGCACACAGATATTGAATTGTCTAAATATGATGGTGGCAGCCGGTAGGTCGTTTGGTCCCCCCACATCATATGCCACATCAAACACGGAAACTGGAATATGAGTCAAGTTACCGAGAGATACGTCAGTGAGAAAAGTTTGAATGACATGTTCCCTTGCTGCATCTACCCCGATATACGAAGATCTATCGTCGCTCATTTATGGAATAAAATTCTTTTTCAATAAAAATAATTTAAAAAAACAATAAAATTTGTACCCAAACCTATATGGCCCATTGCATCAAAGACGCAGGTTTTTTTCATTCGTTACCTTTGAGTTTTTAATATTGTAGATGTTTTTTCAATAGGGAAGGCACAGGAAATTGAAATATAAACAAGTAACGTCAATTAATACACGTCAATCGACCCGTCAGTAACCTACCCGTATAAGATCTAAGTCGGCGTTCAGATTTTTTACCTTTTCTCCTTAAACCGGTAAAAATTAAAATTTTTTTGTTTTCAATTCTAAACACATTAAACAATATAATATCGATGTTCTTCAGAAAGATCAATTTCGACGACCCCGAGAGGGGCAACAGCAGTGCGATATTTATAGGTCTATGCGATTACAAGGTAAGTAAGCACCGCCCGATCTATAATGATGATTGATGAAGAAACTGTCAAAATATATAGTGTTGCACTGTCCGGGCGATGATAATTCTATTTGGGAGATTGATGTCTTTGCGTGTGCTTGAAATGAGAGATGGAGAATCGTATTACGGGAATGTTGTAATTATGATCTGTTATGTTTAGAAATTACTTTTCTGTTTTTATTTTTTTATTTTCTTTATCTATGTGCCATTAGGCTCAGCTTGGTCTGGATCTATACAATGTAACCTGGTGTTCTCGGAGCTCACAAGACAGAGACACTACATCTTTTCATCACGGGGTTCTGCTTGGAACGGCCGTCTCTGGATTAATAATAAACTTCTTAGTGATACTGTATTGGATAACGGCATGGAGGCGATTCAAACAGATCGCGCATCTCTTCAATGTAAACCTAGTCATAGTCGATCTTTTAGATTGCATGGCCGTTCCGTTAATGGTACAGAACGATTTTGGAAACATAAATGTTTCGCTCGGAACGTGTCGGGCGTTGCTGCTTGTACACCACGGCGCGTTTGTGGCTAGACCTCTGTTTTTGATTTTCATATGGATCTCGAGATATAATAGTCTGGTAATCAGATCCACCACAAAGACCATGTCGCACATGCAGTGGCATCAGATATTCTGTACCGCGGTTGCGTGGGGAGTCGCGGTGTTCAGCGCCGTTCCGAGTCTCATTTTTGCTAACGTAGGGACAGTGTTGAGTGGTAGCGGGGAAGGGGGGAACAACAGCAGCAGTAAAACGTCCGAAGACATCTATCAGCGGTCGGATTCGCGCGGAACGTGCGGAATCCCGTTCGCGGCTTTCGATCGGTCTTACGTGTCTTTGCAGATGACCTTTGTCAGGCTTTTGATGTGGACCCTGACCCCTTTGTGTGTTTTGTGTGTAACTAATATCCTTATCATAAAAATGTTACATCAGAACAAATTTAAACGGAAAGTTAAACCGATACTGATACTGTTAGTACAGCTCATAGGTTTTTTGGCCACAGAAGTACCATTTACCGTAACTGTTTTTTCAAACTTAGCCACGCCCGTAGACCGTAACTGCTCGGCAAATATAGGCAAGGAAAACGTTGCTCTTATTACACACGCATTTACGGTGGCGCACTTATCCACCAATCCTCTGCTTTATGTTATTCTAGGTGTGTCTGTTAAAACTTTATACAGAGAGTTCCGTACCGGACAGCTCTGGAAAAGTAACAAAGAGGCGAGACGTCAGCAGGCCAGCAGCTGCTCTCGCTTAGATAAACTTAGCGGCAGCACTACACCACAGAGCTCCAGGTCCGTGAGGACCCGTGGAGTCGTGGACGCACCTTTGGTAGAAGATTGCGTTTTCATCACTAATACCGTCACCACGACTCCTGCTACAACAACGACAGGCTCGTCTTCGGTCTCTGCCGATATATTATTTATCCATCCTAATTATCACGAAACCACCAGCAGCACTAATACAAGTATCGACGGAGATACCACCCCTGAGTCTTCGGCTAAACATCCTTATCTGCCGCTTGGAAATAATACAAACGGTAGCTATTACGATAATATAAATCAGCCGCTGGACTTAACCGCAGACTCGAAAACTTTATACTTTTCTGATACCGATACCGAAGACAGCGAGGCCGCAGCCTCCAGTCGAGTTACACACCGTAAGAAAAATCGAGCGTATCACGGTTTTTCGTACACAACTGGGAATAGGAGGAAGCATAGGGAAAAAGCTAAGAATACTATAAACTTTAAAAGTAGACGCCGTAGCAACAGCAGATCGGACCTCCGTAAACTGGCAAACTATTTACGACCTCGAACCACTTCTTTCACCGAATCGGAGATCAGCGCAGAAGCAAACTTTAGTACATATCCCTGTGTTTTTCTAAAAGGAGCACATTGTAGGAAACGAGGGCATCGGCAACAGACTGTGAACGAAGAGTCAAACGCAGAACAGAGTTTTGTTTAAACACTAATATTTCATTTTTAAAAATATAACGTTATCACCCAGTCTGTCTTAAGAAAACGTAAACCATGACTAGCACTGTTGCTGCTAACAATAATAACACTAATAACACACAAGAAACGCAAAAAATACTTTTATTAAAAAAATACAAAAGAGGGCTCAAATCCGAAGAAAAGAAGAAACTGTTTCACCAGTCCCTGACAAACTATAACATATCCAAGAGATTGCCGAGATGCACTGTAAAACCCAGTCTTATATTCTGCACACCAGAAAAGACTAAGATTTTGGAAAAGTTCTTCCAGGGGTTATTGAAGAGAAGAAGCAAGCCCGTAGAGACGGAGCAGGTACTGCATGTGTTGTCCAAGATAACATGTTCCGTCAGAAAAGAATGTGATCTGAGCCACGCTTTGTATGATATAGTTATGAATGTGAATAAAATATCTTTTGTAGCTAGGTTAAAGGCACTGAAAAAGAGAATCATCATGGCAGACAAGAAGCTATTGATAAGTTTACTAGTCTCTTTAACTAAGAAAAATAGTCTGTTGAAATTTGCTATTCACTTTATGATTGATAACTTTATATGTATAACGGAGCATAGGAGACTCTGTTCTCTCATGCTGGGCTTGCTTTACATGGACCCTCACATGTGGTCCAGGTCTCTGGTTATGTTGGAGTGTGTGAGAACTACATTCGAGCAGCTAATGATCAGGTTCCTCCTGAAGACCGGGAGGAACCCTCATCGGTACATAACTTGTAATATAGACAACTATCTATCCATGTACAGGACGGCCGGTGTTAACATGGCCTTCATGAACAATAGTTATGGGACCGTCAGCGGTGTAGCTCCAACCCCGGATATGTGTAATCCCGCCCATGTGCTTCCTCCACCACCGTCATATCCCGAGTATCCTTTAATACCAGCAGCATCCGATCCCTATGCTCTACATGACCACCCTGTAGACCCCAATACTAGCAGTATTATAGCTATGACCGATCCTTATGATGACCCACTAATCTCTTCCACCGCTGCAAGCGACGTAGCGAGCCTTGAGAACAACACTACCAATACAGTATTCGTATGATGTGATGTATTAAACTATAAGTATATACACTATATTTATATTTTTTATATTTGGTTTTGTTTTATGTAATAAAATTAATGACCTAAAAAAATGGACTCGTCTGCATCCTCATTTTCGCTTCTGAAACCAAGAGACTATGAATTTATAAAATTTATCTTAACCGTAGATTCTCTGAGATTAGCGTCTAGCGTTATCGAAGGGCCGCCTCTCCAACCAAGAGAGTTGAGCCAGGTGCAACTTGAATTAAACCCGATACTTAATTTACATCAAAGTTTGTTGAGACCCATACAAGATGGCGCTAAAGTTATCGTTTGTATGTTACACGCCCTTACACATTATGAGGCTTTCTGGAACTTAAATTCTTCCACCATCGAAAGAGTACGAGGATCACAAAGAAATCATATACAGTCAATGTATGCTATGAGAGTAAGTCCTGTGCTTGATGTTAGAGGACTGTTAGTAACTGATTATATAGACGATAATGTTTATAGGAGCGTAGAAGATCAAGTATTATCGAGCGTAACATCTATATGCGGATTAGATACAGTGAATCCTGAAAACGATATAGAAAGACCAATATCGTGTCTAGAAAACCTGTACGCACACCCGACATATGTAAGCGGCGTTGATATAAACAGATACATGCGTATTCTGCAAACAGTTATGAATGACACTTCAGATGTTTTTCAATTGTCATCTGACACAAACAGGTCTTGTGTAGCCTCTGTGGTTAACGATTTTTTGTTTCTATGTAGTCTGAAGAATCTATGTTATCGTTTACGAAAGTTGATTCAAGACGTGGTTGGCTGGATCGTGTTTAGTGCCGATATGCTTTTAAATGACCTTATGATACTGGGTCTTCAGATACCGCCGATATATAGATTTGTTTGTGACCTAATAGAAGCGGTTGGTGGTATGCGACGTTTAAACCCGTTTACATCAATATATGATACGAGAAATGATGATACAGGAAATGGTGAGGAACCTGTCAAGTTACAGGATCTATACCGTGTTTTCATTAGAGCACTTTGTAAACTTGTGCGTGAGATCATGAACGTTAGTCCTGATACATACTTAGATATACATTATCTCAAATATAGACTTTCGACTTGGAGCTCTCCTAGAGAGTATCCGTGTTTACAACAAATAGCAGGGGAACTGGATTTTTCTCGAACCCAAGCACCATCTGTTGAAGACCCGGATATGTTCCCTGTCGGCAGACCGGTTACTTTACCCAGGCTCGTATACCCCTTGTGTTTGTCATTCACAAATAGCGTGACCGACGCTAGTGATACTTTGGTAGTATCAACATCGAATCCTTGTATCGGCACCACCTTTGATGTACTTCGGGATTTATATAATCAAAGACCCCCCTGTTTTAGACCTCCGCCACAGTTATCCTATTCCACACAACAGTCATGTTCAAATGATGTTGAAATGTACTCTAACGATCAACCATTGCAAGGTGGTGCATCATCGTCGGGGGTCAGTTCGTCGACCCCATCATTTGGTTACTCTAGTCTCTATACCATAACTCAGGGGCCATCTTATCCTAGCGGTACGCGTACCGCCGGATCCGTTACATTCTCATATGGTAACCGTCTATCGGCTGCTCCATCCTGTCCTGCTAATGATATAACGATGTCAGAGGATGCGGCTACACCAGGGCCTTCAGCTGCTATGACGGCTCCTGGGTCTGTGAGGAGAGCTAGACGTATATCTATCGGGGATAGTGCTTATCGAGTGAGCGAGGAAAACCTAGCTAGAGTACGGCATGTTTTGGAACAAGATGTGCTGCCAAAGTGCATGAGACGACCTCCCAGACGATAAAACTGACTAGCAAAAACTTCAATCCTGAATAAAAAAAACAAGGTTAAATAAAAGTTTTGTTTATTATAAACACATTGGTTGGTAACTTACTAGTCAAGTGTGCAGTTTGTATAAAAATCGGTGAAATGATCTTCTGTGAATGTAAATTGTGGATTACGGCTGAATAGCCCAAAGGCAATAATACAATACATGAACCAACAAAGATCTATTACAATCAGAGTGAATACATACGCCATGAGTATTATGAGCCATGTGTAAGTACAAGACTTGTCCACAAAAGCGCTAACGACACGGGTGTTTGAGACACGTACCGGTTTCTTGCACATTTTTGTATAAAAAGTAAATAGAAAACTGGTTTCATGAAAACTGATATCTGGTATGGTGAAAGTTTCGCTGCAGATGCGTGTGGGTCAGCTATGGAAAATTTTTTAAATCGTCTCTATACAGAGGGTACAATGAAACTATTTATAGATTACCGGAATTCCCTTTTTTGAAAAATGTTATCATAATAAGCAATGACCCTACTCGGTTTCCGTATTTACTTTTTTAGAATTTCACAACAACGTTTCCTTGATTTACTCAAAAGTGCTTATTGGAGAATAGTAATAAATCGGCACGTACATTAACTATAGGGGGCGCTAACAGGAGACACGGAGTCAACGTATCAGGTAATGTTGTTCCCGAACACCGTCACGGAAATGACGGGAAATGGGGTTCACACGGCTATATTACTTTTTGCATACACGCACATATCTTTTGAGGGAACTCACCAAGCAACGTGGTTGACCTGTACAGTGAGTACATATCAGGTGTTGTGTTGAGTGATCGTTGTCTAACTTTTTTCTCTCGCATTTGCTCGTTATTTTATATATTTTTTTTAGACTAGATTTACAACTTACAAATAGTAAGTTTTGAAGAATATGAGAAGGTTTTGGGGAAGTAGATCTAACGGAGGGGATACTAAAAAGGCGATTAAGAAGGGTGTCGCTGCTTCGTCTGGAAGGATCAACAACATCCTGTTTGGACACAGGAACCACCATAATCATCGCCCCCGCACCGAAGAGCCTTACGAGGAGATACATTTTCCAAGGTCGCTCAGATATAACCGTAGAGCATCACCTTTTACTTATCCTAATACTACTGAAGTCTGTTCCTTGCCCAGGTGTACTTACCGCAGACCTGCTTCTATACCACCCATCTCGGAGATATTTGACACCACTGGATTTGGCGGGCGCGGATGCCACCGCCACCACACTGCTACTACTATTGATACACACGATTTTTTAAACTCATCTTTTGATGATGGTGGAATTGGACCCGGTAGAGAGAATCGCGGTCTCCGGCAGAGCGCTGCTGTCAGGCAGCCGCTTCGGGAGGCTGGTACCCGTGGGGATCCGCCATCACCGCCGATCTCCATATCGACCATATACCAGCCAAAACACCATCAACCCGTACCGATCCCTTGCGGGTCAAATAGCGATCCGCCGAGATCGCCTCTGGAACTGCCCTCTACAGCGTCTTCGCTTCTCAGCAGGGAGGTGGAGAACTTCATGCAGCAGAGACCTCTTCCTCCATTACCTAGTCACCCATTCTTTGTCCCCCCGTTACCCACCAAACAGAAGTCGCTACCGAGATCCGGAGACGGTAACAAGAAGGTGGTCCTAGAGAGGAAAAAATCGGATAAGGGCCGTGACAACAATGGAGGGAGGATCGGCGCGGCTGCTGCATCTACGGCCCCCCTTGCGGTTGGAACAAACGAAAGCAGAATTAGTCCGAACGGGGGGGCTACCGATTCCAACAAACCAGGGGCCGACGGTGCAGCAGCCGCGTCTCCGTGTTCACCGTCAGCTACGGTGGTCTCGGTAAAGAATAGGCCCCGTCCTAGCAGACACGAACCTAGGCCGTTAACTTGTGACATTCTGGAGTTTATAGGAGAGAATCTAGACCAGTGCGGTATTTTCAGAAACAAATACAACAGGAGCGAGTATACGCTTCCCAATTCTGAAAACGCCAGACTGGTGGTCGCCGATCTGAGATGCGATCGGTATTTTTTCGACGAGGTTCTGATTGCCGCGTTTCACCTAAAAGACCTACTGGTGGACGTTGAGGAGGATGGGGTCCTGTTTCTAGGGTTCATAAAAAGCGCAGACTTTTTTAACAAGGCTAAGGTGTTCATACTGCAGAACAGCGGGTGTCTGTACCTGTACAGAGATCAGGCATTTTTTAAGGTAGCCAATAGCCTGGGAGACTTTGCCAGACACGGCCTGTTGGACGTTGTCGTGTACACCGCGTCCTGTAGTCTGACCGACACGGACGTGTCGACGCTTCTGAACGACGAAAACATACGAAAGGCGCTAAAGAGTTGGGTGTTTTCGTGCGATCAGAAGATGATCGCTACCGCGGTCGGACCGACCGCGGAGGTGAATGGCAATAACGGAATGAGTAACAGGAGGGGTGCCGCTCCTAGGTGCTGCCGCCGCAAAAATTGCGGGACCACTGGAGGTAGTGGAGCCAGAGATGCGGGAATAAGAAGAGGGCTGAGCGAGACCGAGTATAGAACTCGATTTCTATACGGACCTCTTGTGTCTCAGGCCAACACGAAAGATATGAGATGTGTGACTCCGTTGTATCTGTCGGGTTTCATATCTTACGTGTTGAAGGATCTGAAGCGTAGAGCGCAAAGCGAGAAGTCATGGAACGAAACACAGCACGTAGGTAGGGCGGCGGAGGACATGTACGAGAGAGTCAGGGAACATCTCTTAACTGAGGTAAAGAGGAGTCTGCCCGAGCTAGATCTGGCGATGTTAAAACGTCAGTTAGACAGTCTCACGGGAGATTGTAGATGTGATTACAGAGTCTCTACACCGTATCAACACTTAAGACACATACTAACTACCCTGGCATACGTAGTTTACTGGACATGTTATAGCAACGGAGGCACCTGCATGAGCTACTCCGTATACCTGTCTGTCCGGAGTCTGGTTGCGCTGGAGCGTTTGGTCTTTGCGGAACTCACCTGGTCCAAACTTAAAACCGCAAAAAAGACATCATCGGGTTCTGGTCATCACGATCGTGTGCAAAAACACCACCACAGACCGTCTAAATCCACCGCAGACTTATACGTACCTCCTGCCCCAGAGCCATGTTGTACTTCCAAAAGCAAAAAAATACTAAAAACTGCACCATGTCAGTTCAATGTGAGCACCGCTATGGCTACCCTGGAATTGACGGATGATGACGATAACCGGATCTCTCCAGGTAATAATGGTCATTACTATTCCGATTGCGATACTGAAAAGTATGTTTGTGTGTTAAACGATAGTTACGAACTGTAAAGATATTTAAAAAAATTAATTTATGGAGACACATACTTAGGTTATATATATACTAAGGTCATTTGTACTCGGTTTTGCTTAACACTGCTGATTTCTTTTCAATGTTTGTATTATAGATGACGATGATATCTACATGAATATCAGATACAGTGCTGACTGCACCCAAATCTTGACAGAACTGGACAACTATCTAGAGACACCCATATGCAATAATAACAGAGAAAGCAGTTCCGCGGAAAGTACTCCGCCTCCGTTCGAGACTAGCGACGAGGGAGACAATTTCCTCGTACTGGCAGATATCATAGCTAGTACCCCGGTATCTGAAAACTGTGACACTGAGCACAACATCGTCAGCCCCAACGACAAAACTGAATCGTCCGTATACCTTCAGAACAAATTTCCTACACTTTCAAATCTGGATGAGATAGAGTGCTGCGACAACAGTAACGTGGACTCTAGCCAAGGAAACTGGGTCGGAACCAACGACACGCCCTCTGACGAACAGCCGCCTGTAAGTCCGGGGCTGGGCGTACGTTCTAAGAAACGTAATATATAGGCAGGTGGTTCGAACGAGCATTGCTACTTTATTTAATTCCGTCTTGTCGTTGACAGGTAAACCCTGAAAAAGAAGACTCCGACGGTTCCTCTGGCAAAACCGGAGAGGAATCACCTGTATACCAATCTCAAAGACTTTTGATATACCATCCCGAATCAACGGAGGACGATGATGAACCCTGTCGGCTCAAACGGTCAGCGGGATTCTACGCTAAGACCAGAACCGCATACAGAGGACGTCTGTCTGGATATGGGCTCCAACGCTGGAAGCTTAACGAGTCTGTTAGAAATAGATCAGGAGAATCTACCACAAATTTCTGATGAAAGAGATAGAAACCCGAGCCCACCACCGCCTTACACTAGACCGGCGACAATCTCGGCTTTTGATCCAAGTACACAAGATTCCGATGTATACGAAAAACTCCACAGATGGTGGACTGAAACTACACAGGCCAACGGAATTTCTGATACTAATCTTGCTAACAATACACCACAAACGCTGCTGATGCTATTGCTTTTGGTCTTTACACTATCGCACCGTGTAGAAGAAACACGTTATACTACAGTGAGGAAAATTAGACGCTTGTTTTTCCTTGTAACAACACTATCTATTGTTTTAATTATCTATGGTATTTCAAGTCTTGTGTACATGCACGCGTTAGGCGGATAATATATTGTAATTATGATCTTGCTATTGAACCCATCTTTTTTATATTGGAATCTTAACACACATTACAAGTTGATTCAAATAGAATTTTTGCTTTCTAATTACAGTTTATGAGAATGTGTTAAATAGTTTTAATATATTTGACTAAAAGCTATTATCTCAATTTGTCACATATATAATGAATAAAATGGATGTTCACAAACATGTATTCGTATCATGTATTTTGTTAGTAGCATATACGTATTTTAGTAAATATGTATATTCATCAAATTTCAGTAGTCCAGCCAATCAAACCATATGTCAAAAATGGCAAGCCATGTAAGTCATTTTAAGCTTCGTTTAGAAAAATTATTTATGACGATGTTTGTAACAAATATTTCTTTTAAATAATAGAGTATTAAATGGACTAGAAGAAATAGCCTCCCGTCGAAGAAAACGAGATACTGGCGATTGTTTGGAAAATTTTGGAAATATTATTGCGACTGGATTAGGTGGATCTTATGCTGCTTCCGGTCGCAAGAAGAGAAGTGAAGAGTCACCTGATTATAAGTGTATATCAAAATCCATTATGAAATGTCTTTTTTATATTGACAATGAGCATTTTTTTAGTAACGATACGCATATATTTGGGAACGTAACGGTAAATACAACATATATCCACACAAACTTGTCATCCAATTCATCGCTACAATTCAATATATCTAATATGGTAGTGCCTCTATTACACGCAGATAATTTAAATCATACTTATTTTAAAGACCGTAATAACACATGGCCGTGGTGTATGCCCGATATCCCAGGGAAAAAATTGAATATAATATGGCGAGACACGTTGATTCCACCGGCATGGTTGGTTAACGCAACATCAATTTCTGTCGGGGCGTTTGGATTTGAATTTATAGACGGAGCTAATGTTATACAATTTGTGTCTGACAAGTAAGTGATTCATTTTTTGGGTCTATATAAACACCTTTAAAATTTTACGGTAATCAGTTCAGACAACGATGGCACCAATACTGGTGCTATTCATCCTTGTGACTATTGTTACAGGTTTAACAGCTCGAAACCGGCGGGATGAATATTCAGGTATGTATATTTATTGTTTTATTAACTAGATTTAGTATTATTCCTTATCTAAATGTATTTTTATATAGGAAGTGGAAGCGGTGATGTGGAAGGTGATGATGAGCCGGAAGAAACTAGCGGACTTGAAGATGATACCACTACTGTTGTAGCCACCAGTATTGGATTGAATGCAACAGACGAGAATTTTTTTACACCACCTCCATCGTATCCTCCAGAAGCTTATCTACCCCCCGAAGGTGAAGCAGCGCCACTTGTAAATACAGATGGCTTCTATATACGATCTGATGGATCAGGAGATACTGATGACGAAGATGGGCTACAAGAAGTAGATCTTCTATTTAAAGTTTTTGACATTACCAGACCGACCGAATAAAAAACACTACTTTACGTTATGGCATTATAAATATTTTATTTAATAAAAGTTATCTGAGCATTCCAAAGCAAAAGAGTAGTTTGTAAAATAATTCTCTGAGAAATATTCCGAGAGGGTGCGGGGGCATTTCTGTATATATACCGATGGACAGTCTGGTGAACATGTATATCAAAACTGTAAAGAGTATTATGTGTATATTATAGGATGAAAAACATACGGGGAATATATAGTAATATATGAAGGCAGAAATGCTTATCGTCAACGTGGGTCTTCTGGGGAGCAAGTTACACCTGGCGGAGATCATATCGGTAACGGTAAAAGATGTAATAGATACGGCGAGGTACACGGACAGCTTGACGTCCAGTGACCACGCCATATTGTTCCAATCGGAGAATGGAACTAGATCGAAACACAGAGAAAAACCGGAAAGAAGTACGTAGGCCCTGATGCTGTTGAACAGGCCGTATGTAACAAACACGGAGTCTGTAAATAGGAATCTGGTAACGTAGATCAGCACCAGCACCACGATCGCCGCGTTAACCGATACTCTGATCAGAAAGTCAGAACACTCGTAAAGTTTAGGTTCTAGGTACACGTCCAGGGAGAGCTTTCCGACAGTTAGCGTGTTCAACCAGATCACCAAGACACTGGCGGTTTTAAAATGTCGTCTACCGTGTCGAACGGTAACATAAAACATAAAAAGTGTAATCGCTAGCGGTGTAAGAATAAGTGTCATATCGATAGCAGTTTTATTAAAAATGCAAGTGTTTCAAATCGTAGGCTATCGTCGGCCCTGTTTAAAAAACAAATTTAAAAACTAAATCAGTAAAAAATAATTTTTATTTTTTAATAAATACATAAAAAATATAGCTTTTTTACATTCCATAGAATTTACACATATTAAGGTTTATTTTCAGCAAGTTTTTTTGTATAGCACAGTTAGTTAATAAGCATACACACTAGTTTAAAAGCCAATATAAACAAAAACTTAATCAATTACTTACATAAAATTTCCGAACCTACTTTTAAAGAACCCGATCGGATCGATACCCCCTCTCTCAGTCCGCCAGCAGCTCTAACATGTTCTTGTCCTCTGGGATGCCGGCAAACGATGTGAATGCTAACAGGGCCCCTAATATCAGCCCTCGTCCGGAAATATTTCTAGCCGTTGCGTAGTTATCGGGAAACCGATCACGGTTGGATAGGAAAATAGAAAGCAATAAAAATGAAAAAAACAGCAGGAAAGCCCCTGCCGTCCGTTTCCCACACCGCAGGTGTATGTTGGCGTGTCTCACGAGGGCAAGGTCATGGACCACGACACCGGATAGAATACTATAAATGCCATACGTAAGTGCCGACCAACGGTCCGTGGAGAAATCGCAAGTGAGCGTGTTATCTGATTGTGTTATATAAAAAAATTGGATCATCATCACCTGCAAGCTCATGAGCATGGCGGTCGTCCTAATGTCAAAGACCCCGTCATAAAAGAATCTAAACAGATTGTAGGCGTGAATGCAGATGCATATGGAGCCGTAGGCGCAGAAGAGGGTCTCTAAAATGTCTATGACTGTCATCCTGTACACATAATGCTCGCAGACATACTCATTTCTCAAGGGATCTGAGTAGGAGAATAAAAATAGGCAGACTAGACTGATGGTGACCATCTGGCTACACATTATGTATTTCAGCGGGCGCTGACTGGGCGAGGTCAGCAGATAGAAGAACAATGACACATACCCCAGTACGCCCCCGGTATAGCACACGATAGACGCGACCCCCATATCGTCCAGATGGTCGGGTGTGGAAAACATCTCTCAAGGACACATAGATACAAAGGGAGGAACTGGTCAATGTCATGAGACCGATCTGTCTTTGTCTTACGTCTTTCCAGGGGATTTTCTATTCCCAGAATAGATATTAGTTTATGTTAAATGGTGCCAATGATCCGGAACGATGACGAACATTTCCGATAGAACGTTAAAACGGAAGGGAGGGACACGCGCAGCGCTGACAGTTCCAAGGTTATATCACTTTCGATTTTTTTCACACTTCAGTCTCCACCAGATTAACCAGCCTCGAGCGCAGAGACGAGGGTCCATCGTCCAATTCTACCGGGGTGGGCGGTGGGGGAGGATTGCCATTATTGCCACGACCGACGGGGTCCCCTGATGGATAAGTAGAATTGGAGCCGCCGCTGCTTCCCGTTATGTTAGGTTCCGAAGAAGATGAATTCGGATAAGGGGAAGGTGTGTGCACCGGAATCTGTTGTGTTCGTAGATCCAGAGATCCTGGTTCTTAAAGAAAAAAATATAAATTTTAATTAATAAAAAGAGTAGTACGAACACAATCATTTTCCACATTACTATATATAATCAATAATTAATAAAAACTTTTACTAAAAACCATTTTTCTTTTTAAATTCTTAGTCTAGAAACTATAACTGTGTTAGATAAGAAACATGTACCCACCTTGAGTCTCTGTAGGCTGATCATCAACTACCATGATAATATCATATTTCTTAATGAGTTTGCACATATTGCATAATAGATTTTTCTCTCCATTAGCCACCGGTATGAAAATATTCCTCAACATCCACATGCGATACCTATCAAAAGCATGCACCCCCCTGGCTCCAAAAAGCAAGTCCAAAAGAAAAAGTCCGATGTTCAATATCGCTACCAGCAGAAGTACAGAGGCGCACGGCGGCAGAAGCAGTATCCCCAGAAAGAGAGCCGGCAATGTCTTCGGGGTACAATCCATGTCTAGCAGAGTCCTTAGTTTGTACCCGCGGAGGAGGGGCAGCCGATGGTGATCGATCAGGTCAATCCATAATACAACATGTTCGATGCCTGTCGTTACGCACACCCAGAAGGTGAATACCGGGAATAGCAGGGCCGCTAACAACTGTTGAGGTCTGTTCCAGTCCTTCATGCTGAAAGTATTGCCGAGCAGATCTATTTAATGTGCCTCACGGAAGCTTTCCCTTTTCCTCTCTAAAAAGTCGTACTTATACGGACGCATATGTCCTTCTAACCTTATTCGTTGACTATTTTTAATCTGAACCTTTCGTATATGTACGTAGGCTACCACGTACGGCCACTTGAGAAAATCATGTGGGCAGATCAGACGTAATAGCCGAATTCTTTTTCTAACAACTAACAGTGCCTAGCCCTTTGTAGGTAGACACGTATCCACCGCTTCTGTTAAGTACATATTTACACACAAAGAATTCCTTTTAAGCAAAACCTTATTTTTTCAAGCTTCACTTTACACGTATCGCATGCCTTCCGTATTTCACACCTGATATTTATTTGTTGATAAGAATGGCTAACGAAAGATCTGATGCATTTATCGACCCCGTTATCGTTACTTACCCAAGCTCTTTGATCCACGTGTCTTTCTTCGTTACCTAGAATATCACGTAACTTAAATTTTGGAGCATAGGGGCGGGTCTTTAACGCGCCTATGGCTACCATGTTATATTTATAGATTATGTGGAAATGGATTTAACTCAACTTTTAAGTAGGTGGTCTTTCATTTCATAGCAGATAGATTACAGTACTAGAGTTTTTCACTGTGTGTGCATTTAAGACAATTAGTATGTGTAGAAATAGGAGAAATGTTAATTCTTATCTGGGATATTTTATGTTGCTAGATGTTAAAATGATGTGAAACGCAACGAGTCTTTTTAAACTTTTTGGGGACATGCTCCGGGTGGGAGGTGGACTGTATCACTTGCAGAAACTATGTCGTACTGTGTATGATATACATATGTTTTGTGCAGGACACATAAAACACACTTGTTTTTGATTTACCGGGAGATGATGATATTCGACGTCTTTACAAAACTTATCTGATTTTTTTTGTAAAAACACCTTGAGTTTAAACTGAAATTTTAAAACGATGACTACCGGTGTGGTCGGATCTACATCTCTACCAAATTGCAGTAACACTAGTTATCATGGTTTCAACACCACTTGTCAACTCAACTACCAAGAAAAGATCTTTCTGGGGTTCGCCTCGGTCGCCGGAGTATTAATAACAGGGCCGTGCCTGGCCTTTGCCATCTTTTACTTGAAGAAATGTTACATATACTCTCCCTATCCTATGTTGTATACACTGATACTCTTTCTAGGTGGAGTCTTCGGAACCTTCCTGTCTGTAGTAGGCTATCATCTAGGAGAGACCCTCATGACGTTCTTTGCATACGTTCCACTAACCGCATGTTTTTCATGTCTGTTAACTCACATAGGAAACATCTTACTAACAAAACGTTACGATTGCCGTCTAAGAGACGGTGTAATCTTGACCGTCAGTGTTCTGCTCATGATCGTTCAGCTATCCGTGTTACTGAGCGCGTCGGTGGACGCTAATGCAAAAACCGGTCATATACTACTATGGAAATGGAAATTATCTCAGTGCTATTGTCACATGGGCTTGGCCATCATCACGGCTTTCGGCATGGCCCTGTGTTGCTGCAGAGACTATCCGCACGGGGTTTCTGTTTTCGGGGTTTCTATGGCGTCCCTTGTACTGTGGGTATTTTATATGTGCATAGGGGGAACCTACGATAATGGGATCCTAGTGCCGGTGTTTATAGGTGCCAACGCTTTTGTATTTCTTCTCATGTATGCTATCCCAGAACTTGCTTTTCTCTACTGTAACTACAAATTTGTATTTTCTACTTCTGGTAGTGACACTGTTCGCCTATTTAGTGATGTATAATAGGTAGTAGATAGATAGGAATAATAGTTACAGATAGACTTAAGAATTGTTCCTTTCTAACGAAATGTGTAAGGAAAGGAACCTACCTGCACACCGCACTTTAAAGTTTTTAAATGTCAATTAACGACACTTGTATTTAATATTATTATAAATAAAAAATTTGAATATTATCGTATTGTGTGGTTAATTATGCAAATTACATGCATCATATTGGAATTGCATCATCAAATAAACAACCAACAATACTGTATATACTTGGTTTATGATTTGTTTGCTTTAGATGTCGTAGCTGGACCTCAAGGACTATGGATCCCAAACTCTTTACACTATTTCTTCTGCTACACACACACACACACACACACACACACACACACACACCTACATCTCCAGGTATTTTATTATTGTATATCTATTATGATACTTGATACATCTTCTATCGCCCATATACTTAAGATTATAATTATTTTTTCATGTTTTTAGGACCTTACGTGGAGACAAAAAATCACCAACTGGCTCTTTTAAACACAAATGTGACCCTGAATTGTGATTTGAAAAATAGCTACGATTCCATATTTATAATAGCATGGCATAAAAATGGAACAAATGGTCGCACTAATGTAGGTACAACTGGAAAACAATTTCACGAGAAAGAAGTCCAAGTTACTACTGTTACACACGACGACAATATGAAAAGCTCTGGTTTAAATATATTAAACACCACAAAAAACGACTCATGTTGCTTTATATGTTCTTTCCACTGCAGCAATAAAGGTCCTTCTAACTGTTCTGTTTTCTCAAATACGACCTGCTTGACAATATATGGTAAGTGACAAAATCTAGAATTTTATAAACTTTGTTATATGTGTATATAATTGTTTTTTTTATTTTACAGCACCGTTGACAGCTTATATAGCGAAATCAAATGACAGTTCAAATATTACGTGCACAGCGACATCTTATCCGCCGCCAACGGTAACATGGATTGGTGCTACAACCACAATGAATGACACGCGTATAACTTTGAATAATAACGGAACGGTGTCCGTTGAAAGTACATTAGCGACTCAACTAGAAGATATAAACGTAACGTGTGAAGTTAAGCATCTTGAGAACACTACTCGTATATCGTGGTGGAGTGATCATCATAAAGGACATGTTTCCGTTTCGTTGATAGAAGTCTTGTTTCTTTCTAACTCGGCTTCTGTTGTTTCCGTCGGGATTTTGATCGTACTCATCGTTATGGTTATAATACTTGTATATTACAAATTTATAAGAAAACCCGGTGATTTAATAAGACTTTATTCATAATACTTCCTTATTACCTGAAAGCCTTTTAAGGAATAAAATTTTATTTACATTATAATGACATGTGTTTTTCTTTCATACATCGAAGCATTGCGATATCCAGGTGTCGTCACTAAGCAAACATTACAGGTGTATAAATTTCGGCGATTTACCTGTAGGTCATACCTGTATGAAACGTCGTACACTACAATATGGCTCGCATGCTGTACCTTATCGTTGGAGTAGCGGCTGCACTTTTCTGTGCTACAGGTACGTGAGAAAATGCGTATGTTTAAATGTATATGTTTTAAAGCTCGTTAACTTTATTTATTTTTAAATTTCAGATTCCTATCCGTTAACGAGTGAAGAAGATTCGGACGAGGTTACTTATAGCAGTAGGTATCTTTCTGTTATCACTCTAAGTTTATTTAATTCTTAAAACTAACATTCTTTTTTTTTTACAGCTTCAGTGGAAACAAATATCTCCTCTTCATCTGATAGACACGGTAAACTGAACGTGACCTGTCTTGCGAGGGCTTTACCACCTGCTTCTAACGTAACATGGATTGGACTTTCTAACATTGATAATTCAACATCTATTACAAATAATACAGACGGTACTTTGACGGTCCGAAGCACTTTATACGTTACCGATGACAAACGCCAAATAAACGGTAGCGCTTATTGTAAAGTTTCCCATCAAGTAAGTGTTACATACTTAGCTGCACCATGGAACTCAGCGGATGATCTGGGTATTTTTGACCTGATTATAAAAGAACTGGATCTATCGGACGATTTTGAACTTGTTTTTAATGACGGTGAAGGTGACGATGAAGATGACGACTATGACGACGATGAGGGGGAGGATGATGAAGATAAATGATTATTTGAAAATATCATAAATGATAAAATTTGATGTTAACGCGCATCTATAATAAAAATTAGATTACTAGCAATATCAGCTTCATAGTTTTTATTTGCATATTGGTTTTTGTATGTCACCACATATATAGTCTTCGCCGCCTTCCAGTATAATATAAAAATATAAAAAATCCAGAAATTAACAGCACATAAGAAGTTTCCACACAAAGATTTTCACGTACCATCAATATAGAATTGTTTAAAACTTGCAGGTGTCTCTTATACTGACCAATACTCTGTTCCAGACAGAGAGGACAATGATAATAACGAGGCGTCTCAATAACACACGTTGCCGGTATCATCGTGTAAAAATAGCGTTTCTCGGATCACACGTTCACCACGGTTCGTACCGTAATAGGTATAAACGTACACAAAGACTGGTTACGTTTAAAAAAAGAGGTTTTATTAAGTATCAAAAGAGGTATGGGTTCAAAGGTTCAGACAACGTAGTCTAAGTGTTAGTCTTCAATCACCGCCGGCTCCGAACAGGTCCGGACAGGCATGATTTATGTTCGCTCGACGTCGCCTCGGGGCGAAACCACGGACGTATGAGGTACTGAAAGAAAAATAAACAAGGGATTAAGTCGGTGAAAGTGTCTAGAGAAAGTTAGACATTCATCATGTGTTTTACTTGGTACAACGCCAACAACAATTACTCATGGTAAAGTTTTTAGCAACAGTGCAGTTAAGCTTTATACATTCAATATTTATTTTAAATAAGAAAAGGATCACTTACTTCGCGTTATACTAAAACAGGTAGATGATCCAGGTGCACGGGCTCACACATCGTACATCGACTCGGCGATAAACTCCTCCATGCACGGCACCGCTGCACACAGCAGCCCCTTCATGAAGTTGAGACTCTTGCATCCGCTTCTGATGCAGCTTTTCAGTTTGCGGTCCACCCAGATAGAGTTGCCTCTCGTTATCATATTGATAGCCATGAGTATGAGATATGGCAGGATAAAAGTTAAGTAAAGACTAGCTAGCCAGAAGGGCAAAATAAAGAGTCCGTAGATAGTCATAAGAATATTCTTGAAAGCAGGAGACATGGTTAAAAAGTTTTGTTGTAAAAGAGCACAAGAATGAAGAATAGCTAGCCTATAAAGCCAGAACTAGCGGTTAGCAACGTCCGAGTCTCGCCAAACGCTAGCACCGTTTCTCCAGCCCGCGGTGTTAATAAACGATTTCTGACAATGGGGTTTCCACCTGTGGTTTTTTCCAGCCAATGGGCAATGTTGTTTACTTAATTAAATAATACGAGTTGGTAAACATGTAAACAAGAAAACAAACAATGGAAAATTACTGACGTTACCGTAACTCAATTTTGTATTCAATACAAGCATCTAAGATCTTAAAATCGGGAAATTTAACATAAACCAGTCAAATGTTAAAGTTTCTGGACCTTAAAAGAGGTGTTGTCTGCGCTACCTATAAAATTTCACCACTATTTTTTTAGGAAAATTCCACCTGAATTTTAGGTGAAATCCAGCTCGAGAATGGAAACTTGGACATTAGCCTGAATCTGGTACGTAACAAAGATCGGAAGATGACGCGTGTGTCTTAATTACCGTTTGACGGGTTTATATTGCGGAGTTTGTGGCTTGCACCTTTCACCGCAAAGGTGCGTATCTCCTCTCCAGGTTTAATAACGGCATAATTACAAGTAAGAAGAACGTAAGTATATCTTTTAACTTTCTTATTATACATCTTTATGTTCGATGTGAACTTACTTTGAAATTGTTTTACATTTGCAGATTTTAAGACAATGTCAAACAACACTACAGTGGCAACGACCATGTCCGCCTTTAGCCAAACATGGGGAACTTACATTATGTGCCTCGCCGCAGTCGGGATCCTAACCGCATTGGTGCTTTTTGGATTTCTTATTTGGTTTATACTAAAACACAAGAACTACCCTAACGCTAGCATAGTTCCTATACAGTGCTGTATGTTATCAGGTGTAATTGTCTATCTGTACCTAATATTTGTTATCGACACAACCACGTATCTCGCAACCCCGCTTTTCGGACTTGCCTCTGTTTGGATCTGTACATGTCTTACATGTCACTCGTACCACTTTCTCGCACACCCAAAAAGGAGAGACGAAGATGGCATGTGGTCCTTTGTGCTACTATTTTTTGTAGTTGTTTCTGTCCAATTGTTGTTCGGTGTCGCTGAAATTGGCTTTTCGCAACACGACAACAATGGGCGCGATCTATTTTATTTTGCATTGTTTAACATGCCACTGCCTATACTGGTATTGTTCTTTGGCTCGCTCGCTGTGTGCACGACCCCTGCCAGAAAGGGGGAGGAATATACGGGAAACGGACTCGGCTCGACTATCCTCACATGCTTTGTACTGTGGGTGCTGTTTTTCGTCCTCTGTATGACAGGGGTCTTTAAAGACTGGCAGGAGGTCTATAAGATGCTGACCATTTTTACTGTTTATATTCTGTATGTCTGTTACGCTGTAACCGAAATCTTTACAATCTTGACCTGGCTGGAGAAGCAGGAGGAAGAGGACAAACTGAGCGTCAAAAAGGTGGTCAACGGGATCCTCAAAGCCCCGCTACCATTTACGACGCCACCGATAAACTTTCTCATGCAGCCTCCCCCGTACGAAGACAAGGACCCGCTGCTTCCAGTTTAAATGACTATAATATCATAAATAACTGTAAATACATGTTGACTACTGACACACTACAATGCCACTGAATGTGTATGTATAAATAATATGTAATATATAATGCTTAACAAAGCTAACGCACAAGTTCACGTTTTCTATAACACAAAATAAAGTTTTATTATTTAAAAATTTAAGTAAACTTGTTTAAAAAAGATATATAGTCTTGCGTTTTTATTATAAAAATGTGTTACAGCGGATTGCCGTGGCAAAAATTGCGTCTCGATCCGATAGCTACCTTTAGACCGAGATACGCGCATACCGCTTTAGACACTATATCTCCACATATTTTGGGGCGAGCGGTCAGGATATCTGTTACGTTATTCCATAAAGAGCCCTGTGGTCTGAAGTAATCTTTCCAAGACAACGCCGTGTCATCATCAAAATGAGTAGGTCTATTTGAAGAAAATACCTCCCTGGGCGGGAGCGGGGCTTCTTTAGATAGTTTATAACATGTGTTTAGGAGCAAGAGAGTAAGATAGTTTCGATTATATATAAGTATCATTTTAATCGGGGGAAAATGTCGCGGTCAATACAGAGGCCAACGACGCTAGCGTTAGATCAGGTCAAGACTTTTATGTTATTGACACCATCTGGGCCGAATTTGGTTTTAATAAAAAAGATGCCTACTACGGTGAACGGAAAAGCGACAAAGAAACTACGGGTGGTCCGTGTTTTATGCAAACAGAATGTTATCTGAGGATCTTGGGCCTTTCTGACGTAGATCTTTTACAACTTTATAAATGGCACCGGATCGGGGACCACGGACATATTAGCGCAGGCACATTGCCGCGCTGTCACTACCTCTGGGTAAAAAAGCTTCACTATAACCAAGGGCAGCTAAGGAGATTATATTTATTGACACAAGACATTAGATTTTTTAACAAAAGATTGAAAAACGGGTAAAAGTTCTGACTTCGTTTGGAACATGCATACGGGCGGACAACAACGGCAGACGCAACCACATCCCGACGGGCACAGAAACACATCTGCGGACGATGTACCCGACGCGGTTAATTACACCTGCTGCTGGTTGATATGCTCCATCATGATACCTATCACCCTGGGACTGGTATGCAGGGTGGTATGGATACTAACGCAACGACGGAGCACGCCCGTTTTGCAACTACAACTACCGTTCCTCATCGGCCTTCTGGGCATGTTCATGTGTACCATGGTGAACACTAAGGATTTCGTCCCGTGCATGTACGTGTTCGTGCTGTTCTACACGATCTGCACGACCTGCGTCCTCCTGCACGCCCTGTACATATGCAGCCCACAGGCCGAGAACCCGTTCTTCGCCGGGGTAGTGGGTTTCCTCGGACACGCTCTCGTCATAATGGAGTACGGCGTGCTGGACGATAGGTTTTCCCCGTACATAACCCTGGCGGAGAGGAACATGGACTTCCTGCTGTTCTGTTCCTATGGAATATTACTAGACTTCATAACACTGGGTGCGTGTTTCTGTTCTGTGAAACAGCCGCTCATGAAGGGCCAGAAGCAATTTCTTCTCTACGCTACGATCCTCTCTCTCATTCTCTGGTGCAAGTTTATTTATTATACGATATGGAGGTCTGAGATGACTTGGTTTGACATAGTCATAGAAGGGTCTACCTACCACGGGGCTGTATATCTGGTGTGGTACGCCCTGCCCATGTACCTTATGTTCAACCACGGAACTAGCAACCTGTGACTTTTTTCAGTGAATATCCCTCATGTTAGTATTTAAGATTTTTCTGTACACATTAGATAAGCTGTGGTGGCATCGCATTTATTTTACGTAATGTTGTGTGTCGTGTCTGTCTTAACTTAATGGCTGTTACAAGTTCAATAAAGATCACCTCTCTCCCAAAAAATATATTGTTGTCTAAGTACATCATTAATGCACGAACACACGAATTTTATTTATATCATCTTTATTTACAGAAAATATTAAATAAGCTAACCATGCTAAATTGGTATTATTAAGATTTTGGTACAGCGTATACTTTATAAAAAAGTATAATTAAGTAAGTATAAAAAGGTTCATAGTATGTGGGTTTTTTTTTGAGACTGAGGTGTTTGTTAGTAGTAAAGTTCACAATCGCAAACATTCATCCCTTACAGCGTAACGTCCATCTTAAGTGTCTGTCGATAGTGGTGTTTGTCACACAAGGTCCACGGTTTCCAGGGGCCATCCTTGGGGAATGTCGAGGCTAAGACGAAAGCCTCCACGCTGGACCTGTGTTCAGAGGTCACAAAGCCGTTCAACAACCTGATCTCTTCCAGGTATAAGCTAGTAAAGTGTTGGGATATGTTCTGTAGCTCTGAGCGAGTCTTGGATCCCGTCACCAGGCCCTTCTGCGGCACCTTGTTCACACATATCGGGTTCAGATTATCTATTCTAACAAGTATGTTCAGAGGGTGTATAATGAGATGTGTAGCGGAAACTAGAACCCGAATATCCTCTGGTGTTGCGTGGATATCACGTGTTTTCACAGTGACTCTGTCCCTGCACATGAAGAACACCCTACCTATGGCCGCCCATTTTAATTTCTTACAACGGGATATCAGGTGTCCCGCAGTGCTTCCAAAGTTATGGTCGTCCCGCGGGTCCACCTTGGGGGTGAATATCTTGTGACTGCTCCAGGTAGAGCAGTGGTATGTAGCCAATGCGTCGGAGGTGCAGTCCGGTACGAACAGACCGAGGGTGTCCCTTGTAGGTGTGGTGAACTGGTTTATGTGATTGTTGGGATCTATGATCGGCACAAACCCGTCCCGCAAACACTCACATGTCGTGTTGAAAGAAACGGACATCTGAGCCTTGTGCAGGTCCGTTATGGGCTGTAGTTGCCGATTAAAAATGCCAGAAAACAATAGGGACGACGAGGACACGTGTATAGCATCTGTACAAGATCTAGGAATACACGCCACTATCATGACCAGGGTTCCGTCCTTGTACGCTATCTTGTACACGGCGAAGTGTACGTCGTCTTTCTCGGCGACCGGACCGTAAGCATCTACGCTCCTCACCATATGTTCTTGTATGCGAGCCAGATCGGTGGGCACGTTGGAAATAGATACACAACAGAACCTCCATTGAGGGTTGCTGGAAAGACCGAACTCGGCAGAATTGTGCCATGTCACGCCGGTAAATTTGGCTCGTAAGAACACGTGGTTCTTAGACAACTGCAGCACCATAGGGTTGCTTACCTTTTTGGTCGGCGGCGGAAATGCCACCGTCGGGGGGTTCAGGGAACATGTCTGTCCCGACACGGATCTGGTAGGCAGCGAGAACAACAGGAGTTTGACTACCTCTCTGTTTAGGATAAGTGTATCACATAACGGGTTAATTATCATGAAAGGGTAGCTCTGGCGGTCCTCGTCGAAGCGTAGCTGCTGGAACAGCACGGGGATCTTGTTCTCTATGTCCCCGGCGACAAACACGATGCCCGTACCGGTGAACTCCCATAGTGGGTGTTCTAGGTCGATGGCCTTTTGCTCGTGAGGTTCAAGCTTTCCGGAGAGGCTGACCAAAACTTCAATGTAGCTGAAGAACGTATCGTGATTACGAATGCCATAATCGCAAAGAGAAAGTGTATTCATGATAACCGGTGTATCTCTTTAAGTTTTATACCTGTCCTGTGTTTAAAAAAATTAAAAGTATAGAAAAACAACAGGTGTTTCGTATTTAAAGTGTATATAGTTAGCTCATGCGGTTCCCTAAGATTTTATGTAAACACGACCTGACATGCAATGTTGTCTGTCCCACGAGGCGTCTTCTTCCGAATCTAGCCCCAAGAGATCCGCCGGCTCTTGTAAGATGTACCTTAAATCCAAAGCGATTACGATCAACAATAAAGCATTGATGACGTTCCGGTAATTTGTTACATCCGTCGAGTTTTCCGGTTAACTAAGTAAACAAAAACAAATTAACACATACCAAAAATCCCGTAAATACGAAGTCTAGACTTTGAAAATTTTTTAACGTATGAAATTGCGAAGTTTTAAACTAAGTTACGTAAAATAATTTATCGGCAAATTTTTCACGACTTTAATATCGACGTTAATACAAAATAACGACACGACTTACAAAATACGCTCTTTGACCAATTTTTATTTTACATATAATTTAGTCCATTTTGGTGGAAAACGCCCATCATATGCTCGATTCTCCATACAGAGATCCTTTGGTCTCCCACAGAATGAAGGAAGGTTGAGACCCCGCCTCGCAGGCGTGCCCTAGACAAAGAAATAGTTTATAAGCGATGGACTCCGGCCGCTTCAGTACCGTGGATTTTAAATCCTGGTCGACGTCGTGACTTTTCACATCAACGTTTAAATTCTTTCTTTGAAAACATGAGGCGATTTTTGCTTTGCAGTGGAGATAATACCACCGCGATAATGATAATTTGTCTATTATTTTTATCTTCTGTTGAAGGTAAGATTCTTTAAGTAACAATGTTTTAATAAAAACCATTTTTGTATTATTGCCTTTTATGTAGAATTAGTGTGTTTTATAATAAAAAATTTCAGGAAAGATGAGTGGTAAAAAATGTTCATCTACTAAGAAAATCTTCTCTTATATATCTACAGGGGTGAACCCGGATAGGTCAAGAAGGCATTGTTTGCCATACACCACCCGTTCACCACTGGAAGGCGGCTTCCACGGGGGCGTATACATCACAGAAGGAATTTTTTCGTATGTATCTACGGCTGACTTGGAAGAGTGGTTCATGGATCCTCAAGGACCTCCGCGGCTATGTTAACTAATTTGTTGTTTTTACACTTTGTTTTTTTTAGTCATGACGACAGAACAACGTTCCCATGTCCCTCCGCTAACACTGCCGTTTATGAAGCGATCATCAAGACTACAACTGGGCCTGCCTCAAAGAAACAATAACACTTCTTGCTGCACTGAAACCCCCTTATAATTTTTGAGTTTAATAAATATTTTTAAATTAATAACATGTTTGCGTTTTTAATAGCGTCGTATGGGCACGGTGAGGGTCTATGAACAACTCCCAGTAGGCGGAGAGAAAAAGGGAGGTGTTCCGTGTATCGGAAATTACATGGAAAATAATGGTATATATAACGGTCTCTTTCCCAGCTCAATACTTGTTCCGCGCGAACCGTTTCCATGAAGTTTCTTGCTTACATACTAGGAATAATTTTGATCCTATACACTTGGGAAAACCGCAAATACATATTTTGAGGAATGGATATGTGTAAAAGCTGGATGTACATCTTCGGTATATAAATTTACACTTAAAGAGTTAAACCAAACCGATGGATCTCTGGAAATATGTCAGATCGGCCGTTTATCTGGCCATAATAAGAATTGTGATTTATATACTAGCACCCCCTTTCTATGAAGACTTATTCAACCCAGAAAATAATATATAAATAAAAAAGTTGATAATGATTTTTTGCTTTTGTTAGTTTTTCACGGCGCGTAATTAAATATATTTAGACCAGAGTAAGTTTAAATTTTTTATTAAAAGATGGGAGTACAAAACTCAGTCTGTTAAAAAAGTAAGCAAAAACTCAAGATCAATGCTATTGTTTCGTGTACACATCTGTGCCAGCGATACAATGCTTGACAATAATGTTAATTTAGCAAATAGCGTGGACCACTCGTGACCATCTGAAACAAGGTCCCTAAAAGCGATCATCAGCAAGAACATAAAAACACATGTAATAGTAGAAACGCTTGTGAGCCAGTGCATTGTTTGATTAATTATAATTGTCCTATTCATGTTTTGGCAGCTTACTACGACTGCGGCCACTATAGTAAAAATGCACCATTTAACTAGGTATATTACATCTATTTCTATGTTACATTCTAACAACGCGCCAGATCTTGTCTGAGATATTGTTAACACGGTCATCATGGATGTGTGCACAAGGATTAAAAATCCGGCAGAGTATGTGTCATACGTGTTATAGGCCATAGTGGTGTATACACCATATAGGTGTACACAAGTGCACATCAAAGAATAGATACAAAATGTGTATATTAGAGCTGATTGATATTCATCCTGTAGGATATAATTTTTACATAGCACGATATCATCTGAAAATATTAGAAATGTGAACATTAACAGAAAAGATATAAACTGTTGTAACAAAATGTACTTTCTACTTCTATATGTTTTTGTTACTAAAAGATAAATTAGAACAAGTACGAAAAAAAGTCCAATTGTAAAAGTCAGTCCGGAGACAACCCATGTCTCAAGGTTTAGGAACCTTTTCTCTAAAATAGGGCTTTGGTCCATCTTCCTCGTCTGAAGATGCGACCTCAAAGACCTTGTCGTTGACAGAACATGGTCGTTCTTCATCGGAGCTGGAGGAGTACTCCTGAATGGAGCAGATGTAGACATCTCCTGAGTCGGGAGGAATAAGCCCTGCCGATGGAACACAACCATTTTCGATAGTTACGTGTTCTCGGTTTCCACAATCACAGAAGAAGGACACCTGTGGCGGTGGAGGCGGAACCCGCGTGTTTTGTTGATGCTCTTCTTCTACTTCTCCAACTTCTTCAATGTTGCTCACGTCAACCACTTCGTGTTTGAAAACCGTTGCTTCGGTGTGAAGCTTCAGCGTCAGCCTGTCAAAAACGTGCCTGGTGGGAAAGTAAATAAAAATTAGTAAGTATGTTCATAAACTTTTCATCATTTACGAGCATTAAATCCTACATCAACTTAACAACGTACCGAGACCGTTCTTGCTCCTCGTAGTAGTCAAAATTGAATTCTTCGCTCCACACGCAACATCCGCACAGCAAGTTTTTCAGAAGGTCCATGGGCTTACAGCATCCATAACGGAACAAGAAATGTAGCACCACCTCCACACATTGGAACTCGCGGTGCGTGATCATAAATATGAGCGCACTTATTAGCCATATTACCCCGTACAGAAAGGTAGTTAACAACATAAAGCAATACGTTGGTATTATAAGTAATAGCCCCAGAAGGAGTTTTCCAAAAGTTTTCGGGGTTAACGGGTCTACGAACAATTTCGACGCGTTCTCGTGAAACTCCTCCATCCTGTAAGTATAATTTGATGTCTCAGTGTGTGTATCGTAAGTTTTTACCTGATCAGGTAGGTTGTAGATGGACGAAAAACAGGTGAGTGAGCGTCTGCAAAGTATTCTTTTCTTTTGGTATAGAATCTATAGTATTAGTGCTAAAGTTTAAAAAGATTTTCAGAGGCACCGACCCTCCAACGGTGAGACTGGACCCGACCGGTATCGCCTTTTTATCCATGCTGTACAAAACAGAAAGTAACACCCTTTCCGTCAAAAAATGATGCGTTAAAATTGTATCGATTGTTTATTTAAATTACATTACATACATTTTACCAGAAATGATTGGCAAAACACCAGCTTTAAACGGAAATTTTACTTTGCTTTTTACGTTCATGTACGAGAAAATTACTGGAAATAGCTATCATAATACGCAATTTATATGAAAAGATTCTTCATAGAGTAAAAATTAGGCCTGATTTTGCTATATCTCCTCCCTCTGTGACTTTAGGGGTTTTTGGACAAGAGATCAAGGTATAATTGCGTCGTAAAACTAAGGTTTATGTTCTTGGTAACTGATATCCACCGTTTTCTACATGATTAATCTCGCTTCACTGAACACGAAACATGTTAAAAAACGTACGAACGCGGTATATACCACTTTAACATGAATATGACTGACATCAGTCCTCTTAATGTCTGTCGGTTTCTTTGTTCTTTAAAAACTGGACAAAAGTTAATGATTGACTGTCTTACACAGACCAACCCCGACTAGAAGATACCCGCCGCCGGGCATGTCAGGACTAGTTTTTAGCAGTTCTGAACTAGTCTCTGCTGTCTGTCTACAGGTTTTTACTGATTAAATCGCCAAGATACGATTGTTCAAAAAAATGTCAAGAATGTTATCGTCAGCATTTATTAAAAAAGTGAGGTTAACAAAGGAACTTATAACTTTGTTTTTCCTTAACCAGTACCCAGGTAAGTGCACTAGACAAAAACTCATAGAACAAGGAAATTGGGGATTAGATTACCAGTAGTTTCAAATTACAAAGGTGCTTCGCCCAGGTATGTAACCTGAGATGACAGGTTAAAACACGCCCAATTTCAAATCTCATGGGAACAGAACACAGTGTACTACTAATCACCTCTTAGCAACGTGAACTTTTTATTACCTGCCACTTTTCCTTTGTTCCCCGACTCGCTCTCTCCCAGTTCACGGTGCTAACATAACACTACAATCATTGTGTCTCGCAATTGGAAAAGAAAGCACTTCCTTGTTCCCTCTCTCGCTCTGTGAACAAAGAACACGGATTTCTGAAATCTAGCCGTGCCAGCCAGTTAGTTACATCAAAGAGAAAAGAAAAACAACCAGCCCCTTTGTTCCCTTGTCCCGGTGTATATGAGCTTTCATTTTTTGACGTCCAGTCAGTCTTTGTTATAAGCTACGCACGAAACAAACGCCTCTGTGTCTCACAAAACTAGAAAAAAACCCTCGTGCAAAATGCCTATATATTTCTTTTGGGTATATCACAAACAGACCGTACCCCGGTATATGAAAAACCCCCATTCAATGAGAACGAAGGTTAGAAAAGAGCTTTATGCTCTCTGCATTGCTCTAATGAACAAAATTTGCCATACTCTACATTCTGTGCTCATATATCATCTTAAAAGGAATTATACGCCATGGCAGATATACAGACAGTATCTGTATACATGGGTCTGGAGGGTCTAATAAATTTTGTGTTTAACAAAATAAAAAATACGGCAATTATAAAGACACTGGTTTTTTATTTCATTGTGCTTGTTTATGGAAAAACTTAAACATACTGTGCGCTTTTTTTTAAATTTTGTTAAGATATGCATGCGTTTTTAATGCGACTGGATGGGGTCAGTAGGAGGGGAAAACGGCGTCATATAATTTTGTCAGCAGCCAGGGGCATTAAAAAATCCTTTTTTTTCTGAACTAAAATTTTTGGTTGGGAGCAAAATAGATTTCGACGGAAAATTTGAGACTACACCTGAGTGAAAATACACTAAAAAAACCAAACTATATACAAAAATGACTTGTCCGAGAGAAAGTGGCTATAGGATCCCTTTTGAGGCCTCTGAAGATTACATTATAATTATACCTTTTTATGTCAATATACTTCTTTTCGTGGCATGTTGTGTAATATACCATTTCAAGGGAAGAAGTGGTTACGTGGCCTTAGTAAACCCTGTCTTCTGCATACTGGCTAGTTGTTCGGGTGCGATACGGCTGCTGAACGTTTTGCAGACACCCGATCAAAGGTGTACGACGTACGAGCTCGCTGGCGCCCTCTTCACCGTCCTGCATATACTAAGCATAACGGTGCAATGCGTTCTGATCGTCGTATACGTATTTCGTTCCATCAATCACTGGGTGGTCCAGTACATGGCGTACAACCTGAACCGTCTTCTGATTTTGCTAACCGCTGCGATCTTTTGCACGGATTTTGGGAAGCTAGGGGTATGGATACTGAGATACATGAACGGCGGGGTCAACATCCTAATAATGTACGTGGCGCTGTACCTATTAGTGTTTCTGTATATCTGTATCATGTTTGACATATATGGGTCTGACGAACTACTGACATTTGAGTACCATCAGCTACTGATTCTAGGGGGTTATTTTATCACTTTTCTGTTCTACCATCCTATCGCATCATTAACCGCGCTAGACGGTAGCTTCATCTGGCTGCTCTCTAACACAGTCTATCTGCTAACGAGAAGGATGCTGTGGACCTTTCTGCTCATGTTAGAAAATGTCTAAATAAACATTTTTTCCAAAAAACGCATTTCCAGTATTTTATTCTCAGAAACGACGTAGAACAAATAGGGGCAGTTTGCCATCATTGCAAACGCTGGGAGTGGCTAGGTCTGCCGTTGGGTCTACGTAAAAAAGGCGTTAACGGCGCGCACATACTTAGATACCGATATCTAGACGTCGGTTCTCAATTGCTGTGCCTCTCTCACATCCACCTGGATCTATAGTCCCATGGGGCTTGCTACATATACCTGAAGAGCTTTACGACTTAACACACTTATTGAAATTTAAATTACACTACTTGTCAATAACCCCCGAATTTGTTATATACGCACATACACGTAATGTTTCTATATTTCTTAACGAGTAAGATGCTCAACATAACGCAAGAGGTAGAGAATCGCTTCTACATGGAATATCTGGACTGTCAGTGCATCGTCGGAATATGCGTGTCACTCCTCATCCTAGGTTATCTCCTCTACGCTTTCAAGAAATGGCGACACACGTTGAACCTAGGTCTGATCGGAAACGACATATTCATGCTGGGAACGGTCATAGCCATGTTTGTCCTCGGCATGATAGTGAAAAGGTTCAGTAACCAGTACAGCATCAGTCTGCTGTTCGGTGTGGTGTTCGCAGCCTGTTTTTCGTGCATGTTCGCACGCAGTGTAGCTCTGATGTGGCCCAGTAGGTACATTAAGAACGATGTCTTTTCCATAACCCTACCGTCCTTGGTTTACCTTCTACCGCAGTTAATCATAGCGCTAGAGTACTGCCTTCTGATTCACAGACTACAGGACCTGCACACTGTAAACGGGTCTCAAAGGAACATCGATTTCGTGTGTCTCTGTGCCTACGTATGCACACTCTTACTAGCCGCGACTCTCATCTCTCTAAAGTTGACAGAATTTCCAAAAAGCCGCTCTCAGGGAGTACACGGGTTTGTCTTGTTCGCTTCATGTCTCATGTCTGTGTCTATCTGGATAGCATGGATGTATATGTTTATCACTAAAAAGTACGGGTGCATATCCTGGGTGTCCGTCTGCATGATAGTTAGTACGTATAACGCATGGGCTTTGATATTTTCTTATTTCTGTCCAACTCTGTACATAATAAGTTTCAAACACGATGCCGTGGACAACTACAAAGAGCTTGAGGAAGACGTGAGTTCTGAGGAGGAGACTATGTCGTGCGTGAGTGTGGAAACCCCATCCACAGCGTCCGAGGACGACGATGATGAACTTATTTTGAAAAAACCTCTCGACGACGATCTTCCACAGGATAACGAGCCCGTGTCCCCTATCACTTGTAAGCCACCGCCCCCAACTCCGAACGAATATCCGCCACTTCCTGACCTGGCTGTAACACCGCCGGTTCTGGTCATCACACAATAACTTAAAAAACGGAGCTAGACAAACTCACAATCACGACACCCGTACCATACCGGATCATACTTTTTTATTCAACACAGATATTTCTTAAAAAAAACCTGACACTAATACTTAATACCTTCTTACTTGACACCATGACACTTTACGACGGTCAATCAAAAACCGGCGACCTCTTTTTCATAACAGGGTCTTATGAAATTGCAGATACTACTACCTTCAAGCCCTACATAAGCGATATGGTAATATTCATGCTCATTATCAATATAGTCCTGTGTTTCATCACCTGCGCAGCGTGCTACAGAAGGGGGTATGCGGTGGAGACGATGTCAAATTCAATACTGTGTATCGCGTGTGCGTTCATGGGCATGTACATGCACATGAGCTTTCGTACCACGGTCGAGGCTCACTGGAACCTCTCTACGTTCTCAGTCACCCTCTTGTTGATAATGGGCGCGCTCGTCATGCTGTTGATCGCTATGATCAGCGTGTACAAGTGCAGGAACGGACCTACGTACTACGGTCTCTATATAATCAATCGGGGAATGATTTTTATGCTAACTTTTATGTGGTGGGCTGATTTTGCTGCTATTAATGATTGGGGGTTAAAATATGTCAAGAATAACTCGTCGGTTTGCGTCGATATTGCCAACTGGCTGTTAACTTTTATGATCTTGTGTGTGATTCTCGACGTCTTCGGGGGTATAGAGCATCTGTCGGCCAAATACGACATAATCATTTACATTTGCATACTCTGGTATATGTGGAAAGAGCCGATGACTAATATAAATCCGAGCGATCCTTATATTTATGCTCTCATAGCTTTCTCGTATATGGTTTCAAAAAAGATCATGGAGTATGAATTGCTATATGTAATGATGGAGTGATTCTGTAATTTCACTGTGACTAATTTTAATATATTAAAATTAATCGTAATAAAATTTTCTTATTTTTCTACTTCTTTGTTTACAAAAGTGTTGCACAATAAAGTTTTTTGAAATATAAGCCGTATGTGTTTGTGAATTCTGCGTCACGTTCTCGAGCATGTTTTCAACTAAACATAAAAGATTATAGTTGGTTGTATCGCACTCGGACGCGCCTAGTCGTCATTTAGCAGTCCGGGTAAAGATGCATCAACATGTAATAGATCAGTTGATGCAAATCGTATATGAACAGGAAGCTGCAGCGTCTACGGTACGATCTGATTACGATGACATCTCATGCGACTTACCAGATACCACGGCACGTAGCGATTATTATATAACCCTATTATTTGTTCTCGCGTGTCTTGTGTTCGTGATATGGTGCGGGATGGAGTTCAGAACTGCGGCGTCTGATGTGTCGATAATAGACCCCCTCCTGGCTGTGTTTTTCACAGCTTCGGGTATCGCCAAGGTTCTATACGAGAACAAGAGACATGAAGGTCTACCCCGACACCAGCTTATGCATTACTTTACCGAATTTATCGTGTCTGAGTACTGCACGATATTCTTCTGTTTTTTACTCACATACGTAGTGTACCTCTATAAACGGCATCGCCTCTCCATACGAGGCAAGCTACAGCTCGTAAACCTCATCCGGCTTCTTAGCCGCCGCGTTCTGTTCTACATCACCGCTACCATCTATAATCTTAACATTTACACTTTTTCTATCATAACCCCCCTGAACAAGTCTGTGATACTCTTGTGTGCGTATCTCGGATTGTATATACTGTTGATCTTGGCTCTGAGTGAGATCCTGGACGGAACGGTAGACATCTTTTCCGAGTTTTCGCCCGAATCGCTGATTATATCAGTGGGGGTCTTGGTTATACATTACGGGTACACGTATATAAATTACTTCCATACTTTTAATGTGAGCGTGATCACCTTTAGTGTCTGTATGTATCTAGTCTCTAGAATATTACTCTCCTCGCCTTGATATAGTATGCAATGTGAAAAATCAAAATAACTTTTTATATAACTTTAAACAAACAATACGTACAACAAAAAATCCCACCTTCGTGTGCTTGCGTCATTAAAGTACACAATCACATATCGTGGATAGTATATATCTGCACTAAGATCTTACGGACACGGAAACGTATGTTTCTAATTCTTGACACACAAAAATCGTACTTCCTAAACTGAAGACTTTTTAATTTTACACAAAGAACTCTTTTCACTTCACACTAAGAAACAAGCATGGATTCTTACACCATACACGTTCTTGCCCTGCCACTCTTCTTATTCATAAATGCCGTACTGTGCTGCATATTCAGAAGACAGAGTGCCTTATCGTTACTGGATCCGGTTCTGGTTCTGGTCATACCATACTTTGGAACAAGGCTGCTGGCGGCCAAGAAAGCGGAGCACATGGGACTCGATCTGTATTTCCACGAAGATATGTTTTTGAATGGGCTTATGATTGCATATTACCTTCTGATAGGGGTCTTCTCGCTAATATACACGTTCTACCTGATACAGCAGTGGCGGGGGAGGGTGGTGGATACGTACTTTCATCTGTTAATCACTATGTTTTCTAGAAGGGTCCTTCCGTATTTCAATCTCCTCCTCTATAATATCAACCTGCACGACTTTATGACGGCGTTGGTTGATGACTATGCGGTCATGGAAAGGCTGTCCTATATGTTTCTGTATCTCGGAATAGTACTTGTCGTCAGCGAGATATGTGACAGTTTTGTAGACTTTCCTCCTCGTTTCTCGTGGTTCTGGACATTCATGGCGTGTGGGATGCTGTGCTTTCACCAGAGACATCTAATAGTTAATACTAGAACCAGTTTCAACGCCAACATATTATCTTTCAGCGTCATAATTTACATTCTTTCAAAAATGTTGTATGAGTTCGATTTAGTCGTACGATTTCATTAAAATCTAGCAAGATTGTAATAATAAAAACGATTGATTTGTTTTTTTTTTCGGTTCTATAACTCTACCGCGATCCTCCTACTTGGAGTGTATCCAAAATAAGTATGGGACACGTGATGTGGAAATGTTTACCACATAGCTGCAAATCTCGTTATTAAAAGATCCATCGACTGATTATTCGTGCACGATATACTTGTGCGAAATACACGGTGACGGGGTTGTGTATATTTTTAGTTCTAAAATATACACAAAACAATCTTTTAATTAAAAAATGCCTCCGCTATTCGATGCCGGGATGTTGTTCCCTCTAAACGTCAACCCTCTCTGCGAAAACTGTCTGATCTGGCTGGGAATATTCATCATGCTACTATGCTGCTATCTTATATCGAGATGCGTGCAAGAGGACGACAACGTCTTGTCTATGTTCAACTGCTTCGCGGCCGTGTTCTTCACCGCGTGTACATGGCTCAAGGTACAATACGAGAAATCGCAACACGATAATCGTGACATGTGGGATTTCTGTGACAGCATCACCTACGTGTCCTTCGGTTTCTGTGCTTCGGGACTCTCTATGTTTATGGTATTTCCGCTCATGAGACGCCGGTTGCCTAACCTATTTCGCGACATGACGGCGGACGTATGCGCTTCTATATCCCGAAGACTGACTTTTGTGATCGCGGCCGTCATCTGGAGTCTCAACTTTGACGAGTTTGCAGAGAACCTACGTGTTGACGACGATGTCAACTGGCAGTTCGTCTGCGCCTCGCTGTACTTCATCCTGATCTTTTTCGCGGGGGAGATATTAGACATATATATGACTAGATATGGAATGTTGTCAGAGTTTTCCTGGTTCGTGTTATGCACGAGCGGAACCTGTATCGTGTACCACTGGTACTGGTTGGAGATTAACTCTTTCGAGTCGTTCCCGTGGAATGCAGTGACACTGTCAGGTGGGGTGTACGTGTTCTCTAGGATGCTCTTGCTGTACGGGGTTCCCACTGGCCATAATTAAGGGACGATTAAGATAATACAATCCTCATTACCCTCACTCGACACAGTATTATTTTATACACAAGAGTATTATATAGAAGTCATTGTTGTGTATATAATAAAACAATTTTCAATAAAATCTTTATTGATGACACGTTGAGTTGTTTACTATGTTATTTAGTAAATAACGGTGTTTATACAACAAACACTGACGCAGGTATGATGGTGGGCTGTGGGTATTTATTTAGTTGTGCTGCCGGTCTTATATATATGAAGCCTGCGCGCGGTTCGATGGTGACAGGTTTGGGTTCCGCATAGGCCGTACTTACCTGTTAAAATTACATTAATTGACTACTGGAAAACGGGTGATCTATAGGATAGATCTGTGTCGGACTACATTAATAATTATGGACTCTGATCGTGCGGGTACACATTAACACGAGAAGATGGATAAGCTGCTATCGATGAAACCTCTGTTCGGTAACGTATTCTGGATGTTCGAATCTGTGATAGAGGACTTTTACAAGGGAAACGTCTCCGGGCGTGTGCATGGACTGCAACATTACGTCGCGTTCTCCGGTTTGGGTGCATACATCCACGCGGACAAAAGTGTTACCAGTATTCTCCTGTTAATTCTATCGCTCTTGGTTTTATCATGCCTGGGTCAGTTATATTACAAGAAGAAAAGAAATGTGACCATGCTGGACCTTTTGTTGTGCATGTACGGACTGTACTTTTCGTCTTACTCCGGGACCGAGTACTGCGGAGACGAGACCGTAAATGTGCACTGCAGGACTGTGAACGATGTGTTGGCATCGGTACTGCTCATGTTTTGCATCGTGGCGATGGGGTTGACTCTGTGGATGAAACTGAGTCGTGTACCCGGTGAAAGGAAAGGAATATGCATCAAGTGTGTTCGAACTCTGAGTAGGAGATGGATCCCGGTCATGCTGACCGTTATGGTTCAGCTAGAGTGGAAGCTATTTAGAACCATAAGTATAGATGAACGCGGATATCATCTATATATCGTGAAAGAGACTACATTGTTGATGCTGTTTCTGCTTCTGTTCTTTGTGTTGTCTGACATGGCGGACAATTTAGGGTTTTTACATGTATCTGGATTCGCCATATACTTTTATTTCACCGTGTTTGTTTTTTATTTAAAACACACAACCATAACCTTTTATGTTAATCACAATCAACTTATATATTCAGATAGTTGCTTGTTACTTCCACTCGTACTGTACCCTGTAACGAGGTTGCTTATGTTAATAAAATGATGATTATATTCTAAAATAATACACAAATTTCGTCATGTTTCCTGGTTGCGTTCGGGAATATCTGACATATGGATTTGTGACGCAAACTTTTGTAGAAAAGGTTGAGGTACCTAGGATTCAAGGCCGCGGCCTTGACCCGTCTCGCGCCGCGACTGACCAGGTGAGTAACTTGAGACCGAATCAAGGAGACCTTGAAAAATGCATGTGGAGTCAGAGGCAGATATTGAAAGAATATACCAAACAAACTTTCTGGAGAACTGTTCTTATCTCAAACAAAGTCATCACTTTAGACATGACAAGTACACTCTAGATGCTAACCTACCGTGCGTGTTTAAGACTGCCGAAAAAATACTACAATTCCAGAAAGTATACTCCAGGTATGATTTCACCCATACGGACGCTTATATAACATCTGTGTTTATATCTATAGCCATCATCGCCCTTCTGTTGGGTATCTTCTACAGAGAAGTGAAAACCGTATACAAGTCAGTTTCCATCTTGGATCCGTGTTTGTGTATTACAATAACCACATGGGCATTGTATCATCTGTGGACGAGGGATTTTATGATAGGATTATATCACATCAAACGGTCTGTAAGGGAATGTGCTGAATTTAATTATTTTATAAATGTGTATTCGGTAATGTTATGTGTGATATCGGCGTCTTGCCTCTGTGTGTATGTAAGAGCTGTATTGAACATTCGCTCATCTAAATCACCAGAACAAATTGGGTTTCAACTAGGTTTTGTACGAACGGTGAGCAGACGATTAGTCCCGTACCTCGCATTTTTGTTACTCAGGTTAGATTACTCATTTTTTGAGTTAGGTAAAACGATAGACTCTTCTGTCATAAGAGAACTTGTGTTGTTTCTTGTTTATGTGGTAGTTTTTTTTTTGTCAAGCGAAATTTTGGATACGTATCTGACATGCCTCACCACGTTCTGCTGGCGGGATTTCATTATAATTTCATGTTGTATGTGGTTTTACAACAAGCACTGTTATGATATGATTCCAGATGATAACTATGCAATATCAATGAACTTGTATCTCGGCGTCGACTTAAACGGATTCAGTGTCTTACTATACTTGTTAACCAAGCTTTTACTTTTATACAAGTAGGGATGAAAATGTATCTGTAAAAACCGAAAGCAATAGGCGTGTCTATTCCCCTCTCTCTACGGCAGCCTCAGCCGTTCACATCTTCCAGAGAATCGCGCAGTTCAAAAGAGATCGGTTGAACGTGGAAAGATCATATAACAAATTTACACAAAAATTATGAAAAAACACATAAACCTGATAAACTCCCAAAAGATGTCCGGAATATTTCCGGATCTATGTGGATTATCCGTTGTCATACTATTCAGTTTCATAGTCGTTTTGGCTGTTTCGTGTATACTGCGCTATAAAAACACTAGGATAAGCCTGCTGGATCCGGCTTTATGTATTTGTCTATCCTACTTCGTCTATTCTAGACTCTTTCTCGACAAACAGGTTTTTGCCGGAAAAGCATACAACTGGCTATCCAAAGAAGAGGGACAGTTCATAACTCTATTCAAGACCATCTACATTTATGTAATATGGACCATGACCGTCTGCGTGACCGCGCTTTACCTATACACCAAAGCCGTCCACGAAGGCGCACATCGGGTCGTGCCGTTATGCACCTGTAAAAAGCTAATTCACATCATGAGCAGGAGAGTCGTGCCCATCGTAGCGCTCCTTCTGGTGAACGTGGACGTCTCGGCGCTACAGAGCCGCTATACCATGATTATGCTTTTTGACACAGAAACGTATAAACTCATCAGAAGCGGACTCGCCATAACCAGGCCGCCGTCCATATGCATAGACAAATCCTTAGACTTCTTGTTGTATGTGATAGTGGTGCTTGCTATCAGCGAGACGATCGACTACCTGCGGTTGGTGGAACTGACACACCGGCCGATAGTCGGCGCCATGTGCTGCTTTATGATCTATAAGTTTGTATATAACAACTATATCAGGGACAGGTATGATTGCAGTATGTATTTCACATTGGAAATGAGTCTCCTTAGCGCTGTGCTGTACCTCGCTACAAGGGCGTTAATGTCTGTCTAATAATGATTGTTGTGTAATGTTTATAAAAATACTATCATTTTATGTTTATTACATATAATAAATATGCTATAATTTATTTTTATATTATTACACGACTTTTATGGCTTGCTCATTTCTGTACTTCCCCAAGGGGCAAATGTGACGTGGGTTATAAACGGCTGCGCGCGTTTTAACGTAGCTAGTGTTCGGTCGACACGCTGCCGGCCCGTATCAGAGCGGTTCTGACCTCGCTGCTCCAAGAAGCAGTTAACGAGTACATATATATATTTGTACACCAAAATCGGTGTGGAAAAACTGCTACCACGATGGATCCGCGACACAGCGCCGGTGATCATCAGTATCTCATAGCGTTAGGCGACGACGCCGTTTTCTACAGCTATGTTCTCCTGGCGGTGTTTTTGGTGCTGTTCGTCCTGTGCTGCCTGGTCCGTCGTTTTATACCGGCACCCGATTTATCCATGCTCGACCCTATACTACTCTGTCTGTTTACCGGCCTGTCTATCTACCACCTGGTGGGAGAAGAGTTGGCCAGCGGCGGAACCGTACAGCTTCAATGGTCAGACTATTTTCTAGAATGCTGGCTGTTCTACTGTTACACTGTGTGCGTGACAACCTTCTTCCTGTACATAATCTATCATATTTTTCCTCGTCTGCACGCGTACCAAACGCTCCCGAAGCTCATCAGGAGGATCTGTCGCAGAACTTTTCTGTACACCTCTGCGATGCTGCTGAGCCTGGACATGAAAAGCCTGCGCTTGTACATCCGCGACGACAGCACCATGTTATACGTATTCGTATACTTGTATATTTTCGTCGTGCTGTGCAACACGTTGAGCGAGCTGGTGGACAAGGTGGCCAACAGCCTGATCGAAAAGTCCACCGTGAACGCTCTTCTGTTAGCCGGTTTTGTGATAGTACACCAGCAGTATTGTGCTATCAACACGGGCATTAAACTGAATGGAAACGTGTTTACTTTTATGTTTGCCACCTACGGCCTATCTAACCAGATTATGTCTATGTAAGTTTTCAGCATTTAAAACACCCAATTTTTATCGTAGCAATAAAAATATTTTTATAAAAATCCACTGTACTGTGTGTTTAGTTTACAATGTAAATTATTGCGTGCGTAGCTCTAGACGCAGTCACGGTCACCCAGATCGCTATCCAAGGTGCTAGCTATATAAATGCCCCCTTTTGTATTCAACCGCCGCAAAGAGCTGACACTCTACTATCTCGGGAATTAACACATAAGAATTTTATGCCTTAGCATCTCTATCGTACGCATCGAAAAAAAAATGTACGACCTACCCGAAGCTTGTGTCCCAATGGACATACAGAGCACTTATAGCTACCACCCGTTTGAATTTTTTCTGATGCACGACCAGCTCTATGGGGGATACGTGGTACCCATGTTACTGACTTGCATGGGACTGCTGTTCCTACTGTCTTGCACCATCTACATCTCGTGCCGCGCTCCGGTAAGCTCTATACTGGACCCGTTACTGTCAGTGACCTTTACTTGTCTGATCATATTGCGGGTGAAATCGGAGCAGTTGAGAAACGGCGGAGATATAAAATACAGACTAGCGGACATATTCTTGGAGGACGTGTGCGTGGAGTGCGCGTTGCTTTCCATGTTGTGCATGGTCCTGTACTCGGCGTATCAGGTCGTAAAATATTTCAAGCCAGAATTCCACTGTAACACCTGGTATCGGTTCTATAAGTCTCTGGGTCGACGCGTGGCGGTGCTGATAGCCGGGTTTATGTACAGCATCGACGCGCGGGCGTTGTGTTCTAGAGTGGCCGATCAGACCGGTCTGAACGCGCTCATATTTTACGTGGTCGTGTATTTTGGAATACTGGTCTACGTGAGCGAATGCATAGACGAGTTTTGTGCCACGCTCATAAATAAGTCGTTGGTGAACCTGGCGTTCTTCGGCGTGCTTTTGACTATACACGTGAGGTGCTTCATGTTAAATACCAAGGATATCCTGAACAGTAACATATTTTCGTTCAGCGTATTGCTGTTCCTGTTTTCGCATCAGTTGATGAGACAGTGATGACGGTATTTCCTATAGCAACACTAGTATATAATGATGTTAACACGACACGGTGAATCTCACTTGCTGATGTGAAAGCTTTTGTACCGATTACTTGTATTTTCGGTACTAGTTTTGTATGTTACAGAATTAATACATCGAAATGTTAAACTATACAAAAGCGGCAACACTGAATTGTTTTTACAAACTCGTGGGGGGGGGCTTGCAGTGTTCCTGAAATGTGTGTTAATTGTGTTATCCTCTCTGGACGAGTACGATCTATATTAATATATTTATTAGTATGCGTTTTATCAGAGGGTGGATATGTTATACACTTATACTAATATATGCTACTGTATGTACATTTGAGATTGATGCAAGCGTTCCTGAATTATAATTAATAAAATGACAAACGAGATTCAGAGTCATGTTTTTATTTAGAATTTTGGTATCTTTATTTTTGGCATGGCATTGCAAAAGGATAATATGTATGCAAAAAGTATAATATAGAAGACTGTAATAAGTAGGCTTGTAGGTATCTGTAACATTTTTATTCACATAAGAGGCACTGGTACTAGTACGTGTGAGTGGAATGTGTTTGAGCCCCCCCCCCGAGGTAAGATAAGTATAGAATTAATAATATAAAATAGTATTTCAATTTCATAATTGTTAAATAGCAATCAGATCAGTCTCCTCGACTGGATGGTATATTCAAGTATTGTGAGGACAGGTTTTTTTATACGTTTTCTTATATGACGTATATCCTAGAATTGTCAGAGTGTTGTCTGTGGCTTGCCTTCTTTGGATGTAGTTTTCACGTCCGTATGTGACAGGTACAATCTTTCATAATGGAAGTACAATATGGATGGTAAAACGTATAATAGTAAGAATATATACCCATTAACGGTCACTCCGGTAGCAGGCAGTAAGATGGTCGAGGAGACACACCAGTGAATGGTCCACAGTAGCCACGATAGTAACAACGTAATGAAAAGATAGTTTGCGTACAGGGATTTCTTAACGGAAAAACACGAAAGAAAAAGCGATACTACTATCAGGTAGTACACGTATAGGTACAGCGATGTATCTAGATTGGTAATTAAAGAATTCCAGATAACTGTAGCTGATGTCGAATTCTGAACATTAGTAGCGTTTACGAGTGATGTTCCGTTATAACAGGCGTTTTCTGTTATATATAACAACGCTTTATAGACATGAAATGTCACTACTGGTGTTAGAAATATACAGAAGAACGCCATCCATACCAGCATCCATGAGGGCAGACCTATCCTATAACGGTAGATCAGTAGCAGATTCAGCGCATTCACGAGGAGACACGAGAAGCATATCACGAAGGGAACGGGCCCGAAATATTCGAATCGTGAAGGCGCACAGATATACAGTATGACCAAAATGAAGACTACGATGAGTCCGGCGAGAAATAGAAATTGTGTGTACCATGTGTTATACGGGAAACATAAATGTTTCTTTCTGTTATAGAAAATTAAAAACGCTATTATAGCGGCGATCGTGAACACGATGCCCAGTACCGATAAAAACAACAAGGCTCCGTTACCGAGGTATATTTTCAGCGACTGGGAAACTGTCCCATTTGATGCGGCTTTAACCGAGTCGAAAATGTACACCGCTAACGTAAGTACATAGATCGGTAAAATACGCATATCTATATGTATGTAGGTAAACCACAATAATAAACGTACCTACTACGCAAGTAAACGGAAAACCGTTGGTCGATGGCTGCTGTGCAGGTAAAGGTGGCAACTTGCCCAAGATTCAGGTAGTCCAGGTAAAACCGGATTCAATCTAACGGTCTTTTAAAACAATCGTGACACATAGATGACGCGTGATGGATGGAAAAATTAATGTGTTTCTACCTAAAATTACTATACGGTCATTGTCATTACTCATCATGTAAATTTTGATGAAAAAACACCCCATTTGGGTAGATCATTAACTTTTTCGGTCATCGGGTGGGTGATAGGGAACCATTGTGGAATTTCCCTTAATTATCTATAGATGTAATTTTTTTAGATATCAAATCTGTATCCGTTTATGAATCTGCTCAGGTGCTTGTGAACGTAAGGTTCTCGATCGTAGATCAGCGATCTGTGTCGCAGATGTTCGTCCAGACATTGGACGGCGAACACGTCAACGTCTTCGTCGAATTTATTTGCGAACAGATGGTGAGCGTTCTGTAGGATCCAGTGCACGTCTCCGGACCCGAACACGCAGACGGAACGTATGTGCACGCCGTTGCAAGGCGGGTACAGAGCTCCTTTCGCCACGTCACCTTCGTAGTACTGCCACTTCACAAACCTGGCTATCGCCTGCATGTCGGAGGTGTCGTATTTGTACATCAGGGGAACGGCACCGGGAACGCCGGGCATACGCTGTAGGGTGGCCCACAGGTGTTCGTCGGGGCTGTACGTGTCCTTAGACCATTCCATGAACTCTCCGATTAACCTGTCCCGCAGAACGTGAGTAACGTAGGATCTGGTCACGACAAAGTACGCGCTGCCGGAGAATATCGGTATGGGTATAGGCGGCGTGTCTTTGTCCTGACCGGTGTTAGACACCACTCCTTTCACCAGCGCGTGTCGCTTCTTCCACCTGACCATCTTGTGCGGTGGCATGCGTTCCGTCTCTAGACTGTTGGCACCGTCGAGCGATTTCAGCTGCTTGACGATCTCTAGGTTCGTCTTGAGCGGAAAGTCGGTACCGCACAAGTTTATCACGTACTTCCATTTCGCGCTCAGGTCGTGCAGGTCCCTCATGCAATTAATATCTGCCTGCACGCGGCTCCAGGAAGCGTACACTACGTTCTCTAGTTTACTGGCCACAAAGACGTTATCGAAACACGACACGATTCCCACCACCGCCAGAAAGAACATCTTATCCGCCTTTCGGTCCACGTGCACGCAATACAGGTTCTGAGGCGCGTAGATGGCCCTGAGCAACCTCTCGAACATCTCTATCTTATGATGGATCACGATAGAGTAGGCTATCGGAAACTCGGTCTCCTCGCGACTCAGGGACCCGGTCAGGTACTTTCGCGTCTTGATAAAATAATCACAATCCCGCGTCATGTTGATATACGATCGCGCGTCCAGTCTGGGCCTCCGTCTAAAGTCAACCGTGATGCCCCTCAGTTTAGCCTTCAGTATCTCGTCTGAATCCCCGTGAAGGATCTTAGTACAGTTGACGTCCCTGGCGGGACGGTCTCCTACCAACTCGAGGCTTCTGAGATTATATAGATACATATACTTCTCAACAAAGACCATCATGATCAAGATCATTAAGACCACGCTCATCACACACATGTGTTTTGTCGACACGTTTAAGAAGCGATCCATGTTTATCACGTACTCACACACCAGTGTAGGTAGAAAATAGAAATATTGAAAACGATCGTTTATATAAATATCGTACCTTTATTTTTTCGATATAAATTACATTTACATTATTATTCCGTGTTGCTGAAAACAGCAGATACATAACTATCGGGAGATATATAAAATGGACGTCCCTTCCACATAGCAAGTAGGGTCGGCGCAATATATAAAATCAGTAATAAATACCCGTTTGAAATAAAGAGGTAGGGCCCGCCAAAGACGCCTTCGACACACCTGTATACAATCCATAGCAATATAGAGCTGCCCAACGATATACATAACCATCTACCGTAAACAGAGCGTGCAAACGAATATAAAGATATCAGGAACGCAACAAGCATTATGTAAAGAGTATAAATGTAAGACATTTCTCTAAACAGTTCTTGTGCACGTAACATGCTGTTGGTTGCATTTTTTAATATCTCCTGTGTTCTGTTAGTACCTTCACCTTTTAATACTTCTGGGTTATTGAAAACTGTGCTGTGTTGAACAACATAAAGACTATATTTCAACGCGGCATATCCATAAAATATAGTAATTGGTGCAATAAGAATGCAGAATATTGCCATCAGAGCAAGAATCCATGCTTTCAGAGTAATTCCATATTTGTAAATCAGAAATAGATCAAAAGCATATACTAAAAGACATGCAAAACAAACAGTGAATGGTATCTGATTGATATACATGAGGAAATAATGTTCATGGCTTAACCAGACGATGGCAGATACAAACAGCAGTAAAATGCCAACGAAGATCATAAACTGGAGGTATAGCGTGTTGTACGGAAATCCGTGTTGAAGTCTTTTTTTGAGTAAAAGTATAAATAGTACCAGTGAAACAAGCGTAGCAAAGATTCCAATACTAGAAAAAACAGGAATGACGATATCATCTGGGTCAATTAGGTTTTTGGATTCAGAACTTGCCGTCGGAGCTGTAGTACTTCCACCGTAAGTATATGCAATCATCGCCGTATACATAAAAATAAATATATAATAAAGATGATGAGAACTTCGTACCTTAGAAGATTTCATTGTGTACCGTATAGTTTAACACACGTAGTGTTAATTGCCCCGTCTGTACCGATAGTAATTGCTACGCTTACCTGGCCATCTATAAGAGCCAAGCTTACCTGTCAATTTACATGTAATTTGAATATTTTGTAACACGGATTTCATTGTTAAAGAATGAACATAACCAGAAAGTGGAACTAATAAATGTAATTTTATTTAAATTTATGCAAAACGTACAGGTAACCATTTAAAAGCAGTTCTTCACCTCCTGAAAGTTAGTCGGGCAAAACAGTTTGCCACGAACTGCCTGAAGAGCACGAGCTCTTGCCCGTTCTCGGGCGGCGGACGAGGGGAATCCACGACCGCCGTCTGCTTCTTTAAACACGGCTTGATACCGGGTTTACAAGGCACTATCATGGTCGTAACCGTCCCGGTGACCCCGTTCCTAGGAGGCCTGTCGCCCTCGGGATCGCCTATGCATTTGCACGCGCTGTGCAGCACGTAACATATCAGGGTCCATGCGGTAAAAACGAGGAGAGGCCCGTTCGTCGTGGGTCCGAACGCACACAGGGTGCACGTCCACGCGAACCAGCACACGGCCGTGGTGAGAAACAACACCCTCCCGTGGCCGGAGCAGCGCCACGTCTGCAGACAGAACGTGGCGCTGCACATCTGGTATACGTACAGAAACGTGCACGTCTTGGCGTGCCAGAGCACCTCGTTGAAGTTGCTGTGTATCACCGGCAGCAACAGCGTCAGAAACAGGGCCAGGAACAGCAGGATCTCCTCGCTGACCTTGCACCCGGTCTTATAGATGATCAGCGAGTTGAGGCTCAGCACGAACATGCACGAGAAGCTGAGAGCCAGGGGCCCCGAGAAGAAGGCGGCCGCGTGGTAATAGTTTTGCAGAGAGCAGTGTTGGACCATGTATTTCATAACGGTAACGAAGGTCATGGCCGCCCCGAACCACATAGCTATGTGAAGGTGCCATGTGTTAGAGGGAAAGCTAGCTGGTTTCATCTGTGCGTACGCGAGCATGTGCTTGGCCAGGGCGTATATCGATAAGCCGATTCCCACGGTGCAGGACACCACCACCGCCCCGTCCCAGTCCCACGGCTCGACCATGTTTCAAGTATATTATATAACAAGTATTATTTTCAAGTGTTCTATAGGTATAATAGCAGTGTTTCTCAAAGTCAATATAAATTTCAAGGTTATTTTAAATACGTTTGTCTGAACAGAGCGCTAAAACGCACTCTGTGCACCCGCTTGTTTTGAAAAACCATATATACTAACAATGTAATGATGCAACTTCCTAATAGGAAGTTGCATCGCCTCCATACACGATTAAAAATATCCCATCCACCCAAACGGATGTTGTGGAACTGCAGGGTCGGTTTAAGTCGCTGACAACAAACACAATTTTGATACAAAAAATGTTTATTATTTCAAGTGACAATACAGATAACATTTATGAACAGCAAATAGGAGGAAATCGCCACGACGGTAGTAGTTATTACACATTTTTCTCCTCATGCGCCAATAAAGATTTTGTGTCATCGGTCCCAGATTTAAAAAACGATGTCTTGATCGGTTTCATGCCGCTAACTATTACAGGGATTATGTAACACATTACAAACATGTACCCGCACGATAGCCAAAGTCTAATCTCCGGAGTCCGCAGGACCTTAACGTGAACGGTGTGGGTTATGGCCAGAGCCACGCAAGTTATAAAGAGTATACGCGTGTACTTGGATCTATTGTACACGAGCGCAGAGAGTACCATAGCGCAGAGCAGAAAGAAGCTGGAACAGATAGACGCTATCAGATGGAGGTTAGTCAGCATCCAGGGTTCTAAAAAGTCAACTTTTGTCAGAGTGGAGCCCACGAACGTATATTCGTTTATCCCCAGAGTTAGGAGATGGGCCTGAATCAGATCCAGGTATTTTCTGACCCGATAACACGTAAAGACGCTGACTCCTCCGACTAAGAAACAGAACAGGGTACAGAGGGTAAGAACTTTCGCCGGCAGAGTCAGCGAAAACTTATAGCTCAGGAATACGTTACATGCGTTCGCGAACAGCGCGGAGTAGCAGATAAGAAATACGACCTGGTCTATATAGCGGGGAAGCGCGCAGCCGCCCCGCGCCCATGCAAAAATCGAAATCGCAAAAAGTAAAACGGTCCCAAGAACTACGAGGAGCTGAAGGCCTTTGCTGTTACGGGGGAATATGAGGGAGAGGAGGCGAGATCGAAAGACGAAAGGTACACAGAGTGCTATAACCAAAGCCACCAGTCCTATGATCGCCACCGAAATTTGGAAATGTTGTCTGATCTTTGTTATGAGTAGCTCGTATCGCAGGACCTCAGCTTTGTGCGGATCCGGTGTAGTGGACTCGTCAGGTGCCTGCGTCGCGGTGCCATTGTTGTCAGCGGTATAGTTTTTGTAAGATGACCAGTACCTAATGTTGAAGGTGCAAGTGAATCTTGCGTTTTGTGCCCCGGTCACGTTAACTAGTTCCTCATAGGTATAAGTTTTGTTGGGGTCGAGTATCGGTGGAGGGCACGTACATGCCGGTTGTGGTGGACAAGTGGTGGTTGAGTTTGTCGTGTGTACGGATGCTGCGGTTGTAGATGCTGATTGTGTAGTAGCATTAGAGACGTTCCACGGTGTTGTCGAGCTAGGAGCAGGTGATGATACATTGCTGGCTAGCGGCGTAGCCGATGTAGAGCCGTTGCCAGTGGTGGAAGCAGATGAATTTGTCGTACTGACCGTACTGGATGCACCGGTTGCGCTGGTATTACCCGTTGAGCTTGACGGGCTAGAAGTCAGTGGCGATGTTGTTGTAGTAATAGCTAAAGTGGATGAACTTCCAGTGCTGGTCTGGGTAACGCACCCGAAGATGTTGAGGAGCAGCAGGATGCGGTACATCGTTCCGTACCTAGTGAGAGCAAGTACAGGGGTACCTGCCATGGCAAGAGTGGGCACTCTCTCTTGCGCTCACAGGGGATTTAAAAAGCTTAGCGACGTTCGTCATGATGTAATTTCCTAAAAGGAAACCGGCGTTATGTTAATTACGGGCCTTTTGTGAACGTTAATGTAAACAGGTAAAAACAGATTTTACACGTTACAACGCAATTATTTCATCTTACTTTATTTCAATTGTTAATAAAGCATATATATGTGGTGTATGAAAACGTAATTTCATTTGAAGCAAACTACGTGTTTGTTAAATCGTGGCTTTGTCGTTGTTTAGAAAGGTCCATAGAATATAGTGTACTAAGCATACTGAAAATTCTGTTTATTGCATTCACCCGGCCAATGAGTATTGTATAATTGAGGATGACTTAGATATATATGCTGGGTTGAAAGGCATCGATTGATAGGCATGTGACATGCATATTAGTATCAGCATAAGCGAGGAGGGGTCCATACGGGCCTCGTACATGCTGTTTGAGTTAATCAAGGATAACATACATATGAAGGAAGCTATTAGAAAGTTTAAAGCTTTTTGAATATATGAAGGCATTTTTATATGCGTTCAAAATTGTAATGTATATTTGTCCACAAGAGTACAAAATTGTATGGTTTTTTAGTTTGTAAAGTGATATGTGGTAAGGACCAATAGCAAAAGCCTTATATCAAATTAATGGTATATTGCGATGTTAAAGTCAACGTTTACATTGCAGCATAGCAAGAATACATTATAAACACTCCTATCTGGGCCATAATATAAGCGGTAGCGACACTAATATAAGTAGAGAGTTGTAAACCTCGGCTTACTGACCCCCCCCATTAAAGTGTGTAATGTATAAAGAAGCTGTTTAATGAATCGGAACATGTTTCTGTACAAGTTTCGTATAATCAACGTTGAAATTCTTGTAGTGGAAAAGTAGTAGGAGTGTCAGCGATGGCTGCTTTTTAAGGTTTTCGTATAAAAAGTGTTTGTATATATGCATTTAGAACTTGGTTATTGTAAGTCCACGTAGAAGCAAAAAAAAAAGCAGTGTGCTGGTAAATGCTAAGCGTGGTTCGAAATTCATAATGCCAATTTTCAATATCATGACCTGTCTTTTATACAGTATGATTAAGGGAAATGAGTCAGAGTTTCCATTATATACCTATCACTTAACAAAGTTTTATTTGGTTTAACAATATTTAAGTTTTTCCCGTAGGCGGACAGAAAACTTTAAATATGACTCAGTTTCTCATGCTATCTGAAATAGTTACGGTGTATTTAAAACCAGGTTGTTATGAGTAATATACCTATTTAAGCTACTTTAATTTATATAGGTAATATACCGAGGTGAGTATGACTACGTATTATGAAAATCTGATATAGATTTAGTTACGTTGATTTATATGGTGGGTTTTGAAAAATAAAATTACCTAGTACCCGGCTAATTTGTATGTTTTATAACTAACATACTTGCCCGTTTTCGTTGTAGATATCTGACGTGCATGTGATTTTTGTTGTTAACCAACTAATTACACGGTACTACAGACCTCAACACCATGGCCCTTGATTATACAAAAGCGTGGAGAACGATACTATGCTGCTGCATAACATACCTAGTTCTTATTTCTATAGATCATGGAGTTATGACACAAAAACCTGCCATGGTACACAAAGTTGTGTCCTCAGGTGGAAACCTGACTTTACAACTGAACGGAACAAAACATCTTTCTGTAGCATGGATGCATAATTCTAGTATGATCATGTTATGGCAAAACAATTCTACTACAAAAGGTAGTAGAACTAATGTGTATTCTCAAGCACCTGATAGCATCACTATTACTAATGCACATATAAACGACTCTGGTATTTATACGGCCCTGCAGTTTCCTAAAACCGGAGTCATGTCTTCAACTCGGTTTAACGTAACGTGCATATAAAACACTGCCGCATTCATAAATGTTATTATAGACAAATGTCGGTAAATGACGGACATTGGAAATGTTACTATGATTTAACTCAAATAAAATTGAGATTCACTAGATTGTTCTTTATAATAAAAATATTAACGTGCGTCTGTTTTAAAACTTTTATTAATATTATAGAAGTGTTTACATTTTGAACTGAAGACACTTTACAATGCGCTGTAGAGTGAGTCTACACTGGCTCGTTGATCATGGGATATATTGACACACACACACACACACACACAATTTGTAGAATGTGTCACAAATCATGGTGGTGTACAACATAATGTTGAACAAGTGTAATTTGTATGTTAACCAGATCACAAAATCCTTAAAGGTAACAAATGACTGTCCATTTATGAAGTCTGTATTTATTATATTATTAAATGACGTAGTACATTTTTATTGGAGGATTTGATAAGGCTTTTTGGTTAATTTATTATACGAATAGCCATTTTAGAGGTTAACATGCACGGATCGTTATAAAGCATGAAAAGTGTTGCCGCCACGATGCCTTCTACGCCACTTGTAACAGAATATCACGATTAGAATAATTATTACCACCACAACGACTGCTGATATGCAAGTAGTCAAAGTTACTTCATGTCCATTGCTAAGCGTTTGCCGTATGTCCGTTACAGTTCCCAAATGTAGTACCTTGCATATCACCTCTCCGTTTCCTACTTGACTCTTTGGATCTTTTACTTGTAAAATGCTAGTTACACTTGTAGTTCCATTGCGATGTAAAACGGTTTTCGTGCTGTTCTCAATCCCTGATCCTGCCACCTTCCAGAATATTACAGGAGCGGGTCGTGCTGTAGCAGAGCAGGTAATATTTAAGCCATTGGTAAAAGACTCGATGTGAAGCGATACGGTAGGTGGGACGTATAGAGTCAAGCACGTTTTTCCAGAAATCTTGCCTGATCCGAACGTGTTGAAGAGGCACATGAAGCAGCCTTCGTCCTCCACGGTGGTATTCCAAAATGTTAGCGTTGAGTTTCGGAGGCCCAACTGCGTTATGTTCACACGATCTTTATAAGGAGGTTGAACTACAACGCCGTGGTTCTCGCTGAAGGTGGCCATGTTCTCCGGGCTGGTGGCCTTTATCTTCTGCCAGGTTACTATCAGAACCTCTTTATCGGTCTGCAGGGAACATCTCAGCGAAGCCGGAGTGTTCAGCAGTTCTCGCTCATCTTGAGTTACGACCTGTCCCTGTACCGTTGCATATGATACAAATAACAGTCCGATAACAAATCTAGAGAAGAACGCCGATATTTTTCCAATTGTTCCAGGTAACCCGCAGCCTATAGTCATGGCACGCCTTGTACCGGTTATACAAAAGTACCTGTAATTTCTCTGGAGCATTTTCGTACCTGCACGCGGGCGTACCTAGAAGTAGTGAATTTTAACGCAAGTAAAATTATATACGTACTTGAGTTGCGAAACTAGACATAATAGTGGTCCTTCATCCAATCACATTTACGTTTACGGTACACTACAGCATGTATCAGGCTAGTAAACAAGATATCGAGTTACGCTGTAATTAGAATGCTGAATTTTTACATAAAAATTCAAGACACTAATGTTACATCATTTTATTCAATATTTAATTTCAAAGTCAGTTTTGTATAAATTGGTATTAAAAAACATGCTTATTTATCATACGAGAACTGCTTGTTTTCGTGTATAGTGTAAAACACACACACACACACACACACACACACACACACACACACACAAAGTAATCTGGTATACATTATTTCAGAGTATCGTAAGTTTTCAAGCATCTAAGGCGAGAATAGTCTTGACTGTCAGAATGACTATTATATAGGTATATGACGTAACATCCTGTCATATACATGTGCCGTTTTTATCATACTTCAAATGCATATTTACGATACATAAAAACCGTATTCTTAAAATATGAATTTATGGGTTATAAGGAAATACTTGGTCGACTGCGTATACGCATATCTGTTAAGTAAGGCAATTTGTAACATGCATATGGGACAAAACATAACTTTCGGTCTCAACGATTCAACGTGCAATAACCCTACCACGGTTACATGGTTATATAATAACGAATTTATCGCAAACTGGAGCAAATCGAACGTTACATACCCTAAAACAGTCCGTAAATCCGTTAACCTAAGTAATCCGTGTTCTCTAACTATATACGATGCAGCGTGTAATGATTCTGGAAATTATACCCTACGTGTTTGTGAAAGTCCGTACTCAAGTCGATGTACATTTACGTTTTTAGTAGACGTTACTAATTTTTCTAAAGACGCAGTCCCTTCGTTCGCTGCTCTACCGTGTGCACAGACATCGGTTATTTTACTTTTAATATCAATATTTTTAAATCTTCGAAATAACATTGAATGGATACGATAATCGTTTTTATTTAAGTTTATTAAATTCTCATAGTATCGGCATGTTGTATACTCTGAGCTAGTATTTAAAAGTGTGTATATAGGAAGTTTACACTTGACCCACCATGGTCATCTTACCATTTATTATAAGACATGCCCTTGCATACGTTGTACACACACACACACACACACACACACACACACACACACACACACACACACACCTAGTTTAATCATATTTGAGATGTACGTGTTCAACATTGTTTGAGAGTTCAAATTGTTCACCAACCAAATAGTTAATATTACTGGCTTTGAAAGTGTATATATACACCTTATACATACCACATGACATCGTTAAAATAAAGACCAATAGAAGAGTGTCAGTTGATGCACATCGTACAATATGGTACAAGTTTTATTATAAATTACTTTTATTAGCTATCTACATTTTACTGTCTAACCTAGAAACATGATGGTCATTTCACGGGGGGGGGCTTTATTGCATTGTGTTGTATATACATATATTAGAATGTACCGATATTATACAAAAAGCTAATATACACGACAATACAACCATGATACTTTACCAAAGTGGGTCGTACAGCGCATTTTCGTGGCTATATAATAACCAAACAATTGCAAATGGAAATGTTTCTGATCACAGGTCTTGTAATTCAGCAAAGTATATTGTAAAACAGCTCCCTCATAATCAATGCTGTGACTTAACGATCACCGATTTACAGCAGTCTGATTTTGGGAACTATATGCTACGTGTATCGTTTGCACATGGTGGAAGTACCGAGGAAAATGTTGTTCTTGTTTTAAACTCATCTAGTACTGTTAGTGAAATTGTCACTAAAGGAACTATTCCTATCACCTTACAAAAGCGTCAAAAGGATGAAGAGTTACGAAACTTTGCTTGTAAGTGTAATTTATATTTTTCTGAAATGACATTATATACTTTTGTTTATCTTTTAATTTTTATGGAATAAAAACTGCAATACCATGCAATGCTTGTAATTAATTTTATTGGTAGACTACTAATGTTACTGAATTTCTTACTTAGAGCACAAAGATACAGACACATATTGATATACTTAGGCAGATGCAAATTATAGAAGTGGCCAACAAAGCTTTGTAGAGCCCGTCGTAACTTCGCGATGTAGACTTCGACATCTTTGCAGAGGCAGGTAAGTAAAAGATACACCCGGACAGGACCGCGATGTATCTTGTGTTACGGTGTTATAGAAGAGGTATATCAGAATCAAGTAGGTCTGGTTAATCATTTACAGGTGTGTTCAGGTATAAATCTGGAAAGATAACCCCGTTGAGGTAGAGTGCGCGTTTGGCCAGGCATGATTTCTTTTACCTTTATAGACACCTAAAAAGTGCGTCCTATTGGTGTCCGTCCTGGCCAATGATATTTAACTTTGTACGCTAGACGCGACGTAATGTCTTACAGGTAACGTAAATATTTCCGTACTCGTTGTTTTATATATGTGCTTAATAGAAACCCTTTTTTGTAAGATCGAATGGAATACAGTTATAACTAACTTGGGTGGTAGCGACACAGACCATAGTCTTCTAAATAGTTACCCATTTTAGTTTACAAAAAAATTCTTGCTTGGCTAATAAGTAATTAGACCGAAATTAGTTTTGAATTTAAAGATTTTATTAGATTAAATGTCTGGGTACTTTGGTATAAAACTGAAAGCTTACATCGGAGCACGTGTGCTCATAGAGCGACCAGCATCGTTGCTATAGAAGAGATGTGAGTATATATACGTGTACACACACACACACACACACACACGTTCTTATAAGAAATCATGGTAGGATGAAAGGGTACGTACACTGGCTTAACGGTGTAAGGTGTTAAGCATTAGGATGTTATGGGCCGGTCTGTTGCATTGCAAGCCTATTTATGTGGATTTATAGTCATTTCCTGGCATTGTATTACATATTCCGTATGTTTAAACGCGTTAACTTTAGCTTATAAGTTTGTGTATGAACAATTAACGAATGTTACTAATTTAAATCGGTTTTTTTTTCATTTCTAGTCAACTTGGATGCTACATATTGTTGATATATTTTCACACTTTAGAAGGGGATAGTTGTATAGAAAGAGTACACGTTGGCGGCAGTGTGATATTTGGGCCAAATGTACCTAATTTTACCGATCAACATAATGAAGTTACATGGTTTTATAATCACTTCAAATTGATTATGTATTGGAATAAAACGTATCTTATATATAATGGAACCAATGCAAAACATGATTCACGTCCATATAAAGTTAATATCGGTAATGTGAAACTTGAAGATGCCGGAAATTACACAATACAGATTACTGACTGGAATAAACGTGAAAATCAAACTTATGACTACATGTTATTGGTTACCAACCGCACTTTACGAGACAGCCCTACTGTAGCCCAGCAAATGAGTTTGTCTAGTTCATTACAATCTTGTAATTGCTACATGTATTTTGTAGCAATTGCCATTGAATATTTGTATTTAACAACACAAAGCTAAGATACAATATATCGTATACCCAGGACCGAAAACTACAATATTTTAAACTTCGATTAATGAACTAATTATGGGGGGGGGGAGAAACAGTATATACTATATTTATTGGAACTTTTTTGTATTTGCAGCATGTCATATGAATTTGTGTAATGACCAGCGTACAAAAAGTTTCGAAATTCCAACATTTTCAACATTCCATAACCAGATTAACATAACGGTACAAACAAAACCCATTGAGTTTTATGTATTGGTGTTTAACGGTTCTGTGATGGCGACCACGTCAACTAAAAATCCTAATGTAAATATAAACGGAACAGATTTTACAATAGTAACTTCCTGTGCAATGGGAACTGGTAACTATCTGTTACAAGTAGTAACATCTACTTATAGTGTAACCTGTCAATACTTTAACTTAACTAATTGTTCATCTTATTTTATGTCAACGCATCTCGCACAAAGCTCCTGTTCTGAAAGTTCAATATTTACAGTTACATCGTTTGTCATGCTTATGTTTTATTTAATCTTTTAAATAAACGGTAACATGCTTTATCTTTTACAAGGGCGCGATATGTGTCTGTATTAATGTCTCTAGCAGTTTTAAACGGCGTATGTAACAAAGCTTAAATAATTTAGAAATATAAACATGATATTCACATAGTTAAAAGGGTCTTGGTGTATATATAACGCTTTACACACGTATGGGATAAATATTCATGCTTGTTTTTTAATCTTCCGTGACTGTAACGGGGACCACCAAATCGTAAGATGGTTTATCATAAGTGACGATGTATGGAAATACATTGATAGTAAAATAGTAGATATGTAAAACAACAATGTTTCCGAATGTTGGGTAAAAATGTGATAAGAACACATGAACAAAAAATTGACCCGTTAATATTCCATAAAATTCAAGATGTCTATGTGGTTAAGCCTAGTCATAGTCCATAGAATGTCTTGTAAAGACAATATTAGTTAGTAACATTGTTAGAAAGTAATCAGATATACATTAGTTATTGCAAGTTCTATATAGCTATAATTTATATCCTTTTCCATTCATGATATCCTTTTCCATTCATGTCTGGATAGATATTTTGGTGCATATTGTGGAACGCTCATGTATTGAGATCTGTATACTAAAATGAGCGGTATTACTATAGGAAATGCAAGTAGGACAGACAGGCAGGATTAAGAGAAATGTAGACGAAAAATTTACTGTTGAAAAATGTATATAAAAAGTACATTTGTTGCAAGTGCTAGTATACAACACACGCAAATTGTAGGTGAGATTTGAGTAAAACAAAAGACTAATTTACAAATATCTCTGGCATATATGACGATATAAGTATTTAGTTTTATACGTGAAATTAACCAGACTAAACAGTTTAAACCATTTATTAAATCACGCGACTGGTCTAGTGTAAACATCAAAGTTCACATAACTTTCATTTCTTTCATAATAGTTCCATGGACAGCATCTTCAAATAGCGAATATTGTTGGCATTGACACACACACACACACACACACACACACACACACACACACACACACACACACACAATTATATTCCTATAAGGAACCATGTTGGGATGAGAGCGTATATTGGTTCAAAGGGGTAAGGTGTAAGTATTGAGCTGTCGATGTGGCCAGATCTGGCCGGTGACAGGGTTATTTATATTACTTTGTAGTCATTTCCTGAAATTGCTTGTACTTCATATCCGGCATACTTTTAAACGCACATTAATAATTTTGTTACTTTTATTCGCGAATTAACATTACTAGTAATTGATTCAATGGGGGGGGGTTCACCTATTTATATACCATCTATCTGCTGTTTATACCTATTTCCACCTCTGAACATCGTAGTCTAAACAAGCACGTTTTTGTTAAAACAGTGAATCTTGGTGGTAATATTGTTTTTGGACCGATTCCTACTGATAAATATCGTGAAATCAAATGGTTTTATAATCAAGACCAAATTATTTATTGGAATGAAACGAAAACATTGTATACTAATACGAATGCAAAACTTCTAACTTCTTTTCCATTTAGACTAAATATTTCTAATGCACAAATTTCGGATGCCGGTAACTACACGCTATATATCCAGGGGTGTAATGGCAAAACTGACAACTACCCATTTAGGTTGATTGTAAATTATACCTTATATGATAGTCCTACTTTACTACCTCAGGTAAGCAGTTCCAGTTCACTACTATCGTATGATTATATAGTTTTTGTAGTAGTTAGCCTTGTTTTTATCGCCTGAAAACCTTTTGTACCAAAATATGAATTTGAAAATGTTATAATGAGCGGGCAGTGTATGTTCATCCCTCAATTCTATTTTGATATATAGCACCGCCGAATATCTTGCCACAACGAACATTAAACGATCAATTCGTTTTAGAAATCATTTAAGATGGGGGGGGGGGTCAAAATATTACCTTTTTATGTACATGTGTATAATATGTAGAGCTCAAAATTTTTGCTCCGTGGACGATTATGGTATTACTAATACAAGAAATATAACGTTAAATGGCATGGATTTACATAATGTGACTGTAACTCTAAGGCTGAACTACACTGGAACACATACATTGTTTCATAACAATACCGCTTCACACTATGTGTCAAATGGAACGCACGTTACATTGTCAACTTTGTGTAACGATGCAGCTGGTACATACGTGCTACAAACACAGAATGATTCTGTTGTAGACTGCCAGTTTTTTGACGTAAATGTTAATTGTACCATCACATTGAGTTCAATTGCGACAACACTGAAAAATTGTGTATCTGTATGTGAATATAGTCATATTTTCCTATTCTTTGTGCTAAGCTTATGTTTTTATTTAATATATTAAATAAAGCACATGTAGTTAAAATTTTTATTAAATCGTTTGAGTAACGGGGGGGGGGAGACGTCGAGATCGGTTTGTACAAAACCGTAATATTTTAGTATAGTATGCAGATAGAACAATTGGATAAATATAAAATATTAGTAGTATATATCCGAAACTTAAAGCCAAATAAGCGGTTATTGCTCTATCCATAACACACCAATGAATATTCCATAACACCCAGGACATCCATGTAGCTATACAAAGTATCTTACCGTAATGCGTTTTATACAAACAAAGAGTTAAAAACATGGCTATTGTTAATAGATAGTCTAGATAAAGGTACGAATTCGTAATTATAGCCTGTGTAATTTCGTGCCTTGTTTGATAGAAGACAGTCTCAATTTGTTGTACATAATTGAATTTTTGTATAAGCGGTGAAAACAGTATGGGGACGGGTATGATGACTAGTAGCGTTGTGAGGAAAAGGAAATGTGATGACAAATGTAAAGCGTAATTACAGATTAAAAAAAGATTTATAGATAAAACAAATAAACAAGACACAGCTATTGTTGGCGTGAGTTGTATCAGCAATGTAACAGCTGAATGGTTGAAGAATAACCAAAACATAACTGTACTGGATAAAATGAACATACAACATACGCTCACTAAAAGCGTTGAGTGTACACACCATGTGTTTTCAGGGAAACAAATATATAGGCCATATATATAGACACGTATAAATTGAAATATGACAGGCAGGGTAGCTAGCACACCAAATATTGAAAGGCCGAGTAGATATGGATCGTCGTAGGATGGGTAATGTGTAGCATTTTGCCATTGAGGTTCTACGGTCATTTTTTCGATTTGAAAGAAGTTGGAGTAAAAATTGTAAAGTTTAGTATTGACAGATATAGTTGGCGTGGAATAGTTTTAAGAATGTCAATATAAAATGGTAGCTGTGTAAAACATTTCATTTAAATCAAATGTAAACATTGAGAAATATTTACAAAATTGATATTGACGCGGACGGCTGGTGATTATGTTAAGGATGTTAATTCCAAAAGTACGTATTAATATTTTTGGTTTGATAGTTTTTGTTCTTTTTAAGATAGTTGCATGATAGACACAATCCAGTTTCCCAAAGTGGTGTAATGTATACTTCATATGAGTGTGTCCATTGAAAGTATGTGTTGTAGATTGTGTTGTTTGTATCTAGTATATGTAGATATTTTACTAGGTCACGTGGCGAGTCATAATCATTAACATGTATAAATGCGTGTGGTGGAATGTAGTTTTCATAATTTTGTCTGGAGGGTCCTAAAACTATTGGTACGGTACGTGCTAATAATGAGCGGTAGATCTTTTCTGAGATGTAGTCAGTGTGAATTGAGTTTTCAAAAGCTAAATAGAACTTACATGAGCCTAACAATGGTATTAGGTCCGGATTGGAGATGTGGTTTCCAACAGCATTGCCGTATACGTGTACATGTACATATTTTTGTAACTCCATGTAATATTGCGATCTGACGTAATCTGGGTTCCAATTGCTTACTACCCAACATATGAGTTTATCCTTTTGTGGGATCCGTGATGTAGTGGTAGTATTTTTAATAATCAATGAACCATAAGGTACAGTGATATCTGAATCCTGTCTATAAGTTACTGTAATATTAAAGAGATGTTCCAAATCTATCTTTTTAGGACTGTTACTGGGGGATTCAAAATTTATCCAGATCCATTTTTGTGATTGGGGTCTTGTGAATGTGGGTAGGTTATAGGGATTGTTACATACATCTCTATGATGAAATACTACACCTTGTGCCGTTTTGTACACGGATTTGTCGGCTGTGATGTGACACCCGTGTATTTTAAAACGCCACGAACATGTATTTAAGTTAAAACGTGTTCCATATGGCCAGTTCCATAATAAAAGTGTGATATTTGTAGTAGTAAATGTGTTGTTAGAGATACTAGTTTTGTCGGTGCCCGTGGATGTCAATGGTATCGAGCTTGTGAGAGGCTCGATACCATTGACTGTGCGCGTCGTGAGGGTCGGGTTTATATATACGAGGAGGCAGAGGATCAGGTAACATTGAATGACGCATACTAGGAGCAGTAGGCGTGGATTAAGACAGGAGTGGCGACGGTTGTGCGTGGCGGTCGGTTCGACTGCAGCCCCCCCCCCATCATCATGATCGTGTTGTCTCGCTGACATGCAATTTATGTACGTATATCATGTACATCAACTCCGTCTTTTGTAATGAGGATGTTTGCGGGGCAGATGTATTTAAGAGCAAACGGTCGCATCGGGCACGTCTCCCGGCCCCTCCGAAGAGGCACGCGGACAATGTACCCGGAGTGGTCGGCGTGCGGTCCGCGGATGACGGTCCTGAGGTTTTCGGAGCACCCCGGAGAGCGGAAGAGATCGAGATGGCTCGTGACTCAGGAAGGGGCGTGACCGGAACTTTTTTCGAGCGACGAGATTTGGGTGAGCGCTGGGCCCCCCCGACCCTTTTTTTGGCGCCTGACCCCGGGGGGCAAAAACTTGGGGGGCTATGACGTCATCACTCTGACGTCACAACGGCACTTCCGGGTATGACGTCATCGATGTGACGACAACAAACATGTGACGTCATTGTGACGTATATCCTCCCGGAAGTGACGTCACCGGAAACTATAAGGGGCATACATTAACCGGAAGTGACGTCACACCCCATAGGGTCCCCCATAGGGGTCTGAAGGTACGGGGTCCATAAGGGACGGTGGTCACGTGACCCTATGGTATATACCACGTGACAGGTGGGCGGGGTTTAAATGACCTCCCATTGGTTAATCTAATGAGCAGGAAGTGACGTAGGTATCCAGGCAGACCAGGATGTGACGTCAAAGAACAGTCTATGACGTCCCTTCTGCCTCAGTTTCCCTTCTGCCTCAGTTTCCCTTCTGCCTCAGTTTCCCTTCTGCCTCAGTTTCCCTTCTGCCTCAGTTTCCCTTCTGCCTCAGTTTCCCTTCTGCCTCAGTTTCCCTTCTGCCTCAGTTTCCCTTCTGCCTCAGTTTCCCTTCTGCCTCAGTTTCCCTTCTGCCTCAGTTTCCCTTCTGCCTCAGTTTCCCTTCTGCCTCAGTTTCCCTTCTGCCTCAGTTTCCCTTCTGCCTCAGTTTCCCTTCTGCCTCAGTTTCCCTTCTGCCTCAGTTTCCCTTCTGCCTCAGTTTCCCTTCTGCCTCAGTTTCCCTTCTGCCTCAGTTTCCCTTCTGCCTCAGTTTCCCTTCTGGCACTCATTCACGGCGGCGGTCCAGATCTGCCTAGCGACAGTGACGTCACTGGAGAGCAGCCAACCGTGACCGCGTCAGGCTATCGCTATACCGCCCACCCCTTACCTACGTCATCAGTGACATCGATACCTTATAGCGGCACGCCTACCCGATTTGCATTAACCAATGAGGAAGGTGAGGAACCCGGCACCGCCCAGAGATAGACTTAATCTGCCCGGAGACCGGAGGAACCCCGCCCACTAGTGCCTCGATTTACCCAAATCCAATTAATTATTTATTTTATGACTGTCATTCTAATAGCAGCCTCAGTTTACCCCTACTTTTTTTGCAATCATCAACCATTCAACAGACTCAGTTTACCCAAAAGTCTCAACTGCCTCAACTTCCCCCGGAGAGTCCCTCTCAGACTCAGTTTACCCCTTCTCGGACTCAGTTTACCCCTTCTCGGACTCAGTTTACCCCTTCTCGGACTCAGTTTACCCCTTCTCGGACTCAGTTTACCCCTTCTCGGACTCAGTTTACCCCTTCTCGGACTCAGTCCCTCTGCTCCAAGAGCTGTAGCCTCGCGCGCCCATTTTTTAAAAGAAGCCCTCTCTGCCTCAGTTTCCACAAAAGCCGCAACTCTGACTCAGTTTCCCCTTTCGCTTTCCGTTTCGGACTCAGTTTCCCCTCTTCCATCCACGCCCTCGGTTAACCACACAAAAACCCCTCTCATCCGGAACCCTGTGCCTCAGTTTCCAATTTTCGGGTTTCAGCCTCAGTTTCCCTTCTCGGCCAGGCCTAAATAATTAAATAACTGCCGCCCAGTGCCTCAGTTTACCCAGTGCCTCAGTTTACCCTGTGCCTCAGTTTACCCAGTGCCTCAGTTTACCCAGTGCCTCAGTTTACCCTGTGCCTCAGTTTACCCTGTGCCTCAGTTTACCCTGTGCCTCAGTTTACCCAGAGCCTCAGTTTACCCAGAATCTTGTGTATAATAATTAAATAAAGTCACTGCTGCCTCGATTTACCCTGCACAAATAAATATTTAATTAAATGCACCCTCTGCCTCAGTCTCCCCTTTTTTTGCGTCACCGTGCCTCAGTTTACCACTACACACAAACAGACGACCACCACCACTACCAGAGACCACCGGGTGCACTCAGAGTTCAGCCTGCCTCGACTTACCCTCACACGTCCCTTGGCCCAGGGCCCGCTCCCCCTGATGCACCCCCTCCCTTCAGGGCAGAGAGGTGAATCTCCGGTCACCCTCGGCCTCAGTTTACCCTGAGACTCAGTTTACCCTCCCTCGGCCTCAGTTTACCCCTTCTCGGACTCAGTTTACCCCGTGGACCGGCTTCCATCTTGAAATTGACCAGAGTGACTCAGTTTCCCCGCGTCTTCCATCTTGAATTGGCCTTCCTTTAAAAAAAAATCCCCCTCGTGCCTCGACCTCCCCGACCCATCCATCCTGCCCGGCAACCGATGACCGTGATGATGTCAATGGTGGCCTTGACCAGACTGACTCAGTTTCCTCAAAGACATCTTTCCCATTGACTTTTAAAGAAACCAAGATGGCGCCACTCATGTCAAGTCTGAGTTTTAACTGCACCCCCCCCCACTAGTCAGCCATCTTGACCGGTACCTGAACTTTCAGGTCAAGATGGCGGACCCCACTTCTTCTTGGAAATCCCCTACTTACTTTTACTCCCCCTTCCCAAAGGACCCCATTGTTCCTTTGTTTTTCAAAAATAGAAGACGGGAAATCGGGAGGGGTGATTTTTTTTTTGACCATCCGCCAGGTGTTGCTGATAAGACTTAATGATGATTGACGTTGGTGGGCGGGCCGGTGGGGGTGGTCTGGAATGTACCCAGACAAATAAATAAATAATAGACCACCCCCCTTCTCGGTTGCCCGTGGCTACCGTGACAACAAACATAGATGCAGAGCCCCTCCCCTCATCATCCGCCTCCTCCTCCCCCTAGAGTCTGCCTAGCGACGGCTGATGCCGATGCTGCTGATGCCGCCGCCCCCTCTCTGTTTATTAATTACTTAATTCATGCAGATGAGCTTCGTGACGCGGCTCCCGTTAATTACTTGATGATTGATTGACGCGCGCGGCGCTGACTTTTTCACCAATCCTAGGCCTCGGTGAGCGCTGGGCCC